TCCTTTTAGAAGCTTGTTCGACCCGGCAAAATCTTTTGGTGATGCCATTAAGACGCGAACCACCCCAGCCAAAGTCCCCATCCATGAATCATGCCGACAAAGGGAAGAATAACGCCTGCAATTAGGAGGAGATACTCATGATGTTGAATACAGAAAACGATGTGATGGACGAATGCAGCGAAATTCGCAATAGCGAATGCAGCGCATAAGCCAAACCACACGATGATGGCAGAAAGAGACCAGTTTTCCACGGGATTTCCTTTTGTTAAACGCTTTCTTTGATCGGAACGTTTTCTCGCCAAACGACTTCTTCCGTCTTGGCGAGATTACGTAATGTTTCTACGGCCTGCGCACGCGAAATATTGTAGGAGCAGCGATAATAGATTGAATTACCACTGTCGCGAAATATGCCATCCGGATAACACAGGTGCTCGGCCTCTATAAATTCAATGCCGAGCTTCTCGGCAAGTAATTCATCGTCCCATGTATAGGTTGGATATCCCCCTTCAGTGTCCATATTGTCGATACGGATATCAGGCCATAAGACGGCTGCGTGCCCACCAATGCATCCCGCTGTTCCACATTCCGGATTTGGATAGGCCTCATCCATATTGAAATCGAGTGTTGCTTTTTCGATAAAATCGGCAAGTTCGGTAATGGCCGCAACGTTGATCACGCGAGAATCGTCATTCATCTTGGAAGCCCTCCGGAATTCCATCTGGAAACTGACGCCACACAACTTCTCCAGTTCGAGCGAAATTGCGCAGCATATCGACGGCACTTTCTCTGGATACTTTTGAATAATTGATATATGTTCCAGTATCACTGAAACATGATTCTTCTTCGTCATCGCCGGGATAACACATTGCACGATGCGCATGCCAGCTTATGCCGAGCTTCTCTGCAAGCGCCTCGTCTTTCCAGCTATAACCAGAATCGACGCCCCAATTGTTGTCGCGGATATCTTCCCATAAGACTGCTGCGTGTCCGCCAATACATCCTGCGGTACCGCAGTGAGGTTTCGCTGTCGGTTGCGACATATCGAAACTATATGTTGAACTTGCTATAAAATCAGCAAGCCAGTTAATAAGTGCAACGTCGCGTTCGTCTTCCATATTAGCCTTTGACGCAGAGAACTTGTTTAAGGGTGGCGACGATCTCAACGAGATCGGATTGTGCTGCCATCACGGCATCAATGTCTTTGTAACATCCCGGAGTCTCGTCGATCACGCCTGCATCCTTGCGGCATTCGACGCCAGCGGTCGCAATCTCGTGATCTTGGAGGGAAAAGGTTTTCTTTGCAGCGCCCCGCGACATACGGCGACCGGCTCCGTGGCTGCACGAGTTAAAGGATTCGGGATTCCCAAGCCCGCGAACAATGAATGATTTCGCGCCCATCGAGCCGGGGATGATGCCAAGCTTTCCCTGCGTTGCTTCGACCGCACCCTTACGCGCGACCCATACATCGGCATCGAAATGACGTTCTTTCTGCGCAAAATTGTGATGGCAGTTGACGGCGTGCTTATCAGTCGTGAAGCCGGGGAAATGCGTACGCATCACATTGAGCGTGCGCTCCATCATGGCTTTACGATTTTCAGCCGCAAAATCCTGCGCCCAAAGCATGGCCTCGATATAATCGTCGAACTGCTGCTCACCTTCCTCGAACCATGCGAGGTCTTTGTCGGGGACATAATGATGTCCAATTCGTTTACCAAGCATTTCACGGGCGCTCTCGGTAAACATGCGTCCGATCTTGTTCCCGATGCCGCGAGAGCCAGAATGCAACATGACCCAAACACGTTGTTCGGTATCGAGGCAGACCTCGACGAAATGATTTCCGCCGCCCAGCGAGCCGAGATGAATGAGGTGATTCTCATTTTCCAATGCCGGATAGCGTTCACAGAGATTCTTGAATCTCGGCTCCAGCGTATTCCATCGACTTTTGACGGAGTTCGGAATACCACCCGGTTTGCCGCCCCATCCCGAGGATGGTCCAAGACCGCCATGCGGCACCGTACGCTCGATATTGCAACGAAGGTCGTGGAGGCTATCCGGCAGATCGGACGCCGTCAGGGACGTTCTAATCGCGGCCATACCGCAGCCAATATCGACGCCCACGGCTGCGGGTATGACAGCGCCACGGGTCGCAAAAACCGATCCAACCGTTGCACCGATTCCCGCATGGCAATCCGGCATGATCGCGACATGCTTATGAATGAACGGCATCGCGGCGAGATTATGGACCTGTCGTTGAGCCGATTCCTCAAACTCAACTCCGTCTACCCATGCCTTGATAAGGCCCCCGTGGTGGCCTTGGATCGTCTGCATCGCCGAATCTATCTGTCGAATTCCCCGACAGGTAAACCATTTTCATTCTGGACTGTCAACCTTCAGGGACGCCCGGCGCTTTCCAGCCGACTTTTGATGCGGGAAGCTTGCCCTTCCATTGCCTTGAAGAGAGTCTGGAACTCCGCCCGGAGCGCTGGGTTGAGGACATCGAGAGATGCAAGAGCGCCAACCTCCTCGGTCAGCGATTGCGTCCGCTCAAGCGCAGCCCGCGCAAGAACGAGAGCTTCTTCACGGGCCTCATTGAGGAGAGCATTCACATCGGCGACGGATTTTCGGGAAGTGACGAGCGTTGGTGCAGGCATGGCTGACTCTATTTGCATGGTTATCCCCTTCTCTTCTTCGTGGTATATATCTCGATGGCTCGCTGGATCGCGACCTGTTCGAGGTTGGTGAGTTGCGAAAAATATTTGTCCTTGATCGACGTGAGCCCATCAAGGGTCTCGCAACGGTATTCTTCTGCCTGACGGTCTTCTTCGTCACGTTTCTTGACGTGCGCAATCCAGTCGATTTCTTCCTGCTGCTTTTCTTGAAGCCTGCGCGCTTCATCGGCAGCGATTTGCGCATCTACTTCCAACTGAGAGGGAAGAAAGCCTTTCTTGAAGGCTGGAATAATATTTTCGATCAGATGCGCGCGAGATTCCCACTGCGTTCCAAACTGTAACCCCGGAATTACGCAAGGTGCAGTTACGACATGATAGACTCCCGATGTCCCAAAAACGCCATCGACACTGTCGCTTGGGTAAGACTTTTCACGCAAGGTGTACAGATGCCACGACTGTCCCCACCCTTGTGGAAACACGAGCCAGCCGCGTAATTCTCCATTGATCAGTACTTCATATTTTGAACGTTCGGGCGATGCAACTTCGCCGTCGCCGTAAGGTCGGTACTGCGCAACCTGAGTTCGCTTGATCGTGATAACATCGTCGCCGACCTGATAGGTCTCGATCTTTTCTTTCTTCTCGGCTGCTTTCTTTCCCATCAGACAACGAGGTCGTTAGGAACATCAATCTTGTCGCGGGCAATGCGGCGCACGCGTTTAAGATTGGCGAGGACATTGACGGCAGTCGTTTCGCTCATGCCCGTAAACATGCGCGCCAGATGGATAGGATTGCCTTCAGCCGCGTTGATGGCAAAATTGGCGCTCGATGTGCAGCTTTGAAAAATCATATGGTTTCCTTCTTTAAACGTGCGTCGTCTCGCCCGGCAGCCCATGCTGCGTAGGAAAGAGAATTTCTAGGGTAACGATTTTCGGCAATTCCTTTATGTCCGTTTATGTACGCTTCGTGTGCAGTGCCATACATGGCTTCCGCTTTGTGAAACGTACCAGATGCACCTAGACGCCGAAACGTCTTGTAGGCATTATTCATCAGTTCGTTCTTAAATCGTGCCCCCATCCGATTATCAGGCGCTGCCGATAAATTCGAGATCGGCTGCGATCTGGCGCTCGATACCTCGCGCAGTCTGCACCGCAAAGCCCAACGCATCTTCAGGCGTTTTGGCATCGGTTACGACCTGCTTGGCGCTGTTGAGGTAGCAACTGTAGCCGTCTATCTTGTAGACGCCACTGATCGTGCTACCCCGAACGCTTGGAACGATTCTGGCGACGCCTTTGTTGATCGCGTGGTGCCAGCCACCATTTTCCCAAATTTCCGGTTCCCATCCCGCGCCCATTCGTTTTGTTAGGATATCGGCTTCCTTAACAGCGCGCTCATAGGCAGCCCGCGTACAGCCATAGCCGCAACGCGGCGAACAATAAACGCCGCCTCGCGCTACGGGGGTCCACTTCTCGTCGGCGATGATATTCAATTTGGCTTTCATGCTGCACCTATCTCGTTGAGGAAAGCCTCGGCAGCTTCGATGCGTTCATGACGAACGCTGTAGCCACTCGTGCCGGGGAAATTCTTGTTGATGTAGGAAAGCGAATCGATGAGATCGCGGATGATCCGAAGCGCGCGCTTCGGCGGCATCGGATGCACCTCGGCGCTCCCATGCCAGAACTGGCATTCGCCGCTCATCAGATTCACGACGGCAACGGTGTCCTTACCGCCAGACCGGCGACCGCCGCTCTGAATCATACCGACCGCGAGGGCCAGTATCATGATCGGGGTGCCACAGCCCATGCGAAGTTTCGTGCCGGGTTTGTCGCGATAGTCTTCGAGTGTCGCTTTCATTGCACTTCCTTCCATCCATCCGCAAATGCTTTTTCCGTATAAGCGTCGAAAATCTGATCTGCAATTTCGACGCTTTTCGTCCATTCGAATTCTTCAGGCCAGACTTTCGGCGTGTCGCCGGGCGCACATTCGATCTCTCCGGGCAAAAATGTGCCAACCTTGAATGTTGGGTTGGAAGGATTGCCATAAGCTTGGATACGAATCGACCCCACTTCGGCGTCTTTGCGAACATCCAAAATTCTAACGGTATCGCCGGGGTATTGAGGAGTACGCCATGTCATTGGAATGGCTCCTCGCAATCTTCCGCGTACCAGTCGGCGTCTTCGGGGATCGTCCAGCCGGATTGAATACCGGCTCCGGAATCTCCCTGATCGTAAACAATCTGACGAACTTTGCCTGTCTGATCCGAGAAGCTGATTTTCGACGGGCCGGGATCGGTGATGAGTTGCAAATATTCTTTGCCGATCTCAGCGACGGCTTCCGGCGTCACTGCCATCTCTTCCTGAAAATGTGGAAATGCTTTTTCGACAGCGCGGGCGATATCATTGTCCGCATAGTAGTCAGTATTCAGATCACGCATTTTTCCATTAAGGAAATTGGCAATGATTTGGCATTCTTCCTGAACGCGCTCACGTTCTTCTGGTGTAGCATAAAAGCCGTCTTTCGCCGCGATCACATGAATTACTTCACGCTGATTGAAACGATAACGATAAACATGACTACCGGTATAATGACCGGAGATTTCGAATTGCTGAACAAGCCACGGTTTCATCATAGCAACGCTCCTTGTGCAGGCACGTCCTTATAAGATGCGCGGCTAACGATGGTTTGCGGCTCGTGCGAGCGCTTGTCTTCGGTATGCTTCTTCACCGTGGCGCGGATTTTGTACCGGCGTCCAGCTTCGGGAGACTCGGCATTACCCGAATAGAAGTGGACCATGTTCTCGCCGTGATCACCACGAATGGCAATCACCAGACCGCCCCCGAAATCGTTGGTGTAGGGCGTCGTGCGCAGTACCGTGCCGATCAACTCGACGCGTGCAGCAACCGGTGCATCGACGAGCTTTGCAGCAGGCAGCGCGGCTTTGGCGTCCGCCTCGGTCGATTGACGCATGGCCTTCCCGACGAACAGGCCAACACCAGCGAGGACGAGGCCCATGCGGCGCGCATCGACGTATTCCTGATTGAAAGCCAGACGCAGGTTTGAACCGAAATCACCGGTCGCGTTTTCCACATAATCCACGAGCGCATAGAGATTGAGCGGCTCCGGGCACTGAAAATCATTCAATTCGCGCAGACGGCGCGAATCGGAATCATTATAAGCTCTCTGTGAACGGAACAGCGCGAGATCACCTTTGATCTGTTCGCGACATTCACGCGAATAGCCGCCATTGAATTTGGCGACATGATAGCAAGCCTGCACAAGTTCATCGAGGTTAAAGAGCATGCTCGAAGAACGCATTTTCTCTTCGGCGTCTTCACTCGGACTGTCAGCGAAACGCACGAAATTCAGCATCTCGACTGCAAAGAACGGATCGATACCGAGAAAATCGTGAAGGCAATTGGAGCCAACGATCTTGACGCCTTCACTGGTCTCGCAGACGAACACGTCTTTGCGCCAACGCTTGGTACGACAATGATCACACTCACCGAGGCGCGGCGTGAAGGATTCAGCTTCGGCTCGGCGCGCTTCATCAAAGACATGGGCGTAGAATGTCTTGCCGTCCTCGGAACGTTCAAAATGAGCGAGGATGGCACCTTTCTCGCCAACCATCGGCGGCATCTGGATTCCGAGACGTACATAAGGAACGAGAACTACGCGATCCCAAATAAGCGGATGACGCCTTTCGACCATGAAGCGATGCGTGTTGATGATGCCGAACGCCTGCTTGTGTCTAGAGGCGATCTTGGCGAATTTCTTGATACCTTCGCGCACGAGGCCGAGATAATCCTCTTTGACCGTGACGAGGACGGCGACATCGCCTTCACGAACGGGACGGCTCCAGCCTGTTTCGATCTCGTCGGTCATGTGCGCCTCCCTTGTTCAATATACGGACCCTAACCCGGCGCTTTTTGATTGTCAACCCACGAAAGCCAAGAAAAGCGGCGGGCCAACCACATTTTTCAACGAGCTTACGACGCTCTCCGATGTGGAAGGTAACGCGTCCCCCTTCACGGCACGTTCCAGTAGCGAGGCCTTTTTTATGGGTGTCATCCCACTTCTTCATGAGGTTGTGGTCCTCATTAGCCGGTGACTACCGGCGCGTTCTATTTCCTGTCGTATTGATTGAGCGCACGAACGATCAGACGCGCGATCTTTTCATCGCCACATTGGCAGATCAGCGTGTGCCCACAATTGTCTTTGCCGTATTCGACGTATAGATATACATCGAGCGGAAACTCTTTAATACGGCAGTAGCGATAGGCGGTCGTCTTTCGTTTATTGACGAGACGATGCGGGATAATATTGGCCTTTTTCAACGATACAGCAGCGCTCATGCTGCCCCCGACGCTGTCACGATGCTGCCGTCGCGGCTGTAGCGCCATGTCTGCACGCGCTTCCACCAGCGATTGCTGATGAGAACATCTTCCTTTGTATCGGGGACATTCGGATCGGCTGGGACATAGTGAATCACATCAACCGGATCGCTTTTGTCCACTGAGCGCTTCATCTGCTCTACCGTTATAAGCCGGGCCGCGAATGCAAATGCAGGACCTTTCAAAACGAAAGACCGGATATAGCGCTCGCCGCTCATCGTATGCTCAACGTGAAACAGATTCTCGGCCTTCTTTTTCTTCATCGATCCACCACCTTTTCTATTGTCTGGCTGTCTATCCTACTTTTTCTCCATTGTCAACCGGATGCAGCCAAAAATTAATGCCGGATCAAAATGCCGTGTCGTCGAATATGGTCGGTTTTCCCGCAATCGCAAAGGAATTCGAAGAGTTTAGCCCGATAAACCATAATGGTCTCGCCACCGCCTTTGCGTGCTTTTGGCACGATCAAATCGGGCGGAAGTTCCCCGTTACGAAAATCTTTGATCGCATTTTCAAGTGCGAGCTTTTCGACGCGAATCGTTTCAGTCTGATGCCCGTGAAAGTCTTTCCAAAGGGAATGCCACTGATCGTCAGTCAGGGCAGCATCCGGCCTCGAAGGCTTAATCTTTTTTGGCATCGATACCGTAACTGAGAAGTGCCTGTATATGCAGCCTCAAGCTTTCATAGCCGTAGCAATGAATGTAGCCCGGCCCCTTGGTAACATCTTCGGTAAAAAGTTTGACGGCGTCTTGTGGAATATCGGACTGATCCCATTCCACATTGATGACGCGTTTGCGCCACCCGAGCTTGATCATCCCTCGCGTCGTCGTGACGAGAAACCATGGATGCATCTGGCCGTATATTTCATCGGACGAAAAGTATTCATTCGGAACGGCTTTCGCGTAGATGAGATGGCCTTCGAATGCCGCGAGGAGTTGGGCTTTCTCCTCGGCGCACGCTGCGATCACCTTCGGGTCTTCGCGGTAAGTGCGTCCTCGGATAATATTTTCGATGGCTTCGACATGCGATCTGATCGCCCAGCGATCTTCGTTATCGAGTTCGCGTTGCGTGTACGCAATCTCGATGTTGATTCCGTACCCACCTCCGCCAAGTCCGCCCCAGCTTTCGCCCCATATGAAGTCTTTGTAGACGAGGCCGTTCAAATTCCTACTTTCATCCATGTCGATTCTTCCCCTTATACTTTTGCCCACCGGCCAAGTTGTTTGCCTTTCGGCTCGATCCAGTGCAGCGTCTGTTTCCATTTTGCCAGACGGCCTTCCTGCCAGTTGATATAATACTGCGTACTCTTGATACTATGATCCCTATTGGCGAGTTCGCGTTCTTTCAGATTGTCGAAACTGGGCATCGAATAGTACCGAAAGAAATCCTTGTTCGCTTCTCTCAGTTCGTCGAAATTCTGACGATTGATAATGAAGCTTTTCATCTTTCCACGTTCCTGCAAATTTTCAGATTCTTTCATCACGTGGATTGCAATTTCTTCCGCAGCGATCTTGGCGCGTCCCTTGATCATATTTGCAACACGTTCTTTGCTGCCAGCGATTTCTTTGACGAGATCGACACACGACTCCTCAAAAGGCGCTTTGCGTGCGCCCCAGCATGAGGCCGTTTGAAAGCCATCACCGGGACGTTCATATCCGTGATGGGCAATCGTGCCTGTATTGGCAAGAATCGGTCGCGCACAGATTTGGCACGTCAGCGCTTTTGCGTCGCGTTCCGCTTTGAGGAGCGCCAATTCTTTCGCGCGCGCTTCTTTCTTGGCTGCGCGTTCGGCTCCGGCTTGTTTGCGTGCGGCTGCATCGTCGATGCCCTGCGCCTTAAGTTCGGTGACGCGTTCTCTGAATTCTTTCCAATTGTCGCGCCTGTATCCGAACATCGGCACCTCCCTCGTTGATGAGGAGCTTATAAGAAAATCTCACGGCATTGTCAACCCATGAAAGCCAATGCGGAAAAATCGAGACTTTGGCTGGAAATTTACCCGTAAAAATAGGGGCTTGACCGAATCTCCGGACCTGCTATGAATCCCGACAGGTCGAGTCGGAGAATAAATGTGACTGCCACGAATTGGACGGACGCACAGGTTGCAATCTTGCGCGAGCTATGGCCCACGAGCACATCGGCGACCGATATCGGAACCATGTGCGGGAAAACCAAACGGGCGGTCATAGGTAAAGCAGACCGCCTCAACCTCGGAGAAAAACTCCAGCGCAATCTTCACAAGCAACGCCCAAACGCGCGAAAGAAAATCGTACCTACTGTCGAGGCTCAGATTTCCGTAGAGCCCGCCGAAGAAAAAGAAGAGGACGAGGATGATTACGGGTTGCCAAAATTTTCTGTTGACGTGTCAACGGACGCCGATCCTGATTTCCCAGTGACGCTGGAACAGCTTGAGCATGGGATGTGTCGTTGGCCGATTGGAGATTCGCAAACCGAGGATATTCGCTTTTGTGGGCAGTCGAGTAGAGGAAAGCCTTTCTGCGACTCACATGATGCAAAAGCCTATACGCCGCATCGTGGAAAATCGGCAGCATATTCTCCTCCACGGCAGCGACGTTTCGGAGGTTACCGGTGAGAGATTTGGCGATCTATCTTGATCTCGATGGCGTGATGGCAAATTACGATGAAGGAATTCGCGATCTCGGCTTCAATCCTGATCCTGCAAAAAAGAACGAACTGAATCGGTCAGGATCGAAAGACCCCTTCAAAAGGGTAATGTACGAGGCGATTCGCGGCACAGAGTTTTATCGCGACTTGCCGTTGATGCCCGGAGCGGTCGAACTTTATCGGACCATAAAAGATGCCGATCCCATCATTGTAACGGCGGCTCCGAAATTCGGCAGTACTGAGGATGACTACTATTTGAATCCTTACTGGCTGGGGGCTGCATACCATAAGCGGTACTGGACCGAATATACGCTTCTACCGCAAGCTCTCTCATATGAAGTCCTGCACGCTGGCGAGACGGTTCCAGTTCTAAAAGACGAACGCATTCCTATTCCGGATACGCGTTTTATATGCACGACTTCGGCGCGCAAACAGGAATTCATGCATCGCAAGCATAGTCCTCATCAACTGCTCATCGATGATCGCAAAGCCAATTGTGAGAACTGGATCGCAGCCGGTGGCTACGCAATTCTCCACGTAGATGCCGAGACCACAATCGCCCAACTCAAAGCTTATAGGATGGCCCATGCAAGCTGAAATGATAGAAGTTTCCGCCACCGACCCTGATAGTGAAGTCATCGTCCGATTTCCAAAGGATCAGTGCGTTTCTTTTCCGAATATGCAGGCGCTGATCGGTGCTTCCGATACACTTGCCAGTCTTTCGAACTGCTGGCGAGCCGATCTCGACCATGGTAAAGCCGAGGGGATTCGCAAAGAGATCGCAAATGCTATCGTCGATAGGGTTCGCGAAAAGCTGGCTCAAGAGAGCCCACAGGCTGCCGCACAGTTTCCCGATGTCTATATGGGCACCCAATGGACCATCATAGCCCATGAAACACCAGACGGCATCAAAGCCGGAATCGAAGTCCATGTTGGTCATCTCATCAATACGATTGCCGAGCTTCTAGGCCCTTTGGATGGCGGACTCCTGCCCAAGTCTTCTGAAAAACGTCATTGACGAATGGGTAATATCGCGGACGACTTCGCGTTAATCGCGAAGAACTTAAAGCGCCTACAAAATCCGGAGGAAGAACGATTAGCGGATTATTGCGCGCGTTGTGACAACGGAGGATGGGTCCAGATATGGAGCCCGCGTCCGCCAGCATTTGGGATATGCCCAGATTGTTACAACCCAATGGAATACCCTTCGCCATGAAGGATTTCATGACATTCGTCGCAAAAGAATTTGATGGCACACACTTGCGGCATATACATTTCGTTCGTTGCCCACGAAGTCATGCTCCCGGAGGCTATCGCTCCATTTTAAGTTTAGAGGCGTTTCGCGGGAGAGAACGAGATAGATTAAACGTTCGACATCGTCGTCGGGATAAATTGGGACGCTGGTTCTATGTAATTCAATTCTACGATTACATGACTGAGAAAATCGGAGTTCGACAAACCTTTGCAGACCTAGGCATTCCGCGTCAGCCTTCGGCTCCTTATACCAAACATTCTTCAATATGGGATTTTTACATAGCAATTGGGTATGACTACAAGAAGAAGCGTTACGGAAAACTCAGAATTCCCGATTGACATCCGACAGAAACTGTCCTTAACTATGACATCAGGGAGGCTGCTATGTTTGGGCTACTCGTCGGTGCACACCAGATCATGTCATTAAATCCGGATGGCGGAAGAGCCCTCAGCGATTATGAAATCTGGTGCCGCGAGAAGGGTTGCCAGCATGCGCACTGTCCCTGCTATTGTGACCATCCGCAGCCTTTCCTTCACGATGGGAAGCTTGTATGTGGGGAGTGTGCCATCGTGGACGGCAACTTCTGTGAAATGATTCCCTGTTATCCGGAGACCTGCGAGTGATAGAATATAGAAAGCCAAGCGAAACGCCGACCAAAGATGGCTGCTACTACGCCAGATTCGACGAGGAAGAAGATGGAAACATCGAAATCGTCGAGGTCGCTTTTCATCGGGATGCACATGTTTGGCGCTTCGGCGTGACCTTCCCGGCAAGACTTGACCAATTTACGTGGTTCGGTAGTGTGCGTGAAATTCAGGAGGGGTAGTTGACAACCCACGCCAGCCAATGGTAGGGATCGTTAACCTCGAAGGTCTGCCATGAAAGTCACGTGGGAAATCTCAGATATAAAGTGCGGACGCCGCGCCCGAAAACCGGGAACGAGCGAGACACTAATCATTGGATATGACGCTTCGATTGAGCCGCGAACCATACATGACGCTCCAGCAAATCGAACGATCACGTCGTTATCCGATGGATCGCTGATCGCGCAACGTCTCAACAATCAAGAGGTGGCCGAATTCCTGAATAAGTCCGAGCTATTACCTCTCGAACTTCTTCCAGAGATCACAATTCAGGTCGGATGAGATGCTCGTCGGAATTCTAGGGGGAATTTGCGTTATTGAGGCTTTCGTCCTCATAATGAATTATTTCCAACTCCGGTCATGTGTGCAAGCTTTTATCGAGATAGAGCAGTCCGTCCGCAAAGTCATGGCGTTGGCCTTAGAAGAAGAAAATTTATACCTTGCAAACATTACACACCATAAAGAACAGAATAGTTTTTTAAAGAACGACATGCTCGTCGAACAGAAAAAACGTCTTGCGGCTGAGAAACGTCTCGCCGAACTACTCAAAGAATCACAACCCAAACAAGAGAAGAAAGCACCATGAGCGAACAAGCTTGGGGGCATGGAGGCTTGCGTGGTTGGGGGCCATACGAACTCATGTTGCGAGAACACGCGCAGGAGAGATTTGTCTCTGCGATCCGTTCCACTCTGCTCCAACTGAATAGTGCATGGAATTTCGACCGGGTTGAAGGTCCGATACTCATGCCGCGCTCTTTTATCAGCCCGTCCTATGACGGCGATGATGTATGGCTGCTTCAGGCGAAGCTGGGAGAAGACGAGGCTGTTCTGCGTCCCGAGACTACAGCGTACAGCTACGAAGCCGCAAAGACGTTGCTGATGCGTGGTGATCGCAAAATGCCTCTGTGTGTCTGGCAAGTCGGCAAGTCATTTCGGCGCGAACAGAGCGATGGGGCGACCGCTGCGAAATTGCGCTTTTACGAATTCACACAATTGGAATTCCAGTGTCTCTATTCACCAAGAACACTCGCCGATTATCGTTCAGCGGTCGTCGAGCAGATGTACAATACGATTGCCAGTCTCACACATCTCTCAACGCGGTTCGTGACAAGCGACCGTCTTCCATCCTATTCGACGAAAACGGAAGACGTTGAAGTGGAATGGAATGGACGGTGGACAGAGATGTGCAGTATCTCCGACCGTACAGACTATCCGGATGCCAAGGTTTTAGAGGTCGCCATCGGGCTAGACCGGATCGTGAGTTGTCACGGATGAACCGCGACGAAACTTTGGTCGATCTCATCGAGAGATTGGCGAAGACCAAGACTCAGAAATTTCATCGCTATTGGCATCCCGATAGTGAACTATGCGCCGACATCGCTCGCTGCGCCGGAACCTATCGTGATTATGATCGTCGGCAAACCTATCCGAATTATCTCGATAATCTCAGCGAAGCGTGGGGATTGATTCCGGATAACTATCTGGTTTCGGAAGTCAGTGACGTGCAAATGAAACGAACTGAAACTATCGAAGCCACTGAGTTTATCGTCACGAAGTCAGATCACTGGTACATCAGCCTGATTCCAGAAAATTCTACGCTTCCTCAATTCATTAAGAAGGGGGAAGAGTTAATCTGGCCGAGCGCCTCTCATATCAATCTATGTTATGCGGTATGTCTTGTCGCGCTAAAAGCACGACTCGCAAATGTCCGCGCAGGAGTGGAGATACAAACATGATCAAGACCGCACGCTACAACGGCAAGGAAGGCTTCGAGGCCATATGTCACGTCTGTACAAAGCGTTCGTTCTTTCCAAGCCGAAAACGATTACCGGATCAGGTCGTCTCGAAAAAGTTTCGACAGGGCGGCTGGGAAGTCAACCAGAACGGCAAAGATGTTTGCCCAAAGTGCATCAAAGAACGCTCCGAAAGAGTGACTCCGGAAAACCGTGTATACGCAGCGGCTCCAGAAGAATTACCGCTCAATGCGTCGAATGTCACTCGCGTGATTTCTACATGCGGCGTCCCCGCTCCTCAAGTCGTCGAGCTTGAGCATAAGTCATGCCGGAAATTCGAAATCAAATTTCTCGGACATGCCGAAGTCCAGTTTGGGCAACTTCTTCATGCCGAAGGCGAAGTTCTTCGCATCTTCAATACAAAACGAAAATCCAGTTACATACGTGCAAAGCTGGAACATACCGAAGATACGAGCAGCATGAAGCTCAATACCGGCCTGTCATGGTTCCTGACGCTTGAACCGAATCTGCCCGCATGAGACGCCCTCGCGATAATCACGGGCACTTTATTCCGCTGGAGTGTCCTTTCGCCGATTGCGGCGCTGGCATTCTCGTCGAGGATAGCGACGGCGTTTGGCGCTGTAACGGGCTCATCGATCCCGGCAACAATGAACCGCTTGAAGCATGCCCTTTCAATCATACCGATGGCGAGCCGTATATTGCCGGATCGACTGTGAAGGAATGGATGGCGTGGTTTGCGGAATGGTATCGCAGAGAACGTGAACGTGGGGACGAAAAACTCGCCGCAAAAGGTCTTGCTTACTAGGAGGACGCGATGTTGTCGAAGAAATTTGTGACTCATCGAGGATGGAACAACGGTGAGCTTATGCGCGATTTTGAAATTGACATAAAAGAAAAAGAAGAAGCTGGATACCGGCTGCATTCATGGAATTATCTGCCATTTATGTCTTCTTCTCCGTGCCTGACAATCATGGCAATCTACGAGCGTGAAGAAGCCCAGATTGGGCCTGCGCTACCCGAGTAGGCCGAAAAATTCTCAAACCCGCGTTAACCAATATTTGACACCCTGATTTAGGACAGGTAGTGTCGCGAACCCTGACATAGGATTCGCAGTGCCTCCGCTTCCCCATTCGATACCCGACCTAAAACGCGCTTTCGCCAAGTTCAACCGCGAAAATGATATTTGTGTCATGTGCATGGGGACTGGGTGCCGTCCGGAAGCCTTTGGCGTCGGTAATCCCATCAAAGACAAAACGTGTCTCAAATGTAAGGGCCGTGGCTTTATCAAGAAGCAGGGTGCCTAATGGAAACGATTGATAATGTTATCATAAACGGCACGGCTTCGAAAAATGAGGCTGCCCATCCGGGCTGGAAAATCGAAGCGACCAATCTCTTTCTCGATTTCCAGAAAACTGCGATCAATCCTTTTACGGTTGAAGACATCCGTGCCGCTCATCCTTACTTTGACAAGCTGACAGCGGTAATTTCCGGATGGGGGTCGATTCCTTTAAATCTCCAGCGGCAAAACTTCACCGTTAAAGTCGGACATCGTACGCATGACGACGAAGGAAGGCCACTTCGCCATCATCTCGGTTTGTGGTGGAGACCAAACGAACTTTTCGACAGGGAGTATGTCGAATCAATTGGTTTTGTTCTTCTGAGCGGTGACGAGCTTGTCGCGACGACTCTTCAGATGATGCGTCAAATGACGAGCGAACAAAAAGATATTTTTCTCAACGGATGGGCAGAAATGGAAAGTAGTGCAAACCCCTGATATTTGCGTGTTTCATGGATTTTGCCCAGATGGTTTTACATCGGCATGGGCTGTCTGGAAAAAATTCGGCGATGCAGTCGAATATCGTCACGGATCGTATGGATCACCACCGCCAACTGTAGATGGTAAGCATGTCCTGCTTGTCGATTTCAGTTACAAACGTCCGGTTCTCGATGAGATGCTATTAAAAGCAGCGTCGATCACCATATTTGATCATCACGTAACTTCGCAGGCCGATCTACAGCCTCTTCTCGACAGCGGCAAAGTCGGAGGCCTGTTCGATATGAATCGCTCGGGATGCGGACTGACGTGGGATATTCTGCATCCGAATATCCTTCGGCCTCGTATCATTGATTTCGTCGAAGATCGTGACCTGTGGCGTTGGAAGTTTGGCGACCTCACCAAATTCGCTTGTCTTTGGCTGGACTCATTCGAGATGAAATTCGATCAGTGGGATGCGGCCTCTGCACAGTTAGAATCCGATCCGACTGAAGCGTACAAGATCGGGTCTTATCTCTATAAACGCCACATGAAGAACTGCGAGTCCATGATCGCGGCGACGCTTCAACGCGTCAATATCGCTGGATTTGACGTTCCTTGCTGCAACGTTTCACATCTTTATTGCTCTGAGGTCGGCAACATTCTCGCCAAACGTGACGATGCACCATTCAGTGCAACATTCTTCATCAACAAGGATGGAGACACTGTTTATTCTTTGCGCTCTATCGATAGCAAAGAAGATGTCAGCGCCATTGCATTGAAGTGGGGTGGCGGCGGACATCGAAATGCTGCTGGATTTCGTCTTAAACCGGGAGAAACGCTTTGACAATTGATTCGACGAAAGAATGGGATCGACATTTACCAGAGGTGCAACAGACACTCATTAATTTGAAGTCTGAGAAAACGATGCATACAGAGAAGTGGGATCGCCGTTTTCTCGAACTAGCTAAACTGGTTGCAAACTGGAGTCACGACCCATCAACAAAATGTGGCGCTGTTATTGTCCGCGCTGATCGAACAATCGCATCATTGGGTTATAATGGACTCTCTCGAAAAACTCCAGATAACCTAGAATTCTACCAGAATCGGGAAGAAAAATATTCCCGCATCATCCACGCAGAAATGAATGCGGTGCTTGCACTACAGGAGCGTGCGGTCGATTATACTTTATATACGTGGCCTCTTCTCTGCTGCGAACGTTGCGCTGTCCATATGATTCAGGCAGGCATTACGCGTGTGGTCGCACCGGAAGCCTCTGAAGATGCTTTGAAACGCTGGCAAACATCTCTCTTGAATTCTCTCAAATATTTTCGCGAAGCTGGAGTCGCAACTACGATTATAAAATGATCTCGCTTGCTAACATTCAAAGTCACGGACTTGTAGGACATTACGAACGCAAAGGCATCTATGCGGTCGATGAGATACTTCCGTTTGTCCGGCATGATGATGAATGGGTGTTATTCGACGGCGACGAGGTCAAGATGAGTTCGGCGCGCTACCATCTTTTCACGCGGCAAACGGCTTGCCAGAAGTGTGGAATCATCGGACTTTTCTTTGCGAAGGAAAGATCGGTGTTTCGCGATAAACGTACACCGGGAAAATTCTATCCAAGCAGCCACAGATTTCATTTTAATCTGTACGGAATAAACGCTCGCGGACATCAGGTGATGCTCACCAAGGACCACATCATGCCCCGTGCGCATGGTGGATCAGATGAACAAAGTAATTTCCAAACTCTATGTGCACCTTGCAATAGTCGCAAACGTGATCGTCTTCCGAATGAGACAGATCATGAGTATGCAGAGCGCAGGAAATTAGAACTTAAAATTGAGAAAGAGCGGAACGCAAAACCGTCTATGCACAAAGGTGTCAATAGTTCTCACTATCCTTGAGAAAATTTTTAAATCCCGACACTTGCGGTCAGATAGAATCCATCATAGCCTTCCCTCTCCAATTCACTTGAAGGGGTTCAATATGGCTGCCAAATCCAAACCGCTGGTTCTGGGCTGCGACGCAATCGACACAGCAACCGGCTGCAAAGGTCGGCTGACAATTCGCTATGATCAGTTCAATGGGAACATCATGTGGGCTCTCCAGCCCATGGTTCCCAAAGGCAAAAACGAAATCCCGGAAGCCTACTTCATCGATCACTTTACTCTCCGACGCACGGGCGACGGCGTTTCAGGGTCTGTTCCGCCCATCGACGACACTGTTACGATCCAGATCGGCGATAAAGTCGAGGATATACTCACTCACTATCAAGGCGTTGTGATGGAAAAATGTACCTATCTCAATGGGTGCGTACGCTTTTCCGTCCATGGGGAAATTCCCAAAGACAGCGAAAATGGTCTTCCGCCAAAGGGAATTGCGTTCGAACACCAGCGCCTCAAACGTATCGGAGAGGGTATTCCACGGCCTGAAGGCGCGGAGCCGGAAAAAGCCGGACAGAAATCTGACAAAAGACCCACTGGTGGTCCAAGCTTCAAAGTGAGTTCTCTGGAACGGCGCTGACCTCTTGCCATCGTCAAAAACCCCTCGGGCGATGGTCAAGTCGATGCTGAGGGACGTGACTCCTGCGTCCCTCCATTGACTTTTCCGACTGGTCCGGTCATAAAGATCGACAGAGGATTCGATGTCATCCGAACGCGCACCAGTTATTCAGCCTGACGACAATCTCCCGACTCTCACACTTCCTCATAGTGTGATCGAAGAGGGCTATCGTGAAGTCGTACGTGTGTGGGTCAAAGAGACACCCGGGACACGCAAGAAATCGATTGCGTGTACGGTTCGCACCGTCTTCCAGAATTTCGATGGTTGGGCCGATACGCTGGTGACTTTGGCGCGCAACATCGTCCAAGACTTTCGTGATCCGAATGGAACCGAGACAAAAGACGATCTTGACGCAATGGCTTTCGGCCTTCTCATGCAGGCAGCGGAAACCATTCCTGCGAATGCACAGATCGAAGAATTGCGTGACGAGATGGAAGGGCCAATTCAGCCTATCCATGAAGTCGAAGTAAATACAGGCGCAGCAAATCATCCCGGCTTGATCGAAATTCCACTTTCCGTGCTGCAAGACTCGGAATGGAGGCAATTGATTTCCGTCTGGTATCTCGCTGAGGTGCAGGATTGCGAGGGATGCGGAAACGATCATGATGAGCAAACAATCATTTCCGGAAGCGAAGCCCCACTTTCAGCCGAGAAGTTCGGAGAGCTTTTAGCGACGCTGGCAAAGGCGCATGCGGAAGGCACAACGAAAAGCGAAACGGAGCGCTTGAAGTTTCGAGGCGTCGTCGAGAAATCCTTTTACGAATCCATGTCAAGAGGATTGTCGAAAGCATGAGCCGTACGCCACAGCATCAGAGATGTCCGTTCTGCTTATCCAGACTTGATGGGAGCACTGAAGTCACTGGTGAAGATGCGCAGCCGAAAGAGGGCGATATTGGAATCTGCTGTTACTGCGGCGGTTACGTCTGTTACGACAAGTTCGATATGATCCGTGCTTTGTCGAACGATGAACTGGAAGGTCTGACGGAAATAGAACGGACTCAGATGATTCAGGCATCCGCACGGATTGCGGAATTCAACCAACTATATCCGAGGCAAATATGACGAATAAAATTCTGACGCCACGCGAAATCCTCGACTTGCCGATGGACGATAATGATGCACGTGCTTCGACAATCCGCGATTATTTCATCAAGATCGCTCAAACGGTCTGGATCGAAGGTGAGGGATTTAGCGGCAAACGTCCGTTCGGTAATAGCGGATGGCATCATGAGCCTTTTGCTGCCTTGATCAAAGCTGGATTGCTCGAAGAAGGTGATTACGAGACCGGCATCCATCTAGTCAAAGAAGCTTTGTTGGAATTATAGGCGTCGGAGGGTTGACAATGGAGCGGTGACCACTAAAGATCGGTTCACCAATTAGAGGGAATTCCAATGTCCGATACGCCTGCACCCGCTCCCACCACCGACGCCACTTCTTTTCTCGATACCGTCAAAAACGCAATCGATCAGGCACATGCCAACGGCACCATCATGAATGGCGCTCGCGACGTGATCGCCGGACGTGAAAACACACGGCGCACGCAATTGCTTGTCTCTGCATTCGACAAACTCGTCCAACTCGACAAGGATTACAACGCGATCAACAAGGCCGACAACTCGGTCTTTACGACCACCGATCCTGCCGAAAAACCGACCGAGACGTTCACTCCGAAACGCCGTCAGGAAATCCAGAAGGCGAAAAAGAATCGCGACGATCTCGTTCAGGCGATCAACAATGCCCTCACCAGCGCAAATTACGATGCGCTCGAAAAGGCGATGAAAAAAGGCGGCGATCAAAAAGGTGCGCCTGCCGGAACTGATTCCGGAGACTGATCTGTGTTCGACGCTTTGAAACGTTGGAAATGTCGCCAGTGCTTCGGCACTGGCGAACAGATCGTCGGCGGCAAGATCATTCGCTGCCTGACATGCGACGGCACCGGCAACGCCATGGTCGATGGGGCCGAAGAACGCCATAAGCGCGAACTGGCCCGAATCAAAAAAGGCAAGCAGGCGTCGTGGTTGGATCACTTCCGCTAATGCAAGCGCTCGCCGATTTCGCTGCAAGTGTCGAACGACACGTTCGAGAAACGCATCTTGATGTCATCATAGGTCTTCTCGACGAACTCGAACGGCGCATCGACCGAGCCGAAGAAATTGCAAAGCGCTGTTCTTATCGCGCCGCACTTAGCGATTACACTTATATGAAAATATTTGCGCATCATATGCGCAAGCATCTTCACGATTCCAGCGGCGACACCGCCATCCGCTTTAGCGATAGACTTGCCGATGCCGAGAGAAATATTCGTGGCATGCGGATCGGCATGTACGATAATGTTTGCTTGAAGTGTGCAGCCTGCCAATCTCGCGTGAAACCGTGGCCCGATCATACAGTTTTCAATCACGCACCGATTATCGAACCCGTTGTAGACATTTTTGGCAAACCTTATCAGAGGCATAGAACCTTCTCGTTGAATGAGGTTGCAAAACTAGGTGGTCGTACACTTGTTTATGGTCACAGGCATTCCGAATTCCTTCCGGCGTCTCATGATAGTATCCGGATACATGAATTGCCAAATGGCAAGTACGCCGTCGATATCGAGACAATGCCCCCTTAAAAATAATTGGCTCTCGCTAGTTGACAATGAAATCCTAGTTCGGTATACCCCCATCCAACGAATTCAAGAAGGGGTCGCAGACATGGCAAAGAAGAGCTTCAAAAAGTCCTCAAAAACCGAGGCCGAGACCCCGAAAATCGACCTTTACGAGAAGGTCACGCAATCCATCATCAATGCCCTCGAAGCCGGTGTGCGCCCGTGGATGCGCCCATGGAACGGCCCGGAGGGTTGTGGTGGGCTGCCGATCCGCGCCAATGGGCAATTTTACAGCGGCATCAACGTGGTGCTTCTGTGGACGGCTGCCGAGGTCAAAGGCTTCTCGAATGCCCGCTGGATGACCTTCAATCAGGCCAAGGAGCTTGGCGGCATGGTTCGCAAGGGCGAAAAGGCAACCATGATCGTCTATGCCAGCCGATTCGTGCCCAAAGACGAGAAGGCGCGCGCCGAGCGCGACGGTGACAAGGCCCGCGAAATCTCCATGCTCAAGCAATATTTCGTCTTCAACGTCGAGCAGGTCGAAGGGCTGCCGGAAAACTATTACGGTAAGCCTTCCAAGACGCCAGAGACGACCAAGGCGAAACTGGAACGCCTCGATCACATCGAAGCGTACTTCGCCGCTACGAAGGCTGATGTTCGCCATGGCGGCAATCAGGCCTTCTGGTCGCCGGGCGAAGACTTCATCAAACTGCCCGAACTCGATACCTTCAAGGATGTCGAATCCTATTACGCCACGAAGGGTCACGAGTTTGTCCATTGGACAGGCGGCAAAAGCCGTCTCAATCGCGACTACTCAACCCGTTTCGGGTCCGAGGCGTACGCGGCGGAAGAACTCGTCGCCGAAATGGGATCGGCATTTCTCTGCGCCGTCCTCGGCATCACGCCGGAGGTTCGCGAGGACCATGCGCAATATCTCGGTCACTGGCTGAAAGTCCTGCGCGACGACAAACGCTTCATCTTCACGGCTGCGGGTGCAGCACAGAAAGCCGTTACGTTCCTCAACGGATTCAGCGGCACTAAGGATGTCATACCGGAGAACGATGAGCCGAGCGAAACCGAAGCGCAGGAGGCCGCATGATGAAGGATGATACGCTCGAAGCTGCTCTCGTGCTCGCAACAAATCTCACAGACAAACGTCGTGAGATAGACTCCATTATGATGGTGGCAGTCAACAAAATCGAAGGACTGGTCATGGAGGTTGAATCTCTTCGCCGTCTCCTCATCCGCGCCGATTCCATCATCAATAGAATGTCTCCATACCTTGGCAAAATGGCTATCGATGCAGACGGTCTTCGCGATCTGAATGACCATGGAATCGAGATGCACAATCGTGGGATCGGAGGTCCAATCCCCAAGAAAAAGCGACTAGCCTCCAATCGGCGCTCCACAAACCGGGGCAGTTTCTGAGATGCCACGTGATCCTCTTCCAGATATTGGCGAATGGAAATTGTTCGACCGGGACAGGATCGGTACGCAATTCCAATATCGCAATCCGCGCTATGAAGCGTACATCTGTGAGTCCAGATACTGGACATGGGAAGATGAACGTCAAGTAAAGAAATCTCGCTGGACCATTTGTGTTCGCGGATTCTTCACAATTGGAAAAAACGGACATGTGCGTTATTTCAAGACGCCGGAAGGTGCGATACGGGCGCTTGAAGCTGAGCATGAGGCAATGGGATGAACAATTCTCGCCCTGCATTTCAACTTTACGCGATAGGAGAAAGTCGAAACGGTTGGAAATTCCGTATGATGAGCAAAACGATCTTTACAGATCGTTCGGTTGCTGAACGATACATTCCAGAGTTCGAAGAGAAGTGCTGTGACGAGGAGCAATTAGAATCTGCGGTGCCGGGCACTTTGCAAACTTCAATTACCGAATTGGAGCTTTTCGATGACTGATAATAATCGTCTCAAACGGACACTCGAATTCGATTTGACGGATGCACCAATCATCGCGCATGCATTTGCGATTGCCGCAACGACGGCGATGATGTGCGGCGCTCCGAACGCGAAACAGAAAATGATTCGCTATATGGAAATTATCAAACAAGTGATGCCTGTCGAAGCAACATGGTTCGATGACCAACATTGGTGTGAAATTGGTGTTGCACTAGGAACAGCGACAGGATTTCTTGTGACGATCTTGCCTCCGAAGTGGGATAAGGATTTTCCAAATCCTTCTAAGATCAATATGTACAAAGGCGGCATTATATCGGTCGTTATCGGTCAGAAAGTTTGGCAGGACAATCGTCTCTGCAAACATACATTGCCGGGCTCGTCCGATGTGAAAGCTCTCCATGATGTCTTGAAGGAGATCGCGCCGATGAGTTGTGATGCTGCTTATTACGATCTCAACGAATACGTTAGAAAAGGGTGGGCAGCGTGAATCTACGAATTTCTCATATTATCGAGACGATCTTTGTCTGCACTATCTGCTGGCTTCTGATCCTGCTCGGCAAGCATTATCTCACCCCGTGGTATCCATGGAGTGTGGTGATCGAAATCGTGCAAACACAGTGGATCGTACCAATTGCCATTGCATTGCCCATTTCGCTGGTTTTTCTTTTCCGCGAGGAGACTTAGTGGGGGCTGGCGTGCGCGGGTTGACAATGCCTTCCGGCTTTGCTAGGTAGAGAAACACTGACGAGGAGACGCTGATGCCATTCAAACTGACCCGAGACGAAATCAAGGCGCGCGACATGATCCTTGTCGCGCTCAAAGCGGCTCACACAAAGCTCGAAGACGAGATCATCGCCTATAATGAAAAGCTCGCCGATATGGTGGAAGCTGTCGTCGATGCAAAAGACAAATACAACGAGGTTCTCGATGATGCCCGTTCATTCGCGCAGGACGTGGCGGCGCAGGCTGACAGCGACCTTTCGGAAAGGTCCGAACGCTGGCTCGAAGGCGACCGAGGGCAGGCTGCCAATTCTTGGAAAGATCATTGGGAAGAACTCGGATTCGGACTCGATGAGATCGATATCGAGTTTCCCGAAGAAATCGAACTGCTCGATACCGATCATATCGAGAATCTCGAAGAAGCTCCACAATCCGCCGACGAGGCTTGAACATGCAGTGGTTCGATGTCGATAAGGCTGGTCTGGCGAAGCTCCTCGAACGAAAGGGCAAACAATTCATCGTTCATGAACTCATCCAGAATGCGTGGGACGAAAAGACCAAACGTGTTGATGTCCGTATCAAGCGTATTCCCGGATCACCTTACGTTTCGTTGACAGTTTCGGACGACAATCCAGACGGCTTTGCCGATCTCTCTCACGCTTTCACCTTATTTGCCGAATCGAATAAGAAGGGAAATGCCGAGAAGCGTGGGCGTTTCAATCTCGGCGAAAAACTCGTTCTGGCTCTCTGCCGAAAGGCTTCAATACGTTCCACAACAGGCGCAGTGTATTTCGACGAAGATGGGCGTCGTCGGGGACGAGATACCACAGAAACCGGTTCCATCTTTTATGGCGAACTCAAAATGACAGATGAGGAGATGCACGATTGTCGTAAGGCGATGTCGCTTCTCATTCCTCCCGTGGGCGTTCAGACGAGTTTCTGGATCGATGGCAGCACAACGGAAATTCTGAACGATTTTCCAATCGAAGCACAGTTCGAAGAATCTCTTCCAACCGAAATTGCGGACGCGGAAGGAAATATGCGCCGGACACAGCGCAAAACCGTCGTCACGCTTCACTCCACTTATGGGCGGCAGGCCTGTCTTTACGAAATGGGCATTCCGGTCGTAGAGATTGATGGACCATTTCATGTCAATGTGCATCAAAAAGTGCCATTGACTTTCGAGCGGGACAACGTGACGCCATCCTATCTGGCGCGAATTCACGCCCTTACGGTCGAACATATGAAATATCGACTTACCGCAGAGGAGGTGAATGAACATTGGGTCAAGATCGCCATTCAAGAGCAGGGCGACGATCTCAGTGATGAAACAATTTTACGAATTGCCGATCTTCGCTTCGGTAAGAACCGTGTCTCCTTTGATCCAAGCGATCAGGAAGCCAACAATATCGCAGTGACGAAGGGCTATCAGGTTATCCACGGCGGATCGATGTCGAAAGCCGAATGGGATGTCATGCGCCGGGCTGGAGCTATCCTGCCTGCTGGTAAAGTGACGCCATCGCGACCTGATACGACGATTCCGCGTATAACGATTCCGGAGAGTGAGTGGAAGTTTGGGGAGCGTCTGGTAGCTCAACTTTGTCGGCGTCTCGCGCCGTACCTCATCGGCATTAACGACCTCAAAGTACAAATCTTCAATAATCCTACAGTCTCCGCAATCGCGACGTATGGATCGCGCACGATCAGCTTCAATGTAGGACGGCTCGGCGAGGAATGGTTCGAAGGCCCGTTGGAAGTGATCAACACGCTGATCATCCATGAATTCGCACATGAGAAATCCGGAAATCATCTCAGCGAGGCATACTACGACGCCTTAACGGAGATCGGCGCGAAAATGACGACAGTGGCATTGGAGAGGCCTGAAATATTCCATCCGTTCATTAAAAGGCGACCTAATGTCTGAATTTCATGACTTCTTGGACCCCTCCATCCAATTCATCCCTGTCCTCGATAAGGACGGAGGTGTCATCTTGTATGACATGTACAAGGATGATATATGGCACGGATCGCGCCGCACGCTGGAGGCGGCAATGGCGTACATGCACTGGCGCTACCCGTGACTCGAAAGTGGAAAGACCCGAAGCGAGGAGAGCGTGCTCCATCGAGCCGACGCAAGATTATTGCTCGCTACAAAATCGTCTTTCCCGACTATTCCGAAACGATCAAGGTCAGCTACACCGTCGATATCGAGGACGGCCTCGCATCCTGTTATCTTTTCAAAGGAAAATGGGAATGCGCTGGAATCTTCCATCACGACGACGTACCGAGTTGGGCACAACCGCATCCTCATACATCCCGTGTCCTTGTCAAAGCAGAAAAACTCCATGACATTTCTTAGCAAGCATCAAACGAGACTCTGCATGATCGTCTTTATAGGCGCTCTTCTCATGCTCGTGGCTTATGACGTTGGAAGTCTTCTCGTGGTTTGCCCGGACAAGACACGCACACTGACCGATTGCGCTTTGGCGGCGATCTTCGGCTATGCGATTTCCGAACAAATTCTCGGCATCATGAGAGATTCGAGATGAGCAAAATTCCGCTCGAAGAATTCATTATGTACTGCACCATGAAGTTGAGCGGCATCGATCATCCACATCCGCTCGATGCACGGATGGAGGAAGTTTTCAAACGTCTCGATGTCGCGAGGGAACTAGACGGAAGTACGGAAGAAAAATCAGGTCCATTATTCACGCTGACGTTGATCGAGGGTATTCTCGATATCGTCGATATCGAAGGAGAACCAGAACATGCCACATGACGACACGGTTTATCTTACATCGGATGAATTCACAGCGCTGATAAAAGAGGCAACACGCGATCATACACTTGATTGCGGCTTTGGCGGCGGACGAATTTGGTTGAAGCGTCGCCCGGACGGCAGGATCGCATCGGCATGGGCGCTTCCTTTTCTAGCTGTGATGCGCGGAGTGAAGGAGACGGAAAGTGTCCCTGCTTGAACGCATTGTGGCTCGTCTGCGAGCACGTCATGCCAGAAATCCCGGTAGTCATGAAACAATTCGGGCGCTCTGCATCGAAGAAATCAATCGCATGTCGAATGTGGAGTTAATCGAATATATCGACTACGCCATTCTGGAACGCGAAGATTTTAGACAGGAAAATTCATGACCAAATTTGTGCGCCATAATGGCGTCACCAGCCGGAAAAGTCGGTTGACAACCCGCGCCAGCCAGTTTAGGAAGGCCTCATGAGCGAACCTTGCGAACATTGTGACGGCACCGGACAGGAGCATCCTGACTGCACGGCTTGCAATGGCACCGGCTGGATCATTGATCCAAAAAGCAAGCGCATGATCTGCACCAAATGCGAGGATCGAGCTTGCTCTGTCTGTGACGGTGAAGGTGAGGTGCTGGACGAAGATGATGTCAGGATGTCTGACGAAGAGCTTCATGAAGCCGGGTGTTGCGATCTCGATTGTGAATACTGCGCGGAAGAGGAAGAGGGCGAATGAAGGAATGGACCCCAAAAGTCGGCGAAGAGGTCAAACTCAAAGCTTTCTCCAATGGCTGCCGCAAGCGTCTCGTCAATATTCGCCTCGCCAAGGTCAAACACGTCACAAGGAGCGGCGCTCTTTCCGTAACACTTAGCGCCCATGTCTTTCAGCGTATCGGCGCTAAGAAATTTATGGTGCATGTTCCGAAGAAATATCAGGCTGTTTTATTTTCGCAGTATATCGAGCGCGCCACAAAAGCCGATCTTGCGAAACTTCCTCGCACCATTGGTGGTGGCCGCGCCTTTGCGAGGACAATGTGATGGGTATTCGCGTTGATCTCAAAAACAACCAATCCGGTTATCCTCACTTCGGTGGCATCAGTGGTCTGCAAGGCTTTACCGGATGGAAACGTTTGGAAGAGATTCTGCTACACTCGGGAGAACTGAAAGAAGGTGAGACTGTGGAATCCTTTTATGCCAGTAACGATGGAATCGCATTCTCCATCGAGAAGAAGAAATAATGGCTATCCAGATCGCCGATGCCCTCAGTGATTTCCCCGGCCTCATGCGAGAAGCCGAGCGGCGGGATGCCATCTTCACGCCTATCATCTTGCGCGCACTTCACCCGCGCTGTGTTATCGTCGGATCGTGGCCTTATATCCATGAAGAGGCCAAGGATGTCGATCTCGTCGTGCCGGAACGACCGACACACGCAACGCGTCATCCAATGTTCGAATGGCTCAAGGAGAATTTCGAAGGCTATTACGAAAGCAGCGCCATTGGACACCTCTGGCTCAACGCTTATCCAAAGCCAGTCGAAATCTTTGAAAGCGATTGCTCTGGCTTTGCCCTACCGTCCGGCAAAGTCGCTATCGCATACCCGAAATGTATTCGCCGGGCACGCTTGATTACATGTTACGGCGTAACCATACGCGCCGTATGCGAGGAAACGCAGCCGTGATCCTTCCCCGCGTTATCATATCGGCGCTCGCCGTCGTCGATCTGCTGCATGCCGAGGGTTGGAAGCATACCAAAAATGTTCGTGACAAAGGCGTGCGTGATCTCAAAATACCGGCACCATCCGTGACACATGTCTATCGACGCCCACTGACTTGGGTTCGAGAATTAAGGACATTTGCGTCTTATCATGTGATGCACTTGCCCGGAACACTCTGGCGCGTCAGAATAGGCCGAACTCGAACCAGTTTCTACCGGGTCATAAGGAAGGATACGGTAGATTATCACGGCTTCCTCACACGCGATATCGAAGCCATCGCAGCACACATAGGAGTACTACAGCATGATGAAATCAGCAGCCGAACTCATCGCAACGGTCCTGTCTCGGGATTTGCACGAGGTGAAGACCTCCCGGCACAAGCCTGAAATCTATTCTCAGGTCGCGCTTTACTCTATCGAAGGCAACCTCTATTGCGCGCCCCGACAAGGGCACCGTCCGCCACGTGGCTTCTCATGGAGCCAGTGGAAGGTTGTCGAAGGGCGTCAGCTTTTCATGGCACCCTATTCCGAACAAAAGGTCGCCTAACCGTATAAATCGGTGGCTCGCTTTGATGAAGGCGAGTCACCGATATTGACAGTTACTCAGGGTCAGTGTCTTATCCACCGACACTCCTAATTGAGTCTCCAATGCCGAAGAAACTTGCATGGGCAGCGATTCCTAAGAAGGGACGTGGAGTCATTGCAGCAGCCGCTATTACCGACCGTGAATTGATCGAGGTATCTCCCGTCATTCCGATCCCGCATGAAGTCGCTGTTGGAGGCGCACTGGATGATTATAGCTTTTCATGGGAAGCCGAACTTGAGGATGGCGACCCTGCGAAGGCATTTGCAATCGGACTTGGATATCTCTCGCTGTACAATCATTCGAAAAACTCGAATGTTAGATTGCAGCGAAATTTCTCTTCCCATCTGATTCTCGTGTTCGCCAAACGGGACATTAAGATCGGCGAAGAACTGACGATCAATTACGACATACCGCTTTGGTTCGAGGAGGTAGAATAATGACTCGTAGTATCGCGGAGTGTATTTCCGATGCAATGACCGTGTGGAATCTCGGTCGTACAGGCGTCATGGCAGCCAACCCAAAGATTGTCGCCGATCTTTGCGAGAAGATGTGGACGAACCCAGAATATGCCGATCATCGCGAAATGTGCCGGTACGCCGAACGAATGGTCGTGGCACTTCTAACCGCCCAAGGCGCTCCCGAAGGTTTAATTCCAAAAGTCCTGAACGAACTCAAGTACGCCTCAAGCGGCACCAAGATGGAAACCCATGGACGAGACGTTGTTTCGCGTCGATTGCTGAATGAAGCCCATGATGTCATTCAAGGGCTACTGGTAGAGCTTGCAATCCATGAGACCGAAAAGGATTAACGCTTCCTTACTGGCGTGCGCGAGTTGACAATCACTTCGGCATAGGCTAATACCCATCCACACGAACACGGGAGGCCACCATGACGACAGCAGCGGAACTCGATATCTTCACACCCCGCGAACGTTTTCGGCATTTTCACCGGCTTCTCCGCATAATTCGAAAGACCAAAGACGGTTCCATTCTTCAAGGCAGCATCGAGAAGCGTCACACAGACACATTCCGGAGCGCTTTACATGCCCTGTTCTATACAGGCCGCGCGGCGCTGGGATGGACAGAAGGCGCTCTGAAAGCCCCTGATCGCAAAGTCGCGATCCGCCTTCTCATCAATGCATTCGACCATCGCCGTCGTCATCAGGTTTATCCCTTCACGAAATTTCCATACTGGAAGCCCCATCTGGCGATCCTGACCCGCGAATTGAATGGCGAGATCAAGCACGATCCGGAGTTGCTGGATCGAATGTTGCCCGATCTTTCCGTTCCTTCGCAAGTCGTGCGCATGCCACAAGACTTGAAGGACCGCATTGCGCGCGAACTGGATGCGAGCGGCGCACGCGAAGAGGAATTCGACGCGCCCGATCACGAGTTCGCCGATTATCAGGATGAAGGTTTTTATATGGACGCCAGCGAATGAATGACGACACACTGAAGACACAGCGCGAAGCTGCGTACAATCTCCGGCGCAAGTTGCTCAAGGAGCTTCAAGTCGCATTGGCGAAATGTCGGGCTGCCGGTGACGGCGATTACCTCCGGCACGTCGTCTATCAGATGGTGCGCGACGCATACGAATGTTCGACTTACGACCGTGAATATCGCATGGAGTATGTCGGGCGTCTCGAAGGCGCGCGAATCATTCTCGGTGCAGGCAGCCTGCCAAAGCTGGAGAAGATATCTGCTCTCTTCAAGGAGGTTTTGACTGAGGCGCACGACATTCTCGAAACGGATGGATTAGGAACGCTTCAAACCAGTGATCGTCGGGTTCCGGTTCTCGTGAAGGCGCTTGAGGAGTTCATAGCCTGATGCCTAAACCTGACGTTCTTCTTTATGATGACGTACATCGGTGGACATATAGTCGTGCTGTTTCCGCCGAATCTGCGCTTATTGAAAATTCAAAAGAGGCTGAGCATATTCTATTTCAATATCGCCAACAGCTACGGCAGTCGCAACGTTTTTATCTCGATGACGATTTTGTCAAGAAATCGACTGAAGCTTCTATGGATTTCGATCAAGTCAAAAAGTGGGCCAATATCGCTAGGCTACCTTATAGAAAAATGTGGATAGAATTCGATGGACGCGCTAAAATCGCCACATGCCGCGATCTTGGTACTCTTCTGCATCAATGCGATCCACAAGAAGCATGCCTCAGAATTGGGATGCTATGCGAAACACTGGACGAAGAGACCGGCGTCTGGGCGATGACTGAGTTCTACGACTTAGGCGATGACGACCCGAATTTCCCGGAACCTGTTGCGGTCGGAGGAAATTCTTATTTCTTTGCTCCCGAAGGTCCAAGCTATAAAGTTCTTCATCCGGGGCCACCATGGGAGTCAAAAGAAGGCTCTTGGTATGGTTTTGGCAACGAGGATCATATAAAAAAATTGGCGCATATTAGTCTGGGTTTTAGACTTCCCGATGAATCACTAACGGTCCATCCGGAATTTGAAAATCGTCTAACTTTCATGCTTTCTCAAATGAAGCGTGAAATTCTACGACAACATACAATTCGTACTCCTCGATCCGAGCATCCTAATCTTGCTATAGAGGTTTCGAATCAAACACGCATCGAGCTTGAGGAGAATGCAGGAAATATGCGCTGGCTCATCACTATTCTTGCAATGATGAATCAGGTACCAACAATCAAGCACTACTTTCCAGCAAACGGTCATCGAATCAAGCGCGGGAAATCTGTCCCTTATCTCGATCACAACGTCATCACTCTCAAACTACCGAAAGAAAATTATCTCGCAATCATCAACAGACGTTTGAATAAAGCCGCTGCGGATCGTCGGAAAAATCGCGCACATCTGGTGCGCGGGCACTTCCGCACGATGGAACACGGAAAAGGTATTCAATGTCGCCACGCTCCCACACTGGTCGAGAATGGCGTCGGGTATTGTTTACGCTGTGAGCAAAAAATTCGGTGGATTGCCGAGGCGCAACGCGGTGACGCAAGTTTAGGTTGGGTCAATCACGATTATGTAGTGGAGGCAAACTGATGTGGACGCATCACGAAATTTACGAAGACGAGAACAAGAAAATGCGGGACTCCAGCAACGATCCATACTGTCCGGTCTGCCATTGTCATAACTGGCATGGCGTGCGCTGTTACGAGCGCAAGGGCGAACCTATCGAGGAGTCTCGATAATATGCAATTCTCGACAGTTTATTTTCTTCCGGCGCGCTACGAGACGACGCTGTATGCGCGCGATCTCGCTCATGCCCACGAACTCATTGGCGAACGTGGAATGCGTGAAATGATCTTGCGGGAATATCCGCATCCGGTTCTGCTCCCCTCAGATCACATCTATCAATGGAACTTCGCCTCGGCCATCCATTCTTCATGCTGGCTTGGAATGATCGCGTGCAAATCGCGGAGCGTCTCCGGCTTCGATATGATGCACGATCAGGGACTGCTTCATCTCGTGGCGCATCTCGGTACGCAGCGCAAGGAAGATTTGACAGTCAATTTGACCGACAAGCGCTGCTGGATGATCCTAAGCGCCTATTGGACAGCATGCGAGCTTGAGCAAATCACGCCCGGCTTTTCCCGCTGTCCGGGAGACGAGATCGTCCTTGAGGAAACTGCACCCGTAGGCATGATCGATCTGGCAAAACGGGTGCAAAAATATGTTCCGGATTGGTATGCAACCAATTGCCCTTTCAATACGGAATATGCCACACTGATTCCTGCACAAACTGGTTCTAAGAGGGGCAGCCATGACGAAACAAATTCCACAAAAAGCTGAACAGGCAACAGTCGAAGGTTTCAACGAGACCGTACGTATTTCAAGAAAACGTACTGACACACAGGAAATGTTTTCTGTGACTCTCGATGCCACAGAAATGCCTTTGATGCGTAGCTGGGTTACGACACTGGCGTCGTTAGCATGCGAGATCGTGAAAGTTTATTTTTCTTCGATGGAGCCTCCTCCGCCTTTTGTAACAGGCGAACAAGCAATCCAGCTACAAGCTGCTCTTCTCATGAAGAATGCTGCCGGAATTCTTTCCGGTATCGACATCATCGACCGGATGTTGATCGACTTTGCCGAACACGGTGCCAATCATCCCGGCAGCATCGAGTTGCCAAACGAAGTCGAAGAATGTGAGGACGCAAGACAGGTCGCTTCGCTATGGATCGTGCCGACAGAAGGCGAGTGTCCAGACTGCCATAACCATCACGAGCGCATTGAAGGCTTTGTCGGAACCTCGGCGATCATCCCTGCCAAGAAATTCGGCGAAATGCTCGCGCAAGCCGCGAGCGGTTATGCAATGGAAAAGGCGAGCCAGCCCGGCGAAAGCCTGTCTTTGCGTATGGAAATCGAGTCTGCGTTTCACGAAGCGATGTCCCACTATTTTAAAGATTCCTCTACGAAAGAACACTGATATGGATTCCGCTGTCGCTGTCGCTATCACGCGACTTGAGACATTGTTGGATCGTCCGTGGCCGGATTATCACGCGCTTCTTCTGGAACGGGCAGCAGGCATGCGCTCACTCTCACGTGATCTCATCAATGAGATCAGAAGAAAAGATTGGGAAGATTTTCTTTCCCAAAAGGTCGCGCCTGTGCGGCCCTTTGTTACTGTTCCGAACGACTCCGTCGTTGCAGAAATCGCTCTCATCGTGATCAACTGGTCGCTTGAGACCGAGGTCGTCGATGAAGTGAGATACGTCAAGTGTCGCTACTGCCGGGCGCGCGCGAAATGGTACGACACTCTCGATAACTTCAATCATGCTGATGCCTGCATTGTCTATGCGGCAGCGGAGATGCTGAGATGAGCAAGCGCGTAAAAGCTCCTATCACCGCTATTCTTCGTGCTCTCGATAACAGCACCGAGATCATCCTGAGCAGTGACGGCGTCTTCATTGGTGATATTACGATCAGCAGTCACGGTGCTGGCGATCATTATGGTATCGCGATCTTCGTGCGCAATCAAATCAACGAAAAGAACATCGAGATCAAGGAAGATTGATATGCTCGCGCTTTGCCGCTGGAACCGCAACCATTCCGATGCAATACGTGGCTATGCTAACTTGGACAGCGGTTATCTCATCTGGACGACACCAGAACACGCGACGTTCATGGAAAGCCCCGTTGCGCTTTTGTGGTTGCATGAATTGCGCGCCGACAAAGCCGAAGAATTCAATGCTCTCGCGCTCGTTGATGAGGATAATATCATTGTGCGAATTCTGGGGTAACACATGCTCTTCATGACTCAATATCGCGTTACTCCGCTGAGTGAGTACACGCCTAGTATAACCGGCACGACGACATTATTCGCACGAGATATCTTTGAAGCCGAGCAGTTCGTGAAGCAGCGCAATCTTGGCGAGGCGCTCTGCACTCGGCTAACCGACCATTCCATGCGTCCTTTTCTGTGTTCTGAACTTATTCGTCGATTCGAAGTCGAGAAGGCCATGCATGCCGCGTGCTGGCTCGGCATGATCGCGACGAAGTGTGGACTTTCCGAATCTCGGTCGTTGCTAGACGACCTCGGCATCGTTCATCAACTGGCGCACTGTATCGAAGAAAAATATCTCGGTCGTTATTACTTTCCAGCCTTGAATGCGCTTTATCCCAATGTCGCCAAACTCGAACAACGTGTTCCGGGAATGTGGCCTTGCGATGAAGAAGATTTTCTTCTGGAAGACCGCCAGCGCGCGATGCTTCAAAGCATTACTGAGAGTGTCTTCAAAATTTCTCCTTCTGATACGGTGATAGCAGAAGATATGCAGGCGACAGACAGGATGGTGCGCAAGATCAGAACGCTGGTCGGAAAGACCAGCACCGAGGCTATTATCGATTCCGTTGACGAGGAACTGGTGGCAGCCTTAAAGGCTTGACCTCTCGATTCGAATCCCATATGTCGGTTTTCTGGACATGTGGAAGGATTCGGTGTGAACCTCGTATATGCCCCACCTGTGTGGGATAAAGTAAAGCTTTTTCATAGGCTTGAGCGCAGCGGCACCCGATACCTGTGCTTTGACTACGAGGACCCGGAATACGATAAGAAATGGGGCAGCACACGCGATAACATCCTATCCAGTGTCGGAAATGCCATCGGAGCCGCAAAGGCACGGCGCTATGGGCACGTCTATCCGCTTACCGTCCTGACGCGCTGCTTCGACGATATCAAGGAGAGGCTTTCCTACGATCTTAACTTATCTTCTACAGAGCAGGCCATCTTACTTTTGACGGCTCCGATTGAGGCCTTTCATCTCGAACAGACCGAACGGATGGAGTTGGCGCAGAAACGTGGCGTGATCGAATTCGACGACATTCAGTATTTTTTCAAAGAAGGCGACGAAGTCATCGTCGATTTTCAAGGAACGACTGTCGGCGGCGTCTATGAATCGATGTCATTTGTCACGTCCATGTTTGGAGCATATTACGAGGTCAAACTTAAAGTTATTCACAATTTATCATTGATTCTTCAATTCGCTTCCTTGATTACGATAATCGGGAGTTTTGACGGCTTTCATAAGATCGACGAGCTTCCAATTCGTCATATCTCAAAAGCTGAAAAAGAAAGTCTCCACAAACGGGGATTAAAGTATCGCGAATACACCACCGGTCCATCTTACCTTCATTACACAGGAACGCTCGTTCGTTCAAACTGGTGGACCTCAAAGTCATTCCGCGCAACCGGGCGCATCATGATCGATGCTCACTCGTACAGTCAAATCGATTCAAATAGCTGGCGAGATGAGACATATGCGTCTTCTCTCGATCTCCAGAATCAAGAACGCCGCAGTATAGCGTCGCAAAAACTCGTTCTTTCCGACGACGACCTTTGGCGCACATATCCATTCCTGTATGGCTTTAGCTTTGCAGCAAAGACATGGGGGCGCATGGACGTTTCCAAAATGGAGCCCATCCAATGGCGCACACAGGCATGGGATCAACTGGTTCTCGAACCGGAGCATAAGGACCTTGTAAAAGCCCTCGTCGAGTACAGCGGCGATTCTTTCGAGGACTTGGTTGCCGGTAAGGGCGGTGGAACGATCTTCCTGCTTGAAGGACCTCCGGGTCAAGGCAAGACATTAAGCGCTGAGACGGTCGCCGAAGTGCTCAAGCGTCCGCTTTATAGCATCTCGGTCGGGGAGCTTGGAACCGATCCTGATGTTTTGGAGAAGCGTCTGCGCGAGATTCTCGATGTCGCGATGATCTGGAATGCTGTGCTGCTTCTCGACGAAGCAGACATCTTTCTCGAACAGCGTACATCGGACGACATCGTCCGCAATGCGATGGTTGGCGTATTTCTCCGACTGCTGGAATATCATTCCGGCATTCTATTTCTAACATCGAACAGAATGGATTCTATCGACAAGGCATTCCTTTCGCGTATCTCCGTTCATCTTCATTTCGACGAGGCCAGTGAAGAGAAGCGCGCGCAAATTTGGAGGAATCTTCTGCAAGCTGCAAAGATACCGATCAGCGCCAGTCGGGACGAGCATCGGCTTGCCGGGCTTATGAACATCAACGGACGCCAGATCAAGAATATCATTCGTCTGGCGCAGACCTTGGCAAAATCGAAAAACCAAAAAGCCAATTATGACTGGCTCGTCAAAGTCATGAAACTCTGTTATGGCTTGAAGGAGAAATATAAAAATGAGCATAGCTGACGCGGTCTTCATCGGGGCATGCGGAAACGCAATTCTGTTTCTTTTCATGTATCTCATCAAAGTCTGGAAAAAGCCATGAAGATATTGACAACCATCACGATTGCTTTGGTGACGCTTGCTTGTATTGCATTGCTCGCAGGATGTGAAGAACCCATCGTCACGAAGACGACCGACATGGGGACACGACAGGCGGTAGCACGATGCTATAAATTCGGCTTTTGCTACACATGCCGATATCACTGCGGCTTTCACCTGTCGTCGAACTGTCCGGGCTATCAGAATGTGACCGTGCATGTGAAGCAACTTATCTATCATTATAAAAGCGAACCGAATCAAGACTACACGAAGGAAGAAACACAGATAGTGTCTATTGATTCCGTCTGCCAATAAAAGGGAATAACCATGAAAACTCTTCGCTTCATGTACGCAACAGAGCCGCGTTATCCGATTGATGTCGCTCACATCGTCGAGGCATTCCGTCAGTTCGGTTTGTGTCTGCATACGCAAGACGCAGAGCTTGCGTGGAACGAATACAGCGATTCCATGTGCGCCGGATGGATGCAATTGCCGCGTACACAGCGCGAGATCGTCGAGGTTTGCTTGAATTATCTCATCGATGATAACGGCGAATATCCGGTGTTCAATGAATGGGGCAACATCGAGTTCGTCAAGGAGTCCGTGATCGAAATTGAATTCGAGTCCGAGGACGATTGATGGCGACGCTGCTTCTCCTCTTTGTCTTCCAAGTCAAGCACTTCGTTTTAGATTTTCTCTATCAGCCTCCCTATCAATGGAAGAATAAAGGAACATTCGGACATCCGGGTGGAATTCTGCATGCCGGACAGCATGCCGTGATGACATTTTGCCTGCTGCTGGGATTTACCGGTGGCAGTCTCATTGCGCTTTGGCTGGCGCTTGCCGAGTTCGTGGCACACTATCTCATCGATTGGGGTAAGATGAATCTCAACAAGAAGATGGGATGGGGTCCGACGACGCACGAGCAGTTCTGGCAGTTGCTGGGATTCGATCAATTGCTCCACCAGCTTATCTACCTTGGAATCGTTCTAATCTTGAGCACCCAGAAATAGCCTCTTGACAGAGCCTGTCATAAAATCCGACACTCGCGCTTCTCAAGGATTCGCATGTTCGCCACATTCAACACCTTCATTCAGCATAATCCTTTCGTCGCAGGGGGTATTGGCGTTGCGGCTGCCGGATGGATCATGGGGAACATTAAAGAAGCTCCAAAAAATCTCTGGCGGCATATCAAAGGACAATTGACAGTCAAACTGACCGTCTTCTCGGAAGACAATTTCTTTTCTTATTTGAACCAGTATCTCGCGGAAGACCCGTGCGCATATAAAGCTCGTAAACTTGCCATCTCAGAATTCTGGGACGAAGAGAATGAAAAACGTCGTTCGGTCGTCTCGCCGGGTCCCGGAACACACCTGATCTGGCGCGGATGGCGTCCGTTTCTTGTCGCCCGCGATCTCGATGACAAAGAAGGAAAAGGCGGCGATGGATACAGTCGCCGCAAGCAGACAATTTATATCACGACCCTAGGTCGAAAGCAGGACGCAATTCGAGAACTTATTTCCAACGTCTACCAGCACGTGCAGCAATGTGATGACATTCCAATATACATGTGGAATGGGATGGAATATTACCTCATGGATCGCCGTCCGAAACGGAGCTTTGAAACGGTTTATTGCGCGCCGGGCGTGAAAGAATCTCTTCTCAAGGATGTCCAGAAGTTTCATAATAACCGCGATTGGTATTCCGTACGTGGAGTTCCGTATCGAAGAGGTTACCTTCTCGAAGGCCCTCCCGGAACCGGTAAGACAACACTCATATATGCCATTGCTAGCGCTACCGAGAAGCCTATCTTTCTCGTCAATCCGGCTACCATGGACAATGACAACCAGCTACAGCATGCTTTCAGCGCTGCGAAAGACGGCTACCTCGTGATCGAGGACATCGACAGCATCGGCGTCACAGAAGACCGTGCGACACGTGAAAAACCCCTGACGGTCGGCAGTGCCGCGAAGAGTGGCATTACACTCTCGGGGCTTCTGAATGCTATAGACGGCATTGCAAGCCGCGAAGGCCGCGTCTTGTTCATCACCTCGAATACGCCTGACAAGCTCGATAAAGCGCTTCTGCGGGATGGTCGTATCGATAAGACAGTCCATTTGGGACCGGCTGACGCGTGTGTCGCAGTGCAGATGTTCGAACGTTTCCATCCGATGAAGGATCAGGAGAAGTTCTTGTCAGAATTGCAGGCCTATAAAGCACTCCCGATGCCGCAGGCTGAAATCCAGAATTATTTACTTTCGCGAGAGGACTTGGTGGCATGAGACTTCACGTTTACACGACACAACCGGAAGACGTTGCTTCCTTACTAGCGCAAGCGAAAGAATTAGGAATCAAATACACTGTTTACGAGAGTGATTTTGAACAATTTCATTTTGGTGAATGGGACGGCTTGGTTGACATATGGGGATTAGATCATCTTCCCGGTGTTCTTCGTGGTTTGGAGATCGCAGTAGATGAACAATTTAACTTTTCTCAATTACCAAAACGTTTTGATGTATACGGTCGCCGTTTATCGGAAGACGAGGAGAAAAAATGAACGGAATCGGCATCTCCATCATTCCACGATCATGGGCGATTGGGCGCAAGCGTAAGTCCGTTCTCAAGCACTATCGTGGTAATGAACCGTCGATCTGGAAAACTCGGACGACATGGGCATTCGGTCCTCTACGCCTCCATTTCTATACCAATCTCTCCAAGTGGGAAATCATAAGATGAAGGACTGGCAAACCCATTGCGTCGAACTCGGCTTCGTATTGATGATGATCAGCGTTGCGGCTTTCATCGTCGATTTCGGCTGGGAGGGTCTCGTACTGCGTCATGCGCTTGGAGCGATTGCTGCTTGCTGTATGACGACGGGAGCATTGGGCGGAACATCAATCATCATTGGTCTTTATTTTGAGGACTAAAAATGAATGATGATTATCGCATCTACATTGTCTTCCGGGCCGATCTGCCTGAGATGACGCGTGCAAAGGGTGAAGTCCAAGCTGCGCACGCAGCGGCCTCGTTGATCTATCAGTGTGCGCAGCATTCTGCCGGTATGGATGTTTTGCACGACTATATGAACTACGAGGAGGGTGGTCTTTCCGAAACGGGGCTCGTGCATAAAGGCCAGACCAAGATCAACATGGAAGTCGATGATCTTCCAGCGCTCAAAAAGATTTGCGAACGCGCTATCAATCGCAATGTCGATTTCGTGATGATTCAGGATGCGGCTCACACGGTCTTCGATGCGCCTACCATTACATGCGTTGGGATTGGGCCTTGTTCTAAAACGAATGGAAATGCAATCACACGCGGAGCGAGGATGCGGATATGACGGAAAAACGCACACCGCAACAACTGCGCAAACTCTTCGAACTCTACGTCGAGCAAAGCGATGAATATGATCGGCTCGACAAGATAGAACAAGATTTGATCGTCATACTCGACGGCTTAAAAACGAAATGTCTCAATCGGCGCTCGTCCATCCGGAAAGAACTGGAAGACAACGGTATATCCGTGGTGAAAAAATCATGATTATCAAGCCACCTTCCCCTGTAAGCTATCTCCTCGAACAATCCGTCTTCCTTGCGGGCTCAATAGAAATGGGCACGGCGGTCGATTGGCAGACTTCAACAGCAGATAAACTCGTGCAGCGTGGTTTCGCTGTTTTCAATCCACGGCGAGACGACTGGGATTCATCGTGGGAGCAATCCATCGAAAATCCCAAATTCGTCGAGCAGGTCGAATGGGAATTGAGTGCGATAGAACTCGCCGATATAATTCTCTTCTATTTCCATCCTGATACATTGAGTCCGATTTCCTTGATGGAATTGGGAATCGCACTCTCTAGACCGTTTTGCGATATTTTCGTTGTTTGTCCAGACGGTTTCTGGCGCAAGGGGAATATCGACGTTCTTTGCAAGTGGTACGGAATTCCTCAATTTCCGACAATTGATGATGCAATCGACAAGATGGCTGTGCAATGAGTTTAAGCGATTTGATATGCTTGGTCATGTCGATGATTGCATTCGGTTTGGGGCTGCATGTTTTCTTCGACCGTCCAGTCCGCAAGACACTTATAGCGTATGACCGCTGTCCGCATGCGATTCTTCACAGAGTTGCTTCTGATTTTTCATTTGATTCGGACCTCTACAGTTGTGGTGCCTGCGATGCCACATTCAGGTTACCGATGGTCGAGGAACTATGACCTATACTTATGCGACGCTGGCGATTTCCAAGAAGGCCTATGACGAAATTCGTCTAAAGCTCAAGGAGGCTTCATATGACCGTCAGATCGATGAAACCGAGCATATCATCGACATGCACGGGATTGCCGTCACTCCCGAGTGGCTGAAAGAGGAAGAATTTATCGAATTCACGACATTTCTAGAAGCATTGCACGCTTTTTCGAAAGCTCCGACATATTTAGACATTGACGACGACACCATAATTATGGCTGATTACCCCAACCATTTTTATCTCACAGCCGGTGAGATACGGGCGCTGAAAAAGTATGCTGCGAAGGAGCTAAAGTCGTGAAAATCTTGAAATATTCCGTGGTGGCCGTGGGGATGCTCCTGACAACACCTGTCTTTGCTGACGATCCTGCGCCCGCGAATAATCCGGGGACCGTCACTATCGATCTGACGAAACTCGACCAGACTTCACGTAATGCCATTCTTGATGAACTGGCATCCGAACGCGCAAAGACGGCGATGCCTGCCATCACCGTTGACAAGGCAAAGGAATGGGCGATCACCGGCAAAGGGATTGGGGACGCAATTGCGGCATCTGCCAAGGCCATGTCGGTCGGCGTCAATGATTTCATCAAGACGCCAGCCGGTACGCTGACCGTCGTGACGATCTTCCTGTACCTGTTCGGACACGCATTCTGGGCGGCGGTCGGCGGCTCTATTGTTTGGATCGTGCTCGGCTGTGTGATCTGGAGATCGTTCATGAAATTTCACGGGCAGAAGATCATAGCCGATAAGGACGGTCGCATGACAACCATCGAATACGATTGGCATAGTCATGATGCGAAAGTCTGGTCGGCGATTGCACATGCTGCTGTCTTCATTTTCGTGAGTGTTTCTATGACGGCAATCATCTTCAGCGCATAGGTCTGTCATGGCGAAATTTATTGAAGTCACGCGTTCGGTCAACAACAGCGAGACGGAGAAGGTCTTCGTCAATTTCGATCACATCTTCGCTTATGTCTCGACCGATAATTGGACACGCTTGCTGGGCCTGACTCCTGACGGCAGCATTTCCAACATCATGGTCGTGCGCGAGACGGTGGCTGAAATCAGAAAGAGACTGAGAAAAGACTAATGAATGAGAATTCCATCCGACAACTCAGTATGCTGAGAGCGTCGATGGAAAAACATGTAGGAAATTTGTCAACCTCTATTGCGGACCCAGACCGAATCGGTGAGATTAGACGCTGGATAGTCACTGTGGAAGAAGTAATTCGGTCATTGAAGGTGAAGAAGTGAGTTTCAACGCCCCCGAACTCCCACGTGAAGTCTACGGCGAAGCTAACATCCGCCTCGGCCAGATCGAAGCCGAACATAACGTCACGGTAGTCTTCGCCGTCGAATCCGGCAGCCGGGCATGGGGATTTCCTTCGCCGGACAGCGACAACGATGTGCGATTCTTCTTTGTGCGCCCGCTTTCCAGATATCTCGCGCTCGACGAGCCAGAGGACGTGATCGAACAGCCTATCACAGGCGTCTGGGATATCAACGGCTGGGATTTGCGTAAGGCGCTCCAACTGCTCGTCAAGGGGAATGCTACGGTCGCTGAATGGCTGTCATCGCCGCTGATCTATCGTGAGCATGGGCCGCTACCATATCGTCTGCGCGATCTCATCAAACGGTATGCGTCGCCGGAGGCGTCGGCGCGACATTACTGGGGACTGACGAATACTTGTTATCAAAAAGAATTCGCCAATCGTCCAACCGCTGCATACATGGAAGAGTTGCGTCAGTCAGGCAACACCATCAAAGGACTGACGACCGTCAACCAGAAGAAATATCTTTACGCGATTCGCGGATCGCTTTCTATCCAGTGGATCAAGCGTTACGGCGAAGTCCCTCCGATGACACTTCCAGCGCTCATGTCGCATGACATCATGGCGCTTGAAGTGCGTGATGAGATCAATGCGCTTTTGAGGCGTAAAGCGATCACGGGTGAAATCGGGGAAGGGTCGCGTATTGCGGTCCTCGACGACTTCATCGAGGAATCTATTACGTGGGTCAAGGATAACGGTATGGACAAGCTGCCGGTCAATCCGAAATTCAAGATAGAAGCAAATCAATTGCTTCTCGATGCGATGGGAGTCGGTGGTGGCTAAGCTCACAAAGAAGGCATTTCAGGAGTGGCTACGCGATCATCCCGACGATGAATTCGAAGGCCGCAATGGATGTAATTGTCCCGTAGCAAAATATTTGCGGGATACGACGCGAAAAGAGTATTTCGTCGGTATCGACGAGTTTTATCTGGATGATGTCGAAGAGCGTAAAAAGCGCCACGACCTGCCTATTTGGGCCATGCGCTTCATCGAGAAAGTCGATAAATTCCATGACATGGTAAGGAAGATTTCCGGTGAGAAATGTCTCATCCTTCTTGAGGAATGCAAATGATCAAAATCAACAAAAGCAGCTTTCGTAGCTGGCTGAAGAACAATCAGAAGTTGAAATTCAGGCCCAGTAATTACTGTTACTGTCCGCTCGCCACGTTTCTTACGATTAAAAGTGGTAAAGTGTACAAGGTAGGGAAAACTATCTGTTGGACGGAAAACATGACATTGGGAGTGCACTTGATGCCGGACGAGCTTCCTCAATGGGCGATAGACTTTGTCGAAAAGATCGATAAAAGCGAGGCTGAATACGTGACATCTACGCGCTGCTTGAAAATCCTCGAACAGGTTTAAGTCAATGAAATACGCGAAGCTTTTAGGTCCTATCAGCAAACGTGCTTTTAAAAAATGGTTGCAAGAGCATAGCACGCTGAAATTCCAAATTTACAATGCATGCAACTGTCCGCTGGCGCAGTTTTTGTCAGATACCCGGCAGGAGAATTATTTTGTTGGAAACCGCACTTTTTACCCGAAACAGATGGGTGCATTCAATATACAGCCCCTTCCGAAATGGGCGCGAGATTTTGTCGAGAAAATCGACAGCAGTATAACTCCTACCTTTGGAACACGACGCTGCTTGAATGTTTTGGAAAAGCTATGACGGAGCCACAAGAGCTTGCACCGATCTCCTATGACGCTTTTCGCACGTTCCTCAGTATCGACTCAGGACGCAAATTCCCGATGCGTCAGTGCTCGAAGTGCGCCATTGCGTCTTTCCTGAAGGAAGTACATTCCATCGAATGCGCGGTCGGTAATACAGCAATCTGGATCAAAAGCGAACTTGGCGCAGCGCTACCCGATTGGGCACAAAAATTCGTACGCGCCGTGGATACAAAGTTCTTCAGTGCGGCCCATGCGACGGGGGCAGAGTGTCTTGCAATTCTGGAGGAAATCGATGGCACGTAGATTGACACTAAAGAAATTTAGGGAATATCTCGAAGATCGTCCGGGTCTAGAATTTGACATGAGAGGTTCTCATGCGAGGTCCTCGTGGTGCCCACTTGCGACGTTTTTAACGACTACGACTGGACAACCTCATTCCGTAGACGGATACATATATTGGGACTGGCATGCCGACAAATCAGGAAATCTGCCGCCTTGGGCAAATAAATTCATAGCAAAATTCGACGCGTTAGGGGCCGGAAAATTTACAGCCAGCAAATGTCTGAAAATTTTAAAGGAAGTCGCATGACACGCTACTTCACAAGCTTTACCAACGAATACACAAATCACGTCATCATGCATGGTGTCTCCGACGAACGCGCGATGCACTTCGAGATCGGAGGCGACGGTATCACATATACAGTCGATATCACGCGGAGGGAAGCGGTCGAACTCAGTCGCCTCATACAATATCTGCTCGATGATCCTGATCCAGCCGTGATGGCGGTAGGAAGCATCAGGTCTCCAGAGACCGAAGACGACGCCGTGATGATGGCACTTGTCGCGACAAACTGGCTTCGCGATCATGCACCGCATCGGCTGACCGAAGAAGGTCAGAAACTCCTGTTTAAAACATCGGAATAGAAAATGAACTCTCTCCCAATCAAAGAAACTCTGCAAAAAGCTCTCGCCATTCTGGATGACGAGAGTCATTGGACAAAACGTGCAAGCGCACGCGATGCGGCAGGGAGAAGTGTAGATGTACTTTCAGGAGAAGCTGTCAGCTTCTGCCTGATTGGCGCGGTATCCAAAGCACTAGATACCTATCCCGGAGTTACGCAACTGAGCACTGAGTATCAGATATGGAATGTGCTTCTCGAAGCCGTCCGCAGTAAATATCCTAACCACAGTGCCAGTAGTTTCAATGATAATCCCCGCACAACGCTTCAAGATGTCCACACTATCTTGAAGGTAGCTATTGCCTCTAAGGAAGCTGCATGAATCGCGAACTCGAAATCGCTGCTGCTGAACTCTGCGATGTTGCAGCCGGATCGGTCGAATATAGCGACTGGCCTGAACTTCAAGATGCCATTGAAAGAGTCCGAAAAGCTCTTCCTCCTATGGAGATTGACTCACAGGCACATCAGCAGGTTTGCGCATCGGAAGATCATCAATCGAGTTGATCACCGATTTATCCTTCTTCACTTTGCGATGCTTGTGTCCGAGACCATGCGTTAGCCCGGGATCGGCACGATAGAATAGATGTGCCCCGATCTTGATGGTTTGCTTCAGCCGCGACCAATCGGGATGGACATAATCTGCGTGATAATACGTTGCACCACCGGTAAGGTCAGGCATCGCACGCTGATATAGAAACAGATTGTAAGCCACCTCATTTGCCATCCTCCATCGCACGTTATCCGTGACACGCTTCTGCTTGCCGTCGCAGTACCAAGAGAATTGGCAATGGTTGTGTTCGACCGTGCGTTCGCCGGTCTTGGGATCGATCACGATCTTTCCCTGATAGATCACTTGGCAGATGCCGTCCGGAAACAAGCCGGAGTGCATGCGGTTGTAGACGACATCGCCGACCGCTTTCATGCCTGCTTCACCCTGAGTCGCTGCTTCCCAATACATATTCCGCGCTAGACAATCGATCTGGCGAAAATCTTCCTTTGTCAGACGAAGTGAAGGATCGAGAATTTGCCGTGACGGATCGGTATGAATCACAAGCGTATGTTCTTTCCAGTCGGTGATCTGCGTCGGCGCACCACTCATCATGAAGATGATGGCACCGAGCATTCCCATACTGAGAAGCCAGTTGAGCAAAGAAAAGAAACGGCCTGTGTTGCGTTTGACACGTGCAATACGGCCCGGTGCTGCTGATACGCTTGCGTTCATGGCGATCTCCTATTTAAGCTACGTTATAATGGGGTTATTACTGGCGGCTTTTTCTCCAGTGACGCCATTCCTCGATCTCGGAGCGCCATATGATAAATTCGTCAACGTCACCCTCCAGTTTGTCGTACGCTTTCTTCAGCGCACGATTTACGCGTCTGATGTGATGGGTATAGATCGCGAGCGCGATCCATCCCACGAAGACGAGAATAACGATGATACCTTGGTTCATATGAACACCCATATGCAGAAACTGAAGAAGACGAACACCCATAAGAAGGTCTTCACGCCATCTTCAATATATTGACGCCAATCGATTGCCGTCGAGAATTTCCATCGCTTCAGCAATTGGCGCGTGGACGATAGATTGGATTTTGTTAAATTTGTCATAATGGCACCGAAAATTTTTCCGTCTTGTAACCGACAGGTGCGATTTCGGTGCGCACACAGTTTTGAAACCAGAGTTTCTGACCGACGCCGAAGTAGATGATCGTATCGCGCGGAAGGCTGCACATATACGTGGCGTCACGCGGAGTCATTTCGAATGCGACCTTATCGCAATCCTTGTTTGCGTTTAGGGCGCAAGCGAGAGCAAGTGCATAAATCATCATGGGCATCTCCCTCAAAGGTTGAGAAACATTATAAAAAGCATATAACCTGCGCCGAGGGTGCCAAGAACGAGAAACGATAGCGATTTGGTCATTTGGCCCTCCCTCGGTTCAGATCGGCTCGACGAAAAGCACTCTACGGGTTAACTATTAAAATGATCTTAAAATTCGAATCTTTTTCTCCCCGGGCGCTAACCATACCCCTTGCACGGGGCGCTAAATGTCGGTAACTTCGACAGGAAATGAGGGATTCGGTCGCCGAAGAAGAATTTTACGCCGATCTAGGGGAGATGCTCGGAACTGGGCACGACTATGTGGTAACGCCGGGACGCTGGAAGAAGCGCTGGGGACCACGGACGCCCGGTAACGGACGATTTTCCGGACACGGGATAGTCAGGTGTTTCGGGGAAACGGTCCATGTGGCGCTCTATAAGCCTCACATCCACGGGATTTACGGCTCCAAGGATGAGGCTTTACGGATGGTTCAAGGGGCGTTGGTAAGGGATTGGTTGAATGGTGAATAAAGCTGCATTAAGAGACCCGATGCCTGATCCGAAATTTCCCCAAGCCGTTCCGTCTTCAACCATGACGTTGGTCCCGACACACGGCCTGCGCTGGAATGGTGATGTTCTGGAACAACGATTCACATCCACAAGCGGCAATACGGAATATTGGATTCCCGTTCCGAAAATCAATCAGCCGAAAGGCATTCCACGCGCATATGGGGAATTTTGAACAAAAGCGTTTCAAGTGGAACCTTAAGACATGTCACCCGTCTTCCAAGCCTACAAAGTCAACGGTCAATCCCTCTCCTACAATGAATTCACGAAAGAAGTTCTTCGGACGATCAAGCGCGCCGATAAAGCTTCTCCATCCTATATTCGAAAGACACTTCGCATGCGTCCGAGCGATAAAAACCGTCTGCAACGAGTTCTGGAAGAACTTGCTTTTCACGGATTTTTGCGGCAGCCGTGCGCTGGTGTCTATCAGGTCCATCCCATGCTTTTGATTGAAGGTGCTTAAATGACTCGTGGAAAAGAACGTCCGTGGATGATCGAAGATCGCGAGGTTTCGAAACGGGAGTTTAAACTCGCACTCCTCAAGATTATTCAGATACTCGGTGAAGCATCTCCAACAGAAGTCGCCGATCACTTGAATATTGACATGACGGTCGATACTGAAAAACGCCGCATATGGAATATTTTCGAAGGTCTTCAAAAGAGTCAACGAATTTTCAAGGTCGCCAGAGGGAAATATAAAGTAAGCCCTCAAATCGAACGGCTCGGTATCAACAAAACTCATCAACTCGAAAACGAGATTGTCAAGCTGCTGCGCGAAAATGGTGGTATTTTGCGACAACGCGATATCCTTGAAGCCTTCGATCTTCGTCCACACGGTGACAATCGTGAGATGATGAAAAACGATTGGCGCTATACGCAGATTCGCACGATGCTCCTTTCTGGTCCGCCGTTTTATACCCACTTAGGACGCGGTATTTATTGTCTCGGAGGGAATGAACTTCAAAAGTTCGTCCTGCTCGGACGATGGGTAAAGCATTTTTTCTATAGCGATTGGTGGCACAACAAGGCACGGTGGTTAGGCTCACCGACGCCTTTCGACAAGTATGAACGCTGCATCGAAGACATCGGTGCCGCATTCAGCGCGGCGCGGCTTCGTTTTGGAAAAACATACGAGGATGTTGCAACAGATGGCGAAGTCTATCAGACATTGGTGATGTTCGCGGAGGCTGCTGAACGTTGTAAGAATCATTTTATTGGTACCTCTGTCTCATATCAAATTCGTGATGAATGGAATAAAAACGAGGAGACAAAAGGTACAGAAATTTCTGAGCTTGACATGCACATTGCGATTCTTCGTCGGTTCGAAGAGGGCGAGACAATGATCCACGACTGCGCACCTTTGGAATTCTACACCGCATGCGCCGATCTCTATAAGGTGTGTCCGCTCTCTCTTTCGCGCGGTGCGGTTATTCCTGTTCTTCCTAATCTTTCGGAAGCTGACTGGGACAACATGCCAGCCGAGATGCGGGAGTTCCTAGAGACCGAAGAAGCACTCTATGAAGAGCGAATGAACGCAAGGGATGCGGAAAGAGCGCTTCAAGGATTGGAAGAAGAAGTTACCACCCTTGTCGAACAAGACGATGCAGCCTGATGGAATTTGTTACTGCCATCCGTCCACTTGAAATCGACCAATCCGGACAACGTTTCGAAGTCACACTCAAAGGTGGCTTATCGGGCACACGCACCATCATCGTCGGCGAGAAAGAAATCGCCGACTATTGGTGGGATGGACACCAAAGCTGCTGGCAAACCCTGCTTGAATGAGTTACCACCAATTCAATCCCTAATCCCAAAATTATTCCCTTTTTGACCCTTACACCCTCTTGACAGGGCATGACATGTCGATAAGCTCGACAGGTCGAAGGGATTCATCATGACGCGCTACATCGATTTCAGGCATTGCGACTGGATGTTCAAGCCTGACATCTCCAAGATCATGGATACATTGGAGAATGCCAGATTTGTGGGTGGCGCTGTGCGTGATTCGGTGCTCGGGCTTCCGATCAGGGATATCGATCTGGCGACGCCTATGACACCTGATATCGTTTCGCTCAAGCTTCAGGCAGCCGGGATCAAGGTGATTCCTACCGGCCTCCAGCATGGCACGGTGACCGCCATCTGCGGAAACACATCCGTCGAGATCACGACATTGCGCCGCGATACGGCAACAGACGGGCGACACGCGACCATCGAATTCACGGAAGACTGGGAAGAAGATGCGGCCCGGCGTGACTTCACGATGAATGCTCTTTATGCCGATAGAGATTGTCGTCTTTACGACTATTTCGATGGGTATGTCGATGCACGGGGTGGCATCGTTCGGTTCGTTGGTGATCCCACAAAACGCATTCAGGAAGACTATTTGCGCATCTTGAGGCTGTTCCGTTTTCACGCCTCTTATGGATACGGGGCGATGGACCCGGACGCGCTCCGGGCTGTCGTGCGCGAACGGGATGGCCTCGTGAAAATCTCGGGCGAACGAATTCAGGCAGAACTTTTCAAGACACTTGCAGTTGCCGATCCGATCCATGCGATTCGCCTCATGCGTATCAGCGGAGTTCTCGGACAATTTGTGCCGGGCGACATCCAAATGGACAATTTTGAGCGCCTCGTCGATAACGGCGAGACCGATGTTATTCTGCGGCTGGCATCACTGATCGGGTCCATTGAGGACGCTCAGTATGTTACCAGCCGGTTGCGATTTTCCAAGAAAGACCGCGAACGTCTGGAAGGATTGCTTGGTGCGTTTCCGCTGATCAACGTCTGGCAGTCCATCGAGAAAACCAAGCGTCAAATCTGCAAGATGGGCAATCAACGCTTCCGCGATCATTGCGCACTTTTCCGTGCCGCCGATCCCGTCGAAGACAATGATGCGAACTGGCATATTCTGATTCGTTTCGCAGAGACGTGGACACCTCCGGATTTTCCGATCAACGGCGATATGATTATCGCGGGCGGTATCAAGCCGGGTAAAATTGTTGGCGCTATTCTCAACGATATCAAAGAATGGTGGATGAACAACAATTTTCCCGTAGATTCTTCTCTTGTTGCCTACATGCAATCGCGGATTAAGTTCGCAGCGAAGACACTGGCGATGGAGGATTCCGTATGAGTATCTGGCAACTGGGCATTGGCGATGTCGTTGCGATGCTGAAAGCGCGTGTGGTACACGGCAACAGCAAAGAAGATGTCATCAAACTTGACTTTAAAGCCAAGCCGAAGCGGCGCATGCTTTTCCTTTATCTTGGTGATGAACCAGTCGATGGAAGCGCACCGCTGGATTGCAAGCAACGCTTGCGCGATCTTGGGTGGGTTGAGAAAAACTCTGAGGTCGCGGATTAAGTTCTGGAAGGACGTGTGATTATGTCTGACAATTCTCAGCATGAAAAAGTCTACAAATGAGCGATCTGCATTGCGCTTTCATCGGGGCTGTCATCGTCATCGCTGCGTTCACGCTTGGCGCGTGGAAAATCTCCGGGCAGATCGGATACGAACGTGGTGCCAGCTTCGAAAATTACGAAGCGGCTGCCGATTTCCAGAACAATCGTGGGACGATGGCACAGCTTGGCGTTTGCCGGTGGGCTCAAGTATATGCGGATTGTTCTTTGAAGGATGGTCCGAAGCAATGACATGGTGGCAAATCGCGCTGATGATCTGGGCTGCATGTGGAATCATTCCATCTCTCGCCTTCCAACTCATCTTTGGCGGCTACATGTATAGCGCTAAGAGTCCGTGGTATATGCGTCTCGATATCTACGCATTTATCTGGATTATTTTCTGGTGCGGCTGCATGGGGCCGCTCGCAGGAATCGTTACGATCATTCACTTTCAGGAGGAAATGAGATGATCACGTCTCTTATCGTTGCGTTGCTCGTCTCGTTCTTCGCTTTGTGGATGCGCTGGCTCTTTGTCGCGATTGTCTGCTGGGTTGTTATCGCGTGGATCGTGATGGGCTGGTTGCTGGCATTGTTTTTCACGACGTTGTTCTGGATGGTCTTAATCGCCATCTTCATGGGACTGATGGTTTGGCTTCTTTACTAGTCGGTGATCACATGACGTTCTGGATTATCATGATACCCGTCGTTGTCTGCTTGGCGCTTCGCAGCATGCCGATCAATCATCCACGCGGATTTGGGCGCGGACCACGGCGATGACTCGGTCTTCTACACCTGCTCGCGATTTCCTTGACGAATGGCTGACGAAGCAGCGGACAGCCGGAACATATCAACTGGTCAATTTGACCACTGGAAGAATCATATTCTCACGCTGCACACAATTATATGCGGAGGGTTTTATCGAAACGATAAGAAATTGTGAGCCGAATAATAAAGATGAATATGAGATCAGGAGCATTCAATGATCTGGTCCATGCGCGATCCTACGCCCGGCGTGGGTGATGAAACTCCGTTGTGGTTCATCTTGATCATGCTCGGCTGCGCAGCTATCTTCGCATTCATATTTTGGACAGCGCTCGTGGTGTGGTCGTGAAGGATATATGGATTTTCCTATTCTCTGTGTTCGGCGTGTGCATCATCATGGGATGTGCATTCATGTTCAGCAGCGCTGATCGTTGGAATACCGATAATCAGGGCTTAACCGTCGAGGAAACAGTCAGAAGAGCAACGATTTGTCGAAGCGGAGGAATGCAGCCGCAGACAATGGTGAATGTCTTCACAAGTCAGGTCATTGACGTACGTTGTATCACGTACCACTAAGGATAAAGACGTGAATATCGGATATTCCGTGAGTGATGCCTGATGCGGGTCGTCGGCTCTCACAACCCAAGTGATTGTGGAGTGTGCGCCGTCGCGTGCGCTCTCGATGTAAGTTACGAACAGGCATTCGGCTTCTTCGATTTTCAGAGACGGACAAAATTTGGTACGACGACGAAAGATGTTGTGAAGGCGTTGCATCGGTCGCATCTGGTCTTGGCGACCTCGCGCAAGCTTTTGCGCGTGCCGATGACATCATGGGAAGGACTCAAAACTGTCATACCTGCCGGAGCGCGTGTCATTCTTAAACTCCATCATCAGCGAATGGGGTGGTGAGTCAGTTTGAAAAACCTAACTTCCCAGACGAAGAGCGACCCTAAGCCGCATCAGTCCGAAGAATTGAGTTTGAATTCAACAAATGCGAATCCTAAAAACTCGATCCAACCTCGAAGTTGCCCGCTTGTGCTGGTTGAGTGGGAAGATAGCAGGCAACCCGCCGCAGAATGGCTTCGTATTTCTGATCTCGGCGCGTGGTCAATTGTTCAGTGCATGTCAGTTGGTTGGCTTCTTCATAAAGACAAAGAAGTAGTCGTTATTGCGCCCAATATGGGCGACATCAATGATGAAGATGCTTTGCAGGCCTCAGGCGTGATGCAAATAGCAGCGCGCGCCGTCACAAAGATCACAGGCATTATAGAAGGTGAGGTCATTTTTTCTTTGGTGCAGCCTTCTTTGGCGATTTCCCCCGTGCATGAGGCAGTGCAACAGCGGCAATCTTCTTAAGTTGAGCAGGTGTTACAGTCTTTTTAGTGCCATCCAATATCTTAGCTAGGAGCGCTGCAAGCTCTGGTCCTATTGTTTCATTTGTAGCCATCTGTTCCTCCAATATGCGTTGCGAGCCATCTCTCGCAAATCACTATTTCTTATGTCATAATTTCCCTAGATCGGCCAAGCCGATTCGGGGCGTGAGAACCCCACACCTAACGGCTTTTGTGCAGCCGTGATCCAGCACTCCTCGACCGTATGGTCGGGGAGGCCGTCGCGCATGTTCAGGGCGAAAGCCTAAAGGCGGCGGCGAACCCGCTTAGGTGTGGTTTTCTCAACTCCCCGATCACCAGTCGGAGGGCGGAGGGCCTATGAAGGGTTGGATATTTGCGACGCTTGCATTTCTGATAACTCCAGCGATTGGCGCAGAATTTACAGATGCAGACGGTGGGCAAGCGATAATCGCTGCATTTCGTGCGCACAGCGCGTTTGATAGTCAACTCATTGACTATCCAAGCGCGAGATTCCGTAACACCGTCGCGCACTATTTCATACGCTCTGATAATAAGAAGGCCTATTTCCTGTGTGGTGAGGTGAATTCGAAAAATGGGTTGGGTGGATACAGTGGGTGGGTGCCATTTCTCGTATCGGGAGATGGAACTGTAGAGCTTCCGGTAAACGGCATTGCTCCTTTTGTATCTGAAATCTGCGCGCCAGACGCAATTAATCCCACAGTCATCGACCATGTGCGTCCCGATTACAGCCAACTTCTGTATCAAAGCATGACGCCAGAAAAATTCGCCGAACAATTGGGATTGGTAAGCAAAAAATAGTTTCTATGACCGACGCGTCCCTGCTCAGTTCAGCGAGGACAGATCAAAGGATTATTCCGCACAAATGACCTACGCGGGAAAGTAGCGTTGACGTGTGCCAGATCAACCATTCGAGTTATGTGAGGGTTAAATGCGCATTCTCCTCTGGGTAGCCATCATTATGATACCCGTTTTTGCTGGTGTTCTATTTTTAGCGAGTAACACGAAGCAGTCGTTGCTCACGCCTGCGTCCGTACCAACAGCGGCCACAATTCCCGAGCCCCGTGATGATGCCGATCTAGCGAAGGAAGTTGCAAAAGAAACTCCCTCTACCGAAGAATTAATAAAATCCAAGCTCACCGATCCCGACAGCGCACGCTTCCGAAATGTTATGGCAGTGCGGCCCAAATCATTTTCGTCAGGTTTTCTGTTCTGCGGTGAAGTGAACGCGAAGAATCAACTTGGAGGCTATGTGGGATTTCAGCCGTTTTTGGCAGTGGGGGAGACTGCGTATATCGTAACAGACGGTTCAATAGCAGAAAATCTGTTCAACAGTTTTTGTCTTCAGGGAAAACCGTTGATGAGAGTGTCGTTTAACTAGCGAAGCTGTCTGGAACTGGTGCAGATAGAAATTTGTGATATTTATCATGAATAGGTCTCAAAGCAGCGCTGGCAGGGTTTATTAGCCCTCTACTAATCTAAACTCGGTCACTACCAAGACGCTGTATTTTTTGACATGTACTTATCAATGTAGTAAAATGTTCTTCTAGGCTAAAAAGTTTTTAGCGACGCGACGAAAACGCGCAATTCGTCAATCGAGAAAGATTATTGAGATGGATAGGGTAAGACCGCGCAAGCGATCTGACTTCGCGGATAGGTGTCGGCCCGACGACAAGCAGGTCCCTGCGCTGGGTGAATTGAAGGTCTATGACCCGATGGACTATGGTGCAAAGGGGGATGGCGAAACCGATGACAGCAAGGCGTTTCGTGCGATTATGGATTTAGTGGCACTTCGAAGTGAATAATTGTATGCGCCTTATAAGCATCAGCTTGTCCACAGTGTGGACAAGCTAGCACCCAAGCGCCGTCACCACAAAAGCTGACGCTTTTCGACTTCAGAGTATCCTCCATCACCGCGATATTTTTACTACAGTAAGCGCACCCTACTCCGTAGTACCAATTTCCCGGTAATTCACCGGGCAAATCGGTTATTCTATAAAGACGGCCAAGTGGACCCATATCGACGGTATGTAAAATCATTTCATCCTCGGTCGAATATGTATCCGACTCTAACATGACCACACAGTCCCTACGACATTAAACTATTTTTGTCGCGACCGTTTGGAAATTATGTTGGCTTGCGATTCTTTAGTTTTGGTTCCTTTTGCCGGGTAGTGTTTACTCTTCGCTCGCTATTTCCGTGTTGCTCGGAGAAGCTCTTTCATACGGGACTGACGCCCAACCTTGGCAGGCTGCTGTCGAGTGCGATACTTGCCCACCAGACAGATCGCGCATTCTGAGTAGTCGAATCGTGCAAGCGTGCGCGCGCACTCCAGCGCTTCTTCCTTAGTGTCGAACGCATACCAGACCGTGCGCTTCTGCACGCCGGGACGGCGTCCGCGCCCACGCTGGCAATTCCGACACGTGCTCAAGTGAAGCTTGGCTTCGGGCTTCACCGGGTCGAACATGACGAAGTGGGGCTTGTTCGATTCTTCGCCCTCGCTAAGTGGCGTATAGGCTTGCGTGGACGTGATTTGTTTTACCTTTGGCTCGGCGCGTCCGAGCCAGTAGGTTTCGATCTCGTCCAACAGATCATCATACGTCCAGACTCGATTTGTCACGCCTGCTTTCATGGCTGGAGTAAGAGAACACTCAGCCTTCCCCAAACCGGCATGCGCCTTCACAAAGTTGTAGTACGCGACGTAGATCGCCTGCGCGTGGCAATGGTTTTCGAACTTCTTGGAAAACCTGTATGTCCTTCGGTTGAAGCGGCTGATGTAATTGCGGATCGTTCCGTTGTGCCTCTCAACGTAGCTCGTGGATGCTTTCAGAATCTCATCAGCATCGGCCTTGAGCGAGTATTTCTTGATGCCATATACGGTCACGAAGCTGTCACCGGTTTCTCGGTCCCACCCGCCTTTCATCTGTTTCTTAAGAATGACGTGCTTGGCGTTTGAGCCAAAAGCATCGTCGATTATGCGTGGATAAACACTAAATGAATCTGTCGCGATAACCACGGGACCGGGAATGCGATTTCGTAAATCGCGAAAGAATTCTCGTCCAGTTGTGACATCACGTGTGCCAATGCGGACACTGACAAGGAGTTTGCTGTCAGGATCGATTGCGACCCATGACCACGCGTCCCCCACATGCTTGGGCTTGAAATTTTTCGGAAATTTGCACTGCCCGGCCATATATTGCTTGGCGTAGCAATATGACCAAATCTCGTCGGCTTCGATTCGTTTCGTGAGGTTGAGGCCGCGTACCTCCCTGTCATGGACATAGGCGAGTGCTTCGCCATTCATAGCAAGATGTCGCCGGACTGTGTTCATTGAACAGCCGGTAATTTCCGCGATGCCCCTGATGCCGTTATTGTTGCAGATCAGAATGAGTATTTCGCGCCGCTTGGCTCTTGAAAGTTTTTTCAATCGTGTCGCCCTCTTGAATGGCGACGCCCGATATTACCGCGTTAACCTAGGAATTCCGTTAAGCTCGCAAAGTTTTGCGCCTCTTTGATTTCCTTTTGCGCTTTGTACGGCCTTTTGATTCTTCGCACTCACCTAGCGCGAGGCGAATCACCATGATTCCCGACTTGATCGGGTCGCGGGGGCGGCTAGGATGCGCTGGCCGTTTGGGCATGGTGATCGATGTACGTCAGTCTAGGCGGTGGGGCAACGCGTATGCGGCTCTCACAAGTCGTCCTACGGCGGTCCGCTTATTGGACGCCACGATGCAAGGTACATTATTGATGGACCCTTGATAGACCCGTCGGCGACCGCGACGCATTGCGGATACGGACAGCGTCAACTTGGATAGCCGGAAGCGGAAAAGTTCGGTGGATTTTTTCACGGGGCACCTCTAGTCGAGGTGCCAAAAATGCAGGCGAAAGGCCGGGAAACAAGGAAACAGAGTTAGAGTCGGCCAAAATGAGTCACCACCGCGAATGGGAAAGAATTGGCATTGGGCTGCGTATGGTGATAGTCATATTTATGATTCTACCCTCCCAAAGCCTTTTCATATCTCGAATCACAAAAAGGTAACAGACCTGCGACCGATGAGCTATATCCACATTGAGAGGAAATATCCCGATGTCAGCCAATAGCTCAAGCGTGTTGTGGACCGAGTAATGATCTGGCGCGGTTTCTTCATCGTCTTGTCCGTCGTCGCTGTTTGCACGGCGATGCAGCTTTTGTGAGGCACAGATGCTTTTCATCGTCGCATGGATTGTGACTGCGGCAGGTAGCTTCTATGCGTTCGACATTGGCGTGACGAGCCCGCGTCCGCTTGTCTATCGTAAGTGGGGTGCTCGTGGGTTTCTGACCGGCGTGCTACTACTCGCTTTGGCGTTCGTATTGATGTGTGTTCAAAACGGAGATTTCCAATGACGATGGAACACAAAATCGAACCGGTCCATTGCACCACGCTCGACATGGCTGCGCCGAAAGCAAACGCGACGCCGGAATTCCTCGCGGCATGCGATAAGTATTTCTACAATTTCGCAAAGCCAATCGTGCAGCAGGAAGGTGAGAAGGCATTGCTGTGTTTTCATTGCGGTGAAGCTTTGACCGGCTTGATGTCGATGATACTCGGCAGCGGTGGTTTTGAATGGGGTATTGTGCATGGTGAGGGTCGCTGCGCCGGATGTCATTGGCCTGCTCGGGCAAATCACTATGCCAAGAAGGAAGATGGGACCGAACTTTTTACGTTGACAGGATTCGTCTTGTGCTACCATCCGGATAATGTCGAAATGAAGACGATCAAGAGGAAGGCAAAAGGCGAATGAAGTTCCGGAACATCTATGTTGCTGCGCGCAGCGACAATCTTTCATGGCTAACTGTTGCCATGAACGATGTCGAAGATACATTGCTCATCAGCACCAAGATCAACGAAAAGGACTCCAATACCGTCGAAAGTTATACGTGTTTCAAGATGATGCCGGAAGAGGCACAGAGGCTGTTTGCGGCTTTGGGCGAATATCTTTACGGCAAGGAATCGATGGCGAAAGTCAACGAGATCGTCGGTCAATGATTCCTTAACTATTTTCCTGCTACACCCTTGCGCGTCGCTCGGAACTGGTATCTATTCCCGACAGGTCGCGCCTCGGACTCACTCAGGGGCGGAGTAGCCAGATGGCAAACCACCCCAACCGCTCCAAAAAAGAAAAGCATCCGCTCGATATTCAGCGCGATGCCGATATGGCCCTTATCCGCGCCATTGCCTCCCGCGCCGTCACTGAATATTCGAATTTCAATGTGCGCATCGACCGACTCGATACGCTGATGGATGTGATGTGCGTACACTTTTCCGTTCAGCGCCTCCGGCTCGCCGATCTGTTGGCAGCCGATACTGGCAACTTCATGCACGACATCACCAAAATCAATCGGCATCTGGATCGAGAGAACACGGTTTTTCTTGAAGGTTTCTCACCGCGCTATTGCGACCGGAATTACGATGGTGTGGTGCTGAAGGTGCCAGCATGATGTCCGAGAATGCGAAATTCGTCGCCGCGCTGGCAAGTCAAGACACGTTCTTGGCTCCCAGTCCCGCGCTTCTCGTCAAGCTCGGTTCCATCATCGTGCATGCCGATGAGTTCACGTCAGGTGACGGGCATGAGTTCGATCTGGGAGCCATGAAGGTGCTTCTCGCCGATCCGGCTGTCAAGGCGTGGATTGCGGATGGGACGAAGCGTGCGTTGCTTCCTCTGAAGCGGAAGAAGATTTGATGCGCTACTATCTCGATACGGAATTCAATGGACATGACGGCGATCTCTTGAGCATCGGCCTTGTCAGCGAAGACCTGCAAAAACATTTCTACGGAATCAGGGAATACAGGCGGATCGCGGTTCACCCATGGGTAAAAGAGAACGTCTATCCCGTTCTTAAATCCGTTCCATCTTTCGTCGATACTGCATATTTTGCGGATTCTCCATCGCTCGGGAAAGCGATTGCGAAATTTCTTGAAAATGATTCCGATCCAGTGATCATCACCGACTGGCCCGAGGATATCGCCTATTTCTGCAAGGCGTTGATCACGTCACCGGGATGGATGGTCGATATCCGTGCTCTGAAGTTCGAAATGTACTGCGTCAATGCGTATCCGACCGCACTCGCTGATGCGGTTCAGCACAATGCATGGTGGGATGCAATGGCGTTGCGGCATGTTCTTTATGCGGTGCTGAACACATGACGCGCAAGATCACTGTCGCCATGCTCGACAAAGCCAAAGCATGTAAACCACAGCGCGACATCTTCCAAGTTCTCGACATCGAAAACCTCCAATTTACCGAGAAACTTTGTCGGGAGTTTTCGCATGTGTTCGATTTTCTCTGGGCTGCCAACAATCTTCTGACCGCCGAAGCACACTGCGTACTTCGCGAACACTATGAAGAAATTCTCATAAAATACAAACGTGAACCTATCGAACTGATAGGGGTAGATTATTTGCTGGCATTCGCGCGTCGCATTGAAGCTGATGGAGAACGGCGACTTGCGATGAGTGCCGATTATGCGAGTGCGTTCTATCACGCGTGGGTTTCAAAGGAGAATGAGATCGGAGAGCCTCTTTATACGCTTCGGCGCAAATGGATTGAAGAACTCATGTCTGCGCCGGGTTCGCCATGATGCCAATGGACAATTTTCATTTCGACATCACAGCCCGTCCGGCTCACAAGTTGCGGGCTGACGACGATACGCCCGACACGCTGGAACTCGCAATGCGGATCGCGTTTCTCCACCAGCGGGTCGCGACGCACTATTGCATTCATCCGGAAAAAGGACTCGTTTTCTTTTGGGCACAATCTACACGCTCTTTGATATTGAAATCGATTCCACTTCCTTTTGAACTCGATTATCTAGGCGCAGCCGATTGGGCACGTCGTTGGCTTCGAGAACAGGATTACGGTCCTGAACCGAATCATGATGGCTCGAATGTGCGCGGCTGGCGTGTCTACAATGAAGATTGGGGTCACGTCGCCGACGACTGGGCAGCATTCGTAGCCATACGCCCGGAATGGGCGATGCTGGGCAAATAACATGATCACAATCAAACTCCGCTGCCCGCGCTGCTATTCTCGCTCGTTTCAACTCGTCGAAACGGTTGAGATTTTACAGGTGTACAGCGTCATCGGTGGAACCATCGAACCAAACGAACGCGATGAAGAATATCTCGGCTGTCAAAAGGTCGAAGGCAGTTGCGTGTGCGGGCATAAGTGGCGTCTGCGCGGTGTTGTTAGTATCGATGGGATTAAGGAGGTCGCATGATCGACGGTTGGCTGCGTGCGCATCCGCGTGTTGAATATTGGGGCGCGCTCGTGCTGTCGATGTTCATCATCGCATCGCTTCTCTATGTGGGAACGAAATGACCGCGAAGCAGAAAATCCCGGTCGATCACGTTGACGGCGTCACGGAATACGAACTCGTGACGCCTCCGTATTACGACTTCAATTTCGAACGCTTCATGGCGTCCGTCAGCACGGAGCGCGGACTTCGCTTTGTTACGTGCTCGATGATCGAGGACAGCGGTAAAGCTGTTTGGGTGTTCTTGGTGCATATCGAGACCGGATTTCCACCGGGACCGGCAAAAGAGGAAATGCAATATGTATAAAGCCCGTTTGCGCAAAGCCATCGCATTTATTAGGACTCTCGATTATGAAAACATCAATATGGTGATTTTTTCGCCTACTCTTGTGTCGCAAAAATGCAAATTTATCGGTTGTGCTGTCGGACATATGGCACACAAGAAAGTTTTCGAGGGTCTTAAATTAGACAACAACACGGTTACCTATAAACGCGCGCGCAATATGGAGGCGGTTGAGAAGTTGTTCGGACTCAAGCACCACGAAGCTATTTATCTCTTCGGGCCGTTTTGGGGCAGCTACGAAAAAGGTACGCAAGAACCTACTCCGAAAAATATTGCCAGACGTATTGAACGCTTTCTGGTAAATCCGGAGCAACCGGGTGTTGCAAAACTCATTCGCCGCGCTGATTTGATGGGAGAATATCATGTATAAAGTCCGTTTGCGCAAAGCTGCTGCTTTCACCAAGACCATCGATCCGAACTCATTCATCATGACGGTCTTCAGCGGAAGCTGGGCATGTGGTTTTGTCGGATGTGCGATGGGCCACATGGCGCATGCAAAAGTCTTTCGCGGATTGGTTATGCGTAACGCTATAATCGCTTACAAAGGGCAATTCGGTATGGATGCTGTCCGGGAATTGTTCGGCCTCAAGAGAAGCGAAACTTATTATCTGTTTGGGCCTTCATGGGAAATCTATGATCGTGCTTTGCCTGATGTAACTCCGAAAAATGTTGCGCGTCGTATAGAGCGGTTCATTGCCAATCCTGAAATTGCCCGTGTTGATCAACTCTTGCATTTGGATGAGTACTGATGAAATGTCCAAAATGCGGTTCGGAAGAGTGCTATCGCGATAGCGTGGATATCGGCGTCGGCATCATACACGGCCCGTACGGTTGTCCTGAATGCGGATGGTCCGAGGACCCGCAATACGATCTTTCCGAAGGCCGCGATCCGGTCGATGAAAGAGGTGGTGCAATCGATCAGTATGGCGGCTATCATCCGCCCGGCTCGACGATGGCGTTGAGTTATCAGTATGCACGCGAAGCTGAGAATATGGCTTCTGAACCCATTGACAACCAACTAGAGCCAGAGTAAGGCTTGGAAAGTCAAAAAGGACTCTTTCTGATGGGAACGCGCGCTGACTTCTACGTTGGAAAAGGTAAAGATGCCGAATGGATCGGCTCGATTGCAATGGACGGCTATCGGGATGGTATTGCAGGATACATTCTAAAGGCCAAGAACGAAACGGTCTATCGTAAAGCAGTCGAAACTTTTCTCAAGAGCCGTGACGATGCACGCTTTCCCGATCAGGGCTGGCCGTGGCCTTGGGATGATAGCGGAACGTCAGATTGCTCCTACTGGTTCTTCGATGGACAGTGTTGGGATGCACACGGCGCTTACATGGTCAATGGCGATTGTGGTGAGCACGACGTGTTTCTTTCTTGCCGGGTTCCTGAACTCGAATCCGGATATCAAGATGAGGATGGCTTTTTCCTACCGGAGAGGATCGGCGAGCTACAGACAGTTGAGTATCCGTGCATGACGACGAAGCGCGGCAAGCTCTCATACGATGGCATGCTACTGCTGAGGACACGATGAGACATCAACTCATTGACGATACGCTCTATGTCGAACGTGATCCCAAGACCGGCGCGACGCTCGGCATTATCGGACGCTGCACATGCGGCTGGACGACGGGTCATCGCTTCTCCAGTGCGATTGCATCGGTAGCGTTCGCCGATCATCAGGAAGCGCAACGGAAGAGAGAATCATGATCATCGTAAAGTTCGCGATCTTTCACAAATATTGGGATGACGATTTTCCGTGTTATGGTCCGGAAAAAGCTTTCTTCGCGACATATCCGCTGGCGGAGCGCGCGCTTGCAACTGGGAAGTACGACGATCCCAATTTTCCTCCGGTGATTATGAATGTCACGGTCGAGAAGGATATGTTGAAATGACGAAGCCTGTACCCAAGAAGCCGAAAGTCTATATCACACTCGAAAACGCCACGTCGATGCAGTACGAAGTCGCTACTGCTCCGTACTATTGTGCTGAACACAATCGTTTCTATGGTGCAGTCCTGACCAATGCAGGACGACGCGGCATTGTGTGCTCCATGATTGATCCGTCAGGTAAATGCGTCTGGGCATTCCAACATTATGTTCAAGGCGAACCATATGAACGCACTCTCCCAAGGGGAATGAAAATATGAGTCTCCTGACCGAAACCGCCGACTATGCCGAACCCGGCTCGTGGGGACGTATGAGTAATGGCTGGCCCGGCATCAAAGGTGATCAGGCTTACGACATGTACGTGTTCGCGAATTGTTGCGAGACCATTCCCTATGGCAGCTACGTCCTGATGGGACAAAAGGGCCAGTACGGTTGTAAGGAATCCTATCTCCGCGTTCACGTCGATCATATCGAGCAATTGAAGGCCGACTTCAAAGCCGCTGGCGAACCCTCCTCGATGGAGAGCGTGGAACGCCGGGAGAAAACAGGCAAGCGCGATAAATGGGGCAATCATGGTCATGCCCCGAAATGGTGGTGAGATGCCATTCATCAATATCGCCGATATCGTAGACCCAACCGATCCCGAGAAGCGAACGTTTCGGCAGATCAACGCTGCAACAAAGCATGCGATCCCGATTGGCGCGCTCGTCGAGTTGGAAAGTGGTGTGCGCATGTTCGTGGCTGAACATGATCGCGATTGCGATATGACGCCGCTTTACGCGTTGGCACCGTCACTGGACACACATAAATATAAGTGGTTCTGTGGATGGCCCGAGGAGAGTTTGAAGATCGTGTCATGACCGTTAGATCGCGCATTCCGAAGTCGATAAGCTCGCCGATGAATTGTTCTCAGACATTCAGCGTGCGCAGGGTTACGCGTATGTCAGCGACGGCGAGACATTCAAGACCAAGGCAAAGTTCTTCGAACGCATTCGCGGTCGCCTGCTGTGGCAGAAGAAAGGCGTCGAAATCATGACGGCGTTTCTGGAAAAACACGGGGAGTTGAAGTGATCCACGAGAGATGCCCGTCCTGCACTTCTGAAGATTTTGTGAGAGGCCCTCTCACAAACAAAGCTACCGGACAAATCGCCGGAGAGTATTTCCAATGCAATAGCTGTAAAGCTGGTGGCATGAATCTGGAATTAAATGTCGAAGAGATGGAAACGGAAGTCCCCGTTAAATTTGTGAGCGGACCCTCCGATACGGTGGCCTCATGATCACAGCCGCCATCAAGATCACGCTCGCGGGTCCGAACGGCTCGGTCGAACTGGATGTCACGCCGGAGGAATTCGATCTTCTTCGCGAGTGGTTCAACGTCGCCGAAAGCGCTGCGGAAGATATGAAAAACTATTCATTCAAGCCGGATCGTGCTTTCGCGAAGCGGCTTGGAGATGCCGCCATCGAAGCCGGTCTTTATGAGGAGGGAGATCACTGGTGAACGAACACATAGAAAAAGAAGATATGGAAGCGATCAAGTATCTCGATACATGCTTCCGCCGCAATGTCGTGACCATCGACAGTGGGGGGTATCAAAATGAAGTCTATATCCGTGCACTCCATCGCGTCCTGAAGGCGATGGTTTCACGCCAATTCACGGTCGTTCAACCCGATAATGCCGTGAAGACATTCATCGAAGCCAATTTGTTGATGGCACCATGACGCTGGACCTTGAGGCCATCGAAACCCGCACCAATGGTGCATCCCCAGCGCCGTGGACGTTCCGCGATGTCTCGGGTGCCGGACTCCAAATTTCCGCGATCCTGCCTGCCGGATTCAAATTCGACGCGACCTGCCGGGATGCGGACGGCAACCGCGAGTTCATGCATTACACGATGCGGCAGGACATCTGGGTCCAGATCGCGGACGCCCGTTGGGTCCAGTTCGGGACTGGTCCTTGGACTGAGTTACAAGAACGCAATGCCGAGTTCATCGCCCATGCACGCGCCGATGTCCCGGCGCTCGTCGAGGAGGTGAAACGCTTGACGGCGCACAATACGGCTTTGCGCGCGACCGTTCTGACGATGCAGGCCGATATGCGCGACCGGGCGGCGAAAATCGCCAGCGATCACGTGGGACGGGCTGAACGAGATCGGCATAGGCGTGGCATCACCTTCTCGTCGTTGTCTTACGAGGTACAAGAGGAAATCCGGGCTGAGTCGCGCGGCGAGAACATCGCAGCCGAATCCATCGCCAAAGAAATTCTTGCACTTCCGGTCCATTCGATATGAGACATTACATCATAAGCGCATCGCGCCCGACGCCGATGTACCCGGATCGGCAGTTTCACATCTATGCCGATTCGATGGAAGAAGCGCGGTTGATTTTCTTCTCAACGCCTTCAGCATTCCGCTACGGCTTGGGAATTCTCTCGATCACGTGTCTGCCATGACCAAATGTCAATCCTGCGAAATCCCGCTTGAAGTTCCAATCGCGGATGGCTTAGGCTTTCTTGCTGTCTACCATACCTATCCGAAGCTTGGGCGCAATGGGCCGTACTGTCCACCGTGCTTACGCATGATCTTGCAAGGACTGACACTTGGATTAAACGGTCGATGGCAAGAAGGTGCATGGCTACGGCGCGCAGTATGACCAAATTGCTATCCCGGTTGAAACTCGCATTCCGAGACCTGCACTGGAAGCTCGCCCACTGGCGCTTGCGGGACTACCGATGGACGGTCGAAATCTGGCTGACGCGGCGTGGATGGCTTTCGTGTTCGCTCTGCGCCGGACGCAGGCACGTCCTTACGTCCTCGAAAATCGACACCGGCATTGTAGGCTGTCCGCGTTGCGGCGACGCGGGATGTATGTAATCACCCGTAGGGGATATTTACGTTCATGTTTTGTACTTCAAGACCTGAGAGGAGATCATCATGTCCTTGGCTTTCAACTGGCTATCGCACCCCGGTATCGTCTTGCGGGCCGAGATCGACGGAGAGGCGTTTGAGACGGTCCTGACCGACTGGTCGGGAGTCGGCGGTATCGGAGAAGGGCGCATCAAGTTCAACCGTGACGAGATGCTGAGGCTGCTCCAGAACGTGCCGATGCTCGCAGCAGCGGTCTTCGTGGTGGCGGTGCGCCTGAATGGTATTTGCCGGGTCGGCGAGGATCGCTCGAAATTGCTGCCGATCATTTCGCTGGTGCCGTTGCTGACGCCGGAGGGGACGAGGATGGTCGCGGAGGGGTACGAGCCGGGTTGAGCTTTTGGAATGAGGCAGTTATGACGATAGTTCCCGATTGATGGATTCTCAGAATGCCGTGGATGACGACCTACACGAAGACGGATAATGCAACTTACCTGAAAGCTCAAAAGCTCCACTTCATCGTGCATACAACTTCGGGGCAGCTTGGGGGCACGTCTCTGTGTGGGCGAAAACCGCCTTTGGGATGGAGATATAACACGCCTGCGTGGCGTTACTGCGCAAAATGCTTGACATTATATGAGGCTCCACAAAATAAACCTAAAATTACTTAGAAAATCCCTCTTTATTAGGAATTTTGTTGCGACAGCGTAATTTACGTCGTACGCGATGATGTGACGTGTGGTATCAAAGTAATAAATAACGATTAGAAAAAGTTTACGGCTCGCCAGCCCTACTCACCAATGGGAGCGCACGATTGATATCACAGTAATATATACAGTAATATACCTCTAATTACTTTAATATATACTTTAATAGTAATCGTTAGCTTTTTCAGACGGGGGGTATAGAGAGTAGAGTAAACTTTTTCTGTACTTATTTTATTTCTTTAATATCACTCGTCAACAATTCGCGTGGATTACTTGTCTGGAAGTCTATGAGGAAAATAGATTATCGGTGTCGTTGACGCAGACGTTACCAGTCGTGCGAGCACGGAAGCTCACGCCGAACGACCACCGAAGCTTCCCAGCCCGATCCTACAGCCTGAGCACAAAGCTTCCAAGCCTGACGCTGAGCGATCCTACAGCCTTCTAAACAAATTAGGGACAAGGCCGGTTAGTGCCTCTTGATCGAGACCGCGAAGCGGGCCGATGGAACAGGCCGTGTCGGCGCAATCCTTGACTTCAAACTTTTTTGTGTTAGGGCTATTGACATCGTTGCGCGTTTGTGATTATGCGCCTATTAGAAAGTTCTTATGCCCCCCGTTTTACGACCGTCGCCATCAGACGATCCCCGTCCAACGCTTTATGGTAGTTCTACTATACGCCGCGCGTTGACGCGCCATGCGTCTGCGATCACCGATTGGGCTCATTTGAGAAAATACTCATCTGATGCTGAATTCGTCATACAGACTGTCGTCGATGCGTTAGAGCACGCGCTCGGGGATGGTGACAAAGCAGTCCAAACGCTTCAGACCCTTCACGGCTGGAAAGCCGATATGAATCTTCGAAACCATGTTGCGGTCGCGGCGAAACACTTTCCGGAATGCTTCAACTACCTCGTGACGGAATGGGTGCTTCGAACAGGCATTCGTTTCCCGGGCAAGCCGGGCGATCTCGTCCTATACTGGGATAAAGAAAATCAACGCAAGGGTCGTGTGGCGAAGGTCTACAATAAATTTTCGACCGCCGACATCGAGGGTGAGAATGGAACTAAGGTCGTTGCTGCGGAACATGTTATTATGAATATCACATCAGGAGAAAGCGCCGTTCCGTTTCGTGTGGTGCATCATCCTGCGAAACTGTCAAACATCATTCCATCCAGCGAACTCTTGCCGTTTCCAGCCGACAGTGAAAAGCATTTGAAAGAATGACTCGGATTGTAGGAATCGATCCGGGTTTGAATGGTTCAATTGCGATGATTGATTCAGAGGATTGGACACTCTCGGTATTTGACATGCCAAAAGAACCGGGACGTGGAAGCAAGAATGCAGTCTCGCCAACTGGAACGGCGCAACTTCTAAATCGCCTCGCGCCTGAGTATGTTTTTATCGAGGATGTGCATTCATCACCACAAATGGGCGTGACGAGCGCATTTAATTTCGGGAGATCACTGGGTGTTGTACTGGGTGCATCGGCGACGACGGCGATCCTGACATTGGTGCGTCCACAAGAATGGAAAGCGAAAACGAAAACTCCGGCAGATAAAAATCAAGCCCGGCGTCGAGCCCAGCAACTTTTCCCATGTGCATATGATATTTTTTCCCGTGTCAAAGACGACGGACGTGCAGAAGCGAGCATCTTATGTTTCTACGGACTACTCTCTCTAAAGCTAATGCCACCAAAACCTCTAACCTTAAAGGAAATTCCAAGCTGATGCGTCGCCGACGTGTAAGGATGGATGATGAAGATGAAGAATTTTTTGACGCAACTGGCGGATCGTATACGAGAGAGTGGATTGATGATCCTCGTGAAGTTGCAATTACACAAACTGGGCTCTTGGATAGTCGCGGCATTCCTTTCATTCGCGTCAGCGTTCCAATAAAGCAGCCAATGGGATTTGTTCCATATGAAGCTGCATACGATGAAGTCGAGGTCATTTGTCCAGAAGACGAACTGGCTAAAGTCCCAGCCACATTCCATCCAGATGAAGTTGAATTAGGTGATGAAGAAACAACTTACGACGAGTAATCGTAATCGCACGCTAAAGCGAGGCGACCTCGATCCTAAAGTTCGCAAGAAGTTGATGAATGATTTTCTTCTTGAAGACGTACATCTGTATCGTGTTAACCGGCACGATTTTACGATCTACGTTGGTGGCGATCCATTTGCAATGTGTGATGATGCCGGAAATGAACCGGGCGTCGAATATAATATGGCAGATCGCTTCGAAATGAATTTGGCGTTGTTATCTTCGATTAATCCACAGCGACCAATCCTTATCAATATGGCAAGCTGCGGAGGTAATTGGACAGAAGGAATGCAGATGTTTGGTGCAATCCTGATGTGCCCGAATCCAGTCACAGTCCTTGCCACGAAGTGGGCACGGTCGATGACATCGATCATTCCGCTTGCCGCTGATCGCTTCGTCATTCGCCCACCAGCAAAATACATGATCCATCGTGGCACTTACGGTTTTGACGGACTAGATCAAGAAGCTGACACTGACGATATCGAACGGCGTAAATCGATTGAGCAGATGCTACGCATTTACACAACGCGTTTACGCGAGCAAGGCAAATACGCGCGCATGTCTGAAAAGCGTATTCGGGATCAATTACTAAGACAGATGGAAAAGACAATCGACGTTTGGCTTGATGGCAAAGAAGCTGTTGAGGCTGGTTTTGTTGACGCCGTATTTGATGGGGATTTTAAGAATTTGCGTGCTAAGAAACGAAATACAGAGCGGCGTCAGCGAATGCTCGACGCGCTTACGCGTTCAGTGAAGATTGATGTGGTCGTGAGTTAAGATGGCCCGTCTAAGCGACCAACGCCAAGAACTCTATGCATTCAATCGCGCGCGTGGAATGCTGCCTGCGAAAGCGGCTGTAGCTGCTGGGTACGCAGTTGGGTCTGGTATTTACACAAAACTCGAAAACGATCCGGAGATGCTCAACCGCATCACCGAACTCGCAAACGAAGTGCGTGACAAGCGTGAACAATTACGCGCAGCCGCAATCGAATCTGCAAAAGTTGTCGGTCAGACTGTTGGTATCAGTAAGGCATGGGTTATCGCTCAACTTGCCGAGAACGCAGTTCTTGCGCGTCAAGAAGGTGACATGGCAGCAAGTAATGCAGCCTTAAAACTTATCGGCGACGAGTATGGGATGTTTAAAGGCAATTCTGGCCTCGAAGAAAATGACAACAGCGGTGTTCGCCATATCGATCTCGACGCGACAGAAGCATTATTGAGTCAAGCACGAGAAGCTATGGGTCAGAAGGAAGAATCGCAACCATCTTTCGATATCGAAGGTGCAATGGCACTCATTGCTGGAAACCGCCCACGCGACCGCGTTGCAATAGAGAGTCGCCAGATCACAACAGGCTCAGAAACCGATCAAAGTTTTATGGCCGAGACTGATGTGGAGAATGGTGAATAACTTTTATGACCTATGATTATGAAGCTCGCGCGCACTCGCGATCCGTTGTTCGCCAACTCAATACGCTTTCCAATGATGTGAAAATCTCACTGCAACGTGGCCTTATCATTCCGACTGAAGCTGAAAAACGTATTGTAGAACTTACAAAGACTACCGATCCTTCGCGTCAAGTGGATGTCTTGAGCATGATGGCGGAACGCGTTCAGTCGAGTCATCTGGCAAAATTGTTACCGCTCGCAAAGAATGAATTCAACGCGTTCTGTGAGTACGTTAATCCGGATGAACCACCGGAATCGAAATGGCATATCTGGCTGACCGATTTATTGCAGCGCGTTGAAACCGATCCGAGTTATCAACGCATCGTATTAAACGTTCCTCCGGGTCATGCGAAACCTCTCATAGGATCGACCCTCGTCCTTATGCATGATGGTTCTTACAAACGTCTGGATCAAATCAAAGTTGGCAACAAAGTCATCACTCATAAAGGACGCGCACGGAAAGTCCTTGCAGTTCATCAGCAAGGTAAGCTTCCAGTTTTGAAGGTCGCTACGCGATTCAACCGCGAAATTATTGCTGCATCAGACCATCCGTTTCTGACTAACACGGAAAGAGACAATCCTTATAAGAATGCAGCCGATCTTATGCCCGGCGACGAACTTGTTTTAGGCTCTCTAACGAAATCACGCGACCATAGTGGACATTCAATAGATGATTTTACGCTTGCAGCTTATTTCGGAGCGCAGGCTGGTCGCACATATTCTCCGAATCGCAAACGCACGCAGATGAATCGCAACGTGTTCCTCTACACGAACAATATGGCTGCACGCGATGATATGATGGCGCTCTTGAAGCGCATGGGGATTGAATGCTCAACATGGCGCTTGACAGCCGACAACGTCAGCTTCATCAAAATCTTCAAGAAACATGGCGATGAACTGGCTTCAAAATATCGTCTCGACGACCGTGCCAAAGATCGTGTCATCCCTGAATTTGTTTTTAAAGGCGACGATACGAAAATCAAGAAATTCATCTCGACATTCGTGAATATGCGTGGGGCGATCCTTCAAGGTCGTCCATATCCAAACCTGATCGTAAGTATACCGTCTCGTACATACGCGAAACAGTTACAATCTTTACTGGCTCGCTATGGTGTTGCGCCTGTGTATCGCGAAACTGGTGGTGATAAGATTCCTGCTGCTCAGCTTCGTTTTCTGCCTCGCCAGATCGAGGCATATATACAGCACTTCACGTTCAGCGAACGCTTAGCGACACGCTTCACCGAGAAACGCAAACATGTAGAACCATTACCTCCCTTTGATGCAATTCATAGTGTGCTTCCAGCCGGTGAAGAAGAATGCTTTTGCTTGACGGTCGAGGAAGATTCAACGTTCGTTGCAAACGACGTGATCGTCCACAATTCGACTTACGCGTCTCGTCTATATGTTGCGTGGCGTCTAGGACGACGACCGCGTGACAAAATTATCGGTGGTGGTCACTCACAGACATTCGTTGAAAACGAATTCTCAAAAAAGATTCGCGGACTTGTTACCGGCAAAGCATATCACGATGTATTCCCCGAGATTGTAATTTCGAGCGACACCCGCGCTGCTGCGCAATGGGCGTTGGCAGGTACTGAAGGTCAGTATACTGCTAAAGGTGCTGGACAATCCGTACACGGATTTCGTGCGAACTTTGTTTGCGTTGACGATCCTTACGGTAAAATCGAAGACGCTGAATCACCAGCGATGCGTGAGAAAGTCAAGACATGGTTCTTCGGCGATCTCTGTTCGCGTTTGTTACCCGGTGCGACTGTGTTCGTGATTATGACTCGCTTCAACGAGCACGATCTCACAGGCGAAATCATCGAAGCAAACAAACGACTCGCCGAGAACGCACGCTATAAAATCTTCGCGATTCCTGCAATATGTTATGATCCAGATAACGATATGTTAAAAAGATCATTAGGTGAAGTTTTATGGGAATACTACAACCTAGCGCATTTCCAAACGTTCCGTGCAACCTGGAGTTTTGCCAGATTCTTTTTGGTCTTTCAGCAATCGCCGTCTGCTGCTGATGACACAAGCATTGCAAGTAAAATTAAATTCTATCGCACTGCGCCACATCTCACCGATGCAGCGATCCGAGATGCGAAAGACAAAAACTCCATTGATCCTGAAACAGGACGTGTACTGATTAATAAGCGAGATTACTATCGGCGTATTGTCGCGAGCGTTGATACGGCTTCCACCAAGACAGAACGATCAGACTACACGGTCGTGCAAATCTGGGGATTAGGTCACGATGGTAAGCATTATTTGCTCGATCAGGACCGAAAAAAGGTCGAATTCAATGACATGATCAGCACAATTGAGCGTCTTGCGCGCCTCTGGGAGGTCGATGCGATCCTCATCGAAGATAAGGGCGCTGGCAACTCTTACCTCCAACACAGAGGAGCGACGGACGGTCAGAAGCGAGCGGCACCGGCACCACTCGTCGCCATCAAGGTCAATCCGGCTCAAGGCAAAGAGTTCCGGTTCGACGAAATCAGCCCTCTCATCGAAGCAGGGGAAGTGTGGGTGCCGGAAGACGCATCATGGACTGAACTGTTCATGCAGGAACTGGGACAGTTCCCTGACGGCGCGCATGACGACCAAGTGGACGCCATGTCTCAAGCTCTCAAGTGGTTCAAAGGCAAACGTCGAGGCCGCTATGGCAGCCGCAAAGTGACGAGTATGGGCTAATGACCGATATAGCCTGCCTTAACCACTCTAAGACAGGCTATATCGGGTCAAACATTGGCCGTTAACCATGTTTTTCGAGGTTTTCCGCGCTCGCGCAGGGGGCGTTAACCTTAAAGCCATTAACCTTAACGGCATTAATCCTAACGCCGACATTGATCCCTTGCTCTTGCGTCTCATTCTCATGTGAAAAGTCACACTTTGGGGAATTTGTGACTCTTCCTCCTAACCCATTGATTTCATTACCAAATTCCGAACTTGTCGGCATTCCCGACACATCGCCCAAATCGACCACTACATCTAGCTGCGTCAACTTGTCTCAAATTTGACAGCCGACAAACCGTGTAGCAGCCAAAGAGTCACACTCCCGGGAAAATGTGACTCTCGATATGTCAAGCTGTTTGTAAGTCATTGATCGAGCAGGCATTTTCGTCCCATACCGTGCGCATGCATCTTTTTCGGCGCGCAATCCGTCCCATACCGTGCGCAGGCGCATTTTGGGGCTTGACCTCTGACCGAATCAGTCATAGAACCCGACACATCGACGACCACGAGCCCCGGCATCCCGCTCCCCCCGATCTGCCAAAGCCCTCGTCGATTTCAGGCGACGATCTCCTCCCGCCTAACAACACCCGCGACCTCAGCCCCTCCGGTCGCGGGTGTTGTCATATTCGGCCCTATACCGTGCGCGATTCCATTCCCTACCGTGCGCTGAATCATTTTCTGGCGCGCTATATCGTGCGCAGGCGCATTTTGTGACGCGCGCCCATACCGTGCGCGGTTTCGTTCTATATCGTGCGCTCGATCATTTTCTGGGGCGCGCTCGCGATCCGGCGCGCAAATGCGACCATTATTAACTTTTCCAAAATTAACCTTAACGCCGTTAACCTTAATGGATTTCCGGACGGCGTTAACCTTAACGGCATTAAGGTTAACGGACTCGGGCGTGTCGTTAACCAATTGTGAGAGGTCTTCTGCCGGGCGGCGGGACATAGACTCCAGCCTCAAACGTCGCGCATCTCTCGCCTTCTAACGGGCATACACATGAGCGCTCGCAATTCGCGAATTGCATGGAGAATGGCAGGCGTTCTGGCGGGTACTGACAAAGCCCTAACGCCTCCGCTGGATCATCGTTCGACGCTAGGTCCGGATCAAACCATTTGCAGCGCCCGCATGTCACGCGCGGTATTCCGATTCCTTGATGCCCCGGAAGTAGGGGGCGAGTTCATTGTAGCGAAGCTTTGAACCCTTGTGCGCCACGGCGTCGGCGTTCTTGTCGTGGATCGACGCCTCTAGTTGATCGTCTTTGCGTGCGTGGCAGGGCACGAGGGCTACATAGGCCGCATAGAGGCCGGAGCTATCCTTCGTAAGAACTGCCATCAATTCCAATGCCGGGCGTTCCGTAATTGCTCCGGTTGAGTCGATGACAGGCAGGCCGGGAATGTAGGTTTTCACGATTTCCATGTTCGACTCCTGTTTTGTTTGTTGCCCCTCTTAGATCATGGCTTGTGATGGTTGTCAATCGGAAATTATTTGGCTTGCGTCGGTTGACAAAGAGGATTTTTTCGTGGTAGAAATTTTCCGAGGGTGATTTTCAATTTTGGAAATTTTTCTAAGCACGTTTTTACTGCGATGGAAATTTTCCTGAGCGTGTTTTGTTTTGACGGAAATTTAGCTATAACAAAAAATCGATTCTGGAATCACCATGAGCATATAATAGTAGCTTAACCTTTATGCGACTAGCAGCCTTTTTAACTATTCACCGCCTCACGCACCCGGCGCAAATTCTCCGCCGCTGCCATCGCCGACTCTGCCATCCGTAGCGCCTGTAGCCTCTCACCGCGTCCCTGACAGGCTTGGGCCCTTATCCCACGTTCCCGCACTTGCCGGGTGAAAGTGTCAATTAGGAACGCTATGAGCGGGTCACGCGCACGGGCGGCGACGGCTGCTTTATGCAGCGCCGCGCCGTGCGCGGTTGCTTGGGCCTCGAATCCGTTTATGATCGAGTTCCTAACAACGTCCGCGAGATTATTCGCCATAGCGACTCCTGTTTTGATTGTTGCCCCTCTTAGATCATGGCTCGCGTGGGTTGTCAATGCCAATTATTTGGCTTTCGTGGGTTGACAATGCTTTTTCTTAGGCTTACAAAGGCTGCATAACAAACAAAGGAGTCGAGCACATGGGAAAGATGGTCTATATGCAAGATACGGATGGAAGCGTCTTTAAAACGCTTCATCCGGAATATCATTCTGGCGCAAAGCGAATCAGTGAAGCCAAAGGCAAAAAAGTTAATGCCGAAAATGCGGCGGCGAAACTTCGCCAATACTTTAAGCCCGGTGATGTGGCCTTCACGGTTCTTAAATCGGTTTCTCGCAATGGCATGTCGCGGCATATCTCAGTTATCGCAACGGCCCGCGAGGAATCAAAAGACTATGATGGCAAGAAACGCGTTCAATATGTCCCGGTCAACGTGACTGGCCTTGTGGCGGACCTACTCGGCTACAAGTGGAATGATGATGGGTCGCTCACGGTTGGCGGCTGCGGAATGGACATGGGTTTTCACGTTGTTTATTCTATGTCCTCGCGCATGTTCCCTAATGGCACGAAAAAACCTCACGGGCGACGGAATGGCGAGCCTGACACAGCCGGAGGGTATGCGATTAGGCATCGTTGGCTCTAAGCGGTGTTTGTGAGGTGGACATAACGTCCACCTCACCAATTCCTAATAGGCGTAAAGGTTAAAGCCTTCTGAAAAGCGGAGGGGCAGGGAATCGAACCGCGCCTGCGCATCACCGGCACCGCCCGGCCCTCCTCACTGAAACGCTGAATCGTCGTATGCGTTCACGTCCGGTTCATCGTTAATCGATCCTTTCGCGAAAATCGCCACGTCGCCCGGTGCAATCTCTTGCTTGGCGCGCACATCCCAACGGCGATGTACAAAGTCCGGCTTTCCGAACACGCGCACGGCTTTGTTATACGCCACGTCCGCCCCGATATTGGGATGAATGAATCCAACGAAGTGCATCATGACGGAAACCTCAATCCGAATCGTTCAATCAGGATATCGCGCACCCGTTCACGATCAATGGAGTCGCCATCACCCCATGTCGCGCCGGGCATTTGACCACTCGCAAGCCCTACGAGATAAGTGTGAGTCGCTTCCGCTATTTGTGCGCCTGTCGCACCCATATCGTATACGCCCTCAATCCCGTAAAATGTGTGAACGTATTTGTGGAATTGTTTCATGCTAGTGAGGGTTGTCATGCTCGACTCCTGTTTTGATTGTTGCCCCTTTTAGATCATGGCTTGCGGCGGTTGTCAATAGAAAATATTTTGGCTTTTAGGGGTTGACAATAAATTCACGTCCGGCTAGAACATGCCCACAACAAAACAAGGAGTCGAGCACATGGAAAAATTGAGCATCAATATCCCGTTTAGCGGATTCTATGAATCATTCTACTCGGAAGCAATCGATAGTGAACTGGAAAGCCTCGCCGAAAATTACGCGGAGGAAGATAAGAATTCCCTCGCGAAGGAACTCCGGCTTACGGCGGGCGAATTCGGCGAAGTGATTAGCGTCAATCTCAATTACGAAGTTGCCTGCCAGAACGTCGCGAAAACTTACGTTGACGTTTTTAGCCGTCAATGGGGCGAAACAATCGGAGTCGAGCTTGGACTCGAATTCGAGGAAATGACTTCACCGAAAGAGTACAACTTCGCAACCGACAGAATTTTCTGCCTCATATCGGCCCGCGCAGTCCGGAAGTTGTTTGCGAAGTCGCGTAAAGATAACCACGTCATGCTCGCGACAATAATCCGCAAGCGCCACACGTCTTATGATGGCTTCATTTCGTTCTATACCAACGAACTGGAATCATGGCTTGCGAAGCCGGTGATTAAATGGGATGCGAACGAACTCGCGACTCTTTTAATTGCAGTTCACAAACTTTCGCCAGACTATGACTCCGAGTGGAAAATGGGAGTCTATTATGGCGTGACGGATGACGGTCTCATGGGGGAAGTTGATCCGGCAATTGACTGGAACAAACTTGCGGCGGACATTGGCGAGCTACACGCGGACAAAGAGGCGGAGTTGCATGAACTCGATCCGTCATATATTGCACCTGCCAAGCGTTGCAGCGATACGTTAGACCTGTTCAGAGAGGGCAGATAATTTTCGAGGTGCACGGCTCGACTCCCGCGCAAGCGGTTGCCCTGTACCTAACTTCGCCGGATGGGCTAACAATCCATCCGGCGACTTTTTCACTTGTCAGATTTTCCGACTGTATATGTCATTAACCTTTAAGCCGTTAAGGTTAACGCGCCGCCGCGCTGGACACACGCGGCGTTAACCATCCGCCGCAAGCGCCGGTACGGGTTGGTTACCGCTTTCCTACGCGCTCGCCCGGACTTTGCGAGCGCGACTCTTCTTGCTCTTGCCTACGGGACTTGCCGCGTGAGTAGCGTTCCCGGCTAACGGCGTGACTTAGATCATGGTTGCACCTCCAAACTGTTGCGTGTTTGTAAAATGGCTTGCGTCCGTTGTCAATAGAAAAATTTGGCTTTCGTGGGTTGACAATGAAAATTCTTTGATTTACAAACGACCCCACAAACAAAACAGGAGTCGCACATATGAGCAAACAGTTTAGGAACTTCGATTCGTCCAAACGCGAGCAACGCGTCTATATCGAATTTGAACGCGAGATACTCGTGGACGAATCTCCGGACTTGTCGTACCTCGAACAGGATTATGTGGGCGTCACGCCCGCATCCGAACGCGACAAGTACATTGAGCAGGACAAAGAACGCCTTGCCGCGTACAATCGCCGCGATTGGCATATGGTCGGCGTGCGCGTGGTCGCGCACATTCTCGTTCCCATTGGCGGCAAATCGTTTCGCATGTTTGACATTGCGAGCGCTGGCTTGTGGGGAATCGAATCGGAGATGGGCGAAGATTATTTCGCGGAAGTTGAGGCGGAGGAAAAATCCGAACTCATTTCCAATATCAAGAAAATGGGCGAAGCGTTCGCTAATTTGGACGATGAAGGCAATCCGCTTCCGTCGCATGATCCTGATGAACCTATCATTGCGGATGATGGACGCCATGTCCGACACGATGCCATGGGCTTTTATCTACTTGAACCCGAAGAATGCGAGCACGAAGATGCTGGCAACAATTCTGTCGGCTTCGACGGTCGCCCGCATTATGAAACGATACAACTCGCGCTTGATGCAGTGCGCATGGGTGACGTATGAGCGCGTCCGTGTATACGCTAGGCTCGGGCCGCACGATCCTGAAAAACGGCGTCCCGGTCGCTTACATTCAGCGCACGGGCAATTCATCGGACGGTCACGCCTTGACGCCCGCTGAAGCCGACGCGCTGGCGCATGAGGTTGTCAACGCATTATCACTTGCGGCACAAGTGATTCGCGTGGCGCGGATCGTAGAGGAAGACGAATCGATGGACGCCGATATGATCGTGGCGCTCATCGGCGAATTGCGCGACGTTGCTGAAGGAAGTGACGCATGACCCTTGACCCGCTCCTAGAAAGCTATGGGCGAATGCGCACTTCAAACATGCGCCCTAGCGCTCGCCAAGCCGTGCAAGCCGTCGCCCTCGAAACCAGTAACCGGGAATTGCGACTCGCAATCCGGTTACTGCAAGAGCACTTGAGGGCACGCACTTCATCGGATGCAAGGGCCGGATAATGTCACGGAAAAAGAGTCACAAATTCCCTAAACTGTGACTCGTCAACTCAATAGGGACGGCCTTAAATCGACGCGAGTCACATTTTCACCCATGAAAGGAAAGGCACATAATGCACAACGGCGGACACAGCCACGGCGCGCACGGCGGACACATGCACGGCGGAATCATCTTGCTCTTAGAGGTGCTATTCCTGCGGCGTCATCCGTGGATAATGGGCCTCATATTTTTGATGCTGCTTAAATGAACTTGGCTTGCGGGGGTTGACAATAAACCCCCGTTTTGCTATCCACAATCCGAACAAAAACAGGAGTCAAACATGAAACACACAACCGACCACATGGCTGCAATCAAAAGCGGCACGATTACGAAAACCAACGTAATCGGATTGCGTAAAATCCTGAATGCCAGCAAGCGGCGCTATCTGGGATACTCGGTTAGCTCAACCGCCCCGAATTACACGCCTGCGGAAGTTGACGCGCTGGAAAACGCGCTAGAGCGCCACAAGCCGCGTGTGACGGGCGAGCTTCACGCGTCCGGCCTCAAGCTCTTGCAATCGCCGCGCTACCGCAAGCGCCTCGCGGACGTGCAAGCCATCATCGCCAAGCTGGACTCGTTCCGCCTCGTGCGCTTTGATCGTATTGGCAACCGCGAGGAAAATGCGGTGCCGGTCTACAAGGCTTGCGCTGGGCGCAAATCCTTCACGTTCCGTAATATCCCGTGGCAATCGGGCGGCAACGGGCCGGAGATTGTCGAGGCCTAAGCATACCGTGCGAGCGCGTATTCTGTACCTTGCGCGCTCGCATTTTTTGGAGCGCTCGCACGATCCGGCGCGCATCGATTAATCGCCGTTAACCATCCGGCGCGAATCGGTTAACGCGCGTTAACCTTGATGGCGTTAACCTTAACGGTTTCGCCCGTGCCGTTAACCATGTCGGAAAATGTGACAAGCGAAGGCGCGGATCGTGACCGACCCGCGCCGCGCTCGATTCAGTGTTGCGACATGCCGGAGAATCGCGGGTGTTCATCGCACCAAGCTTGCGCTTGCGCCTCGGTTTCAAATGGCGGGCGGGCGAGTCCTGTCGTTCCGTCCGGGTGCTGAACTGTCCATCCCTCTTGCTTGAGAATCGAGCCGGGCGGGATGAAGCTGGAAAACATAGAGACGCGCTTCCCTTGCGGCGTCAAATAAAAACGATACGGGATAGGGTTAGACATGATCGACTCCTATAGCTAGATTCAGCGTTAGACGTGCTTCACGAAAATTTCGGCAGTCAGTCCGAGCATGTCCACAAGGTAAGTCTTTTCGGTTTCAGCGGTGAGGCGTGAACCATATGCGGCCCATAGTGTCCAAGCGCCGTCGCGCAGGATATGAACGCCATAAAGCGGAGGTGATATACGATTCCCGTGTTTTACTAACTGAACGAAACGGAATTCTTTGCAACGTCCGCATTCACATGTCGCCGTTTTGAGAGTGCACATGATTGACTCCTATAGGTTGCTATTCCAGAAAAACCAGTCGGATGCGTTGCCTTCAGCTTTCACATCGTTTTTAAAACGACCTGCAAGCCATATGCACCTACCTAATTCGCGAAATTTCATCTTAGACATGATCGACTCCGTTTTTGTTTGTGACTACCTTAGAGCATGGCTTGCGTTAGTTGTCAAACGAAAAAACGCGATTTACCTAATATTAAGCACGAATTTAAGAGTCACATTTTTCGTTCAAAATGTGACTCGACTTTTCCGAATAACGCGCTTAGGCTCTTATCACGTTGCAATGATGCAGCGATAGCAGGAGTCGAAAATGCAAAGTCAAGCAATCGTGATTCTCCCGACAAAGAATAACGCGGGCGAATCTCTGGCATGTGAACTTACCAACTTTCGCCGCGTCCTCATGAATCAATTCGGCGCGGAATGTTTCTCGGAAGAAACCGAGCGTGGCAAATGGAAGAATCACGAAGTCGTGTATAACGATATTGCCATCCGCTTCACGATCCTAGCGGACTGGGATATGCGCCTGTCGCCCAAGCGGGAAAAGACTTTAGCCGATAGGCTGGAATCGATTGCCGCCGATGCTTGCCGCGCTTTCGATCAAGAGGCGGTTTTCGTGCGGCACGGCAACGGGCAAGTCATATATGCACATCCCGCCGACGCCGCACCGCCGCAAAGCGTACGCCTCACATGGGCGCAACGCATTGAGCAATCCGAAGCAGCCTAACCCCAACGGGCGCGAGCCCACAACTGAAGGAGTCATCACCATGAAATATGCAATCGCTTACATCCTCTCCGGAATGCTCGCAATCTCCCCCGCTTATGCACGCGGTCACGCGACCGGCAATCACGGTCATCATGCCAAGACGTTGGCATTGCCACACGTTAGCGCGTGGTAACTATTCATTAACTACGAAGCAAAGAGTCACAATATCATATGATATTGTGACTCTTTGCGCTTGACTCGCTTTGTCGTTTGGCTTTAAGGTTTACGCATAGCCGCAAGCAAGCGGCGCAACCAAAGGAGTCGAATATGTCTATTGCTCGCCACACTCGCCAAAGCGTTGCAAATCATAGCGCGCTCATTCTCACCTTCATCGGTCAAGCCGTTGAGCAAGGCTGCATTGTGGACAAACACGCGCTTTACCTCGCGGACTTGGCGTACAAAAAAGCTGAACGTTGGATAGCCGTACCCACCGAGGCTGTAAGGCGCGACCTGCGCGCGTTGCTTGCCAGCATCGTGGAAACCGTTGACGCATCCGAGATGCGCGGCGACATGATGCTGAAAGCGTTTGCGCAAGCGTTGTATGACTACTCCGAGTGCTATTACACGAAGGCTAATCGTCGCCTGTATGCGATAGGGCGCACGCTCGGGCGCGCATAGTCGTTACGTCTCGCATGAAACAAAGGCCGCGCAATCGCGCGGCCTTTTTGTTTTGTAGTTGTGAACTGTTTGTTTACTATCTGCTAAGAGTCACATTTTAATTCGAGAATGTGACTTGACTTCGTTACGTTGATATGCTCATATTCACATCACAAACAAACAACGGAGTCGATTATGTCCTACATCGTAGTCAATGACAAAAGAGCCGCCGCAATGATCGAGCGCAACGCAAACGTGCTGCGCGCGCAAGCGATACGCCAAGCGCACGCCGCGACGCGCCCGCACTTTATTAAGGCTCATGCGTCCCTACTGGCCGGGGGTGCGGGCATTGGATTGCTTTTGAGCCTTGCGGCGATGCTCTTTGGCATTGTTTAAGAATTGTTAACGGGGATGGGACCCAAGGCCCTCCTCGTTAACCATTTTTCGCGCGGCACCATCCGACGTGTGCGGATTGAATTGAAAATTAATCAGTGCACAGATTAAAAAAAAAAAAGAGGTCGGGGACCCGGTAGAAAACATGATCGATCTAAAAATAGGCCTATACCTGAAAAATTGATTCACAATTTTTAGGGAAAATGATCCGTATACTGACTATTTGGATTTGATCTCATTACTATGTTCGTCGAGCTTCGGCATCACAAGCGCTTCAACGGTTAAAACTAATTCATCTATAATAGTACCAGCATAACGCATACAACGCGCCAGCGCAGCCGCATCAGCCTTTGAAATGGTCACGGATGTCTTCGACATGGCATTGACGATATCTAAACGGTGAGCCAGCAACACCAGCGTAGCGGCTCCTTCAATGATCTCTATAGGGCTGCGTGTCGTATCGGCAGAATGCCTCATCCGAATCCTTTAAGTTGAAAGCTCGATCCTGACACACTGTCCCATCTCGTCAACGATTCCAAAACAAAGCGCCGCCCGAGAGTCACTCGGACGGCGCTATCCAATATACGACAAAAGGTTTCTATAAGGTGGGTATGGGGTTTGTTATCCTGCCGAGAGCGCCTCCTTTGTTCGTTAAACCGACTTTGGAACCACACAGATGACGAACTCTACGCCTAATTCCTCAGCCTTGTCAAGGGTCTGTCGAAGCCTCCGACAGGTGATTCTGGAATTCTTGACACCATCCTAGAACCATGAGACACAGCTTCGTCGGCTTATTTTATGTCTGAAGCCGATCTCCTTATGGCAACTGGCAGCGGCTAAGGTCGCTGCCCCTTTTCTTTGCCGAAGGCATAATAGGAATCACATGGCAGCCGGTCAGAGTCCCAATAGCACAAACATTTCTCGCGTAGCTGCGGGCGTTGCAAACGCCACATCAGTCGTCGTTCATCCAGAGTTTATGTACTGGAGGGTAGATTGGGCCAAGATTCGAGATGTAATTTCCGGCTCCCGTGAAGTCAAGCGCAAAGCCGAAATTTATCTGCGGCGCATGCCCGGTCAGGATGACGATGCTTATCTTCGCTACTTAGAGCGTGCCGTCTTCTACAATATGTCTGCTCAGACGCAGACAGGCATGCTTGGTCAAGTCTTCCGCCGCGACCCTGTCATCAAAAACTTACCATCCAAATTCAAAGACGCCATCGTCAACAATTTCGCAAAAGATGGCGCTGGTCATGTAGCATTCACGAAGACCGTGATGGCTGAAGTGATCGCCATGGGCCGTTTCGGCGTCCTCGTCGATGTTCCAGAAACACCTTCAAAAACTCCTCTACCCTATGCCGTGGGCTATGCAGCCGAGAACATTCTCGATTGGACAGTCCAATCCATCAACGGGCGCTACATGGTCACTCGCGTCCTCCTGCGCGAGTTTGTACGCTCCATCTCCAATGCCCCTGATCAGCAAAATCCATGGATCGGTCAACGCGATCCGGGCTCACCGGAAGGCATGCGCGCCACCAACGCGGTTCAGAACGCCGCTCAAGCAGCCATCGATAGTCAATGGGGCCGTAACCGGATGGGCCAAATGGTTCGACCGGTCAACCGTTATCTCGAAGCCTATACTTACAAAACAGTTTACCGGGAACTCCTACTCGAACAGCAGGAAGATTTTACGTGGCTCTATCGGCAGAAGGTATACTCGGACGATCCTCGTACCGTCCCCGAACTGAACTTTGTACCCACAGTTCGCGGCGTCCCACTTAGTTTCATCCCGTTCATGTTCTTCGGCGCAACATCAAATGCCGCTGACTGCGAGAAACCACCGCTCCTCGATATCGTCGATCTCAACCTCAGCCATTATCGTACCTACGCCGACCTCGAACATGGTCGTGTCTTTACCGCCCTTCCAGTCTATTACGCGCCCGGCAAAGACGACGAAGGCGCTTCTGAGTATCACATCGGCCCTGACATGGTCTGGGAAACCCCAGCCGACGCTCATGCGCCCGGTATCCTAGAATTCCATGGAACAGGCCTGAAAGCGCTTGAGAGCGCTCTTACAGGCAAAGAAGAACAGATCGCTGCCATTGGCGGACGCCTCATGCCCGGTGTGAAGTCTTCCGAATCCAAAGATCAGACCGTCCTGCGGGAAGCAAACGAACAATCCCTCCTCCTGAATGTCATTCTCAGCACCGAAGACGGCATGCGCGAAGTCTTCCGCTGGTGGATGATGTGGCGCGATATCCCACTCACCGAATCCGAAAACATCCGTTACGAAATCAATCAGGCGTTCTTGTCGGCCCCAGTCGGTGCCCGTGAACTCCGTGCGATTCATATGATGTATGACGATGGTGTCATTCCTGTTGAGGTTTTCTATGACTATCTTCACAAGGCAGAAGTCATCGACCCGGACATGACGCTGGATGATTTCATTTCTGCATTGAAGGACCCTATGAGCTTCATCAACAGCCCCGATGCCCAAGCGCGTCAACGCGGCTACGCAACTCGTCAGCAGGAACTGGATCAGGTTTCTGTGGCACGCGAAGCGGATATGCAGCAGCAGGAAATCGATCTGCAAGAACGTCAGGTTGTTCTCGAAGAAAAAGCGCCACCGCCAAAGATCATGGCTCCGCAGGCTCCATACCCACAAGGACCGAATCCTTCCAAGGCCGCTGGCCCGGCTCCGCCATCACCGGGACGTAGTGGAAAGGTTTCCAAAGCGAAGAAGCCTAATCCGGGTGGCACAGGCGGTTCCGGAGGTAACTAATGGCATGCGAGTGCAATCCGGGCGACGATTGCCGGTGCAAGTACAGCCGACTGGATCGTTGGCCTTTAACAGACACACGATGCCACCTTCCTCCTTATCAACTCGATCTCTTCTACGATAACACCTTGACCTGCGACAAAACATTTGAAGGTAGTGCCCCTCGTTTTCCGAATACGGAAAATTTTGAAGGCTTTCCCAAGCTGCCTGACGGACCACAAATCCGTCACGAGTATGTTCCGCCTAAACCAGCCCTCGTCCCATTATCAGAACCATACCGTTCATTAAAGGACTGTTGGGGTCGCCCACGCAATCTTGGAAAAATGTGTCTTGTCTATTGTGGTCCAGATCGTTGTGACTGCGGTAAGGGTTCAATTTAAAATCATCATCATGGGCCGGAAGAATTATAATTCGTTGAATGAATTGATCGACGACCTCGATCACGAGTCCCTTTCGGAAGATGACGAGATGGATATCTTGGATGATGAGGACTTAGCGCTTCTTCATCCAACGACTGTCCCTATCCCTACACAGCCGAAACCAAAACAAAAACGCAAGCCCAGAACGAAAAAACCCACATCAAAACCGAAGAAGCGGAAAGCAAAATAATGGCTACCAAGACGAAGCCCAAGAACAATGTGAAATTTATTAAGGAAAAGAAACAGGCTGCTAAACCTAAGAAAGAAAAGCTTGATCTTCACATAAAAATCGATCCGGCACTCAGCGCCATCTTGACTCAACTTTCAGATCGTCTTAACAAGATCGAATCTGAACTCGCTCTTCTGAAAAAGGATTCGCACGTTCAGGTGACGGAAGATCAACTTCATCACATCTGGCGCAATCTTCCACCCAATCCCGGTTCTGCTCCGCGCCGCCTGTGTTAAGGACTACATGTCAGAAGTTGTGAAACCTCACAATGGCACGATCCGTAACTGGTATCGTGCCCATTTCGATAAGGCTGAGACAGAAAATTACTACAAGGAAGATGTAGGTCTCGGATATATGATTCGAGGTAAATTTCTCGATCACCCATATTACGCCGGACAGTTCGGACACACATCGTGGGTTATGAGCTTCGACGAGGAGACTGGCGAGATCGAAACGCGTAATTCTCGGTATACACTTGAATTGACTTCCGAGATGAAAGAATGAAGTGCCTTGGCGAAATGCGCAGCGACGTTCGTGTACACGAAATAGCAGTATCAAGTGCATGGCACGGATTAAGCGTGTTCTGGTATAATGCTACGCGCATTGAACTTCCTGAGAGTTATCCAAAAGATTTCCAATCCAAATTATTCGACTTCTGTAGGGATAACTTTGTCGAGAAAATGAAGGAATGAAATCTCTCACATCATTGAAAGTCGGTGATGCGGTGGCCCTTGGTTGTGGTGGTCCATTGATGACAGTAATCGACAGCCATGAGAAAATGACCTGTCCTGCTGTCAAGCAAGACCCAGAAACGGGTCAATGGATTGAATTACCTCACATAAGCATGCGGCATTTGACTGTTCGTTGGTACAGTAAGCGTGGATACGAAGTGTCCATATACCCAGAAGTCTGCTTAGAATATAGGAATCTCTAAATGATCTGGCTGATTTCTGTAATCCTTCTAAGCTTCCTCGCTGGAGCCGCAGCCTCGATCTGGATTATCAAGGATGCCTTGATTTTACCGCCGTGGTAAAAGTTTCATGTCCTGAAACTTGACACGTCCGGTCCAGAAGCGTAAGGATAGCGCTTCCTGATCGCCCAACCTAAAAGGATTCTCGCGATGTTTGTAGCCGTTCTAGTTGTAGTGGGAGGCCTCGGGGCCGCTCTCTATTTCATTCCCACCTTCCGCGCTTGGGTTTTCTCCAAGCTTGGGATTACCCCTCCGGCTGCCTAACCAGTGGCCTCAAGACCTGCCAAAACAATTGCCTTTCATATGCGGGAACTCGCAGCACGGGGTCATACTCGTGCTGACGAGTTGCTGCGCTTGGCGGCGAGCTATGAGCAGGCCCTCACCAACCTCATGATCCCTGCCAAGAACTGGCCTAATCCTGAGAGCAGCAAACTTTTTAAGCAAATCCAGAATCAAGCACTCGTTCTTTATCAAGAGTGTGGCGGAGACAATCAAGATGTGCGCGGTTAGTGCAATTACAGATTATGGCATGCGTATGCCGAATGAGTGGTGGGACTATCAGAAGGCGCTTGAATACAAGCGGCTAATACGACAAGCGGAAGAGTTCGACCGCAAGACTAATCAACCTGATTGTGTCGATCCCGCAAAAGACGAATTCATGAAGAAAATTCTGGAAAGGCTCGAAGCCATCGAAAAGAAGCTGGATCAACCAGTAGGCTTTTATCCGGCTGTACCTTTTCCTGAAGTACGCACTGGTGATATCGTCGAAATTTCTCCAACCTTTATCGGTCCACGTATCTATTAAATGCTCAAGTCCCTTCCGCCACATTGCTATAAAGAAGACGGTACGCGTCGTATTTGGCGCACGTGCTTGCGCTTCCTCAATGTGGTCGAGCCCGGCCCTGAGATCGTCCTGTCACCCACGCGCATCGGCATGTGGGTGATTATCTTTGTCGTTCCTTTCATCGCCATCTCCTCCCCCAATAATATTGCAGCCGTGCTCACCGCACTCGGCACCGCGATGCCTTTCGTCTTCAATTACATCCACCAGCGCTATTGTGATTCTAAAGCTGGATCGAATCCCAACTCGATTGTCTCGCCTGCTCAAAGCTAAGCTCTTGATCCCGTAGAGGATTATGAGTCCAGCATCTTGACAGGTAGAGTCCAATATGCTTTCTGACCTCCTGAGTTGAACAAACGGATTCGATGTCTCCCGAGAAATTAGGGTACCAATACGATGTAGGGCTGCACGAAGCAGCCAAGCGCGCCGCCGAACGGCATCGCTTATGCGTCTCGACACCGTATAAGGCTCCTCCAGAATTTGACCTTGAGGTATTGGCGCGAGCCTATCTCGATCTTCTGGAGAAGCGCGGGCTGCCTCCATTCCTGATTTGCGAACCCTCAATCCAGCTTACATCGGGTGGCTATTTTAATTTTCTTGAACCTTATCGGTATCCGATAAAGCCGGAAGATATTGCAGGCGCGCTGAGTAAGATTGCCCGTTTCAACGGGCATAACAAAAGCGGCTTCTTGGCATATACGGTCGCACAGCATTCAGTGCATGCATGTGAGAACGCTCCCGAGGAATACAAATTTGAAGCCTTGATGCATGATTCCCAAGAGTCCCTAGTTGGTGACACGACGACACCACTTAAACAGTTGTGCCCAGACTTCCAGAAATATGAAGATGCCGCAGCGGGCGCAATTGCTTATCAATTTCATCTCCCGACAAAGATGTCTCCTATAGTCAAGCAAATCGATATTCGCATGGCTGCGACTGAGAAACGCGACTTGATGGTTGCAGACCAACCGGGTGACGAGTGGGAGTTTCTCCGGCAGATCAAACCATATCCGGACAAAATCGAAATTTGGAATCCATGCATCGCAAGAATGCGGTGGCTGGATACATTCAATGAACTTTGGCCGATCCACGAAAAGAATTGGAAGGTTAAACAGGCACTCAATGCCAACACCGGTATCAATAACACCAACGCCAACGCCAAAGAAAGGCAATCAGAATGGGTCTAGTACAGAAAATGGATGAGGTCTTCGAAGAGTTTTCAGAAGCCGAAACGAATGCTCTCACCGCACGCGGCTGGGAATACCACCAGATCGACGAAGACGATTGGATGTGGCTCAAATACGTCGATGACAATTGCGTCGCCGAGGAAGACGATGCCGTTTGGGTAGCGGACTTGGCGGCGATCCAGAAGATGCTCGCGAAGTCGTGAAGACGCTGAAGTACTGGAAGCGTATCCGACTTAACGCTCCCTTCCATGCGGATTACTACATCGTGCCTATTCGCGAAGTCAATGAAGACGATACGATGTTCGACTACATTCTGGACGCAGTCAAAAAATCTGATTGCAGCTTCGTTATTTATGAACGAACGACGAAGGTAAGCGAGTCGCGTGGAAATTTGGCTGAGATCGATGAAAACAAATAAGCGGTTTCAGTTTAATGCTCCACCTCGGCCTGACTTGGAAGCTCTTCTCGAAGAATCGGCTCGCCGTGTTGTAGCGATGACGCCGGAAGAACGCGAAGAGATGATCCGACAGCAGATTCGAAATGTTGCGCCTTATCCTGATAAATCTACTTACCAAAGAGATGCAGTTCCAATGTCACCCCCAAAAGATGATTTGAAAGAGCGCCTCGATGCGTGGACTGATAAACTCAGACAGGCAAAGGCCGAGTTCTCTAAGCATGAAAGAGAACGCGCCGAACGCAAGAACGAAGAATTTCGTCAACTGAAAGAATTCTTTGATACTGTTAAAGTAAGAGCAGTGCAGCCACCTAAATTTAGATGGAAAAATTTTGCGGATGCTTTTCCGGCAGCCAACTCTCCTTTTCATGACGAGGAGATCAAGCAACAGCTTGAACATGATGATGATGAAGACCGTGAATTCTGGGATGACATGGTGAGATCGTTCAACAAGTTCGATCCTTGTGCGTTGCCCGGTTGCGAGTCACACAGTCCAGATGCCGGTACGAAACCCAGCACATGTGGAACACCACCGAAAGGTTTCATCGACAATGAGTGGTTCAGGAATTTCCCGAAGGATCGTGCAGGCATCGTTCATCCGAGAGAGCGCATCGTCCCTCGCTACGACGAGCCTGTTGCACCGCTTTCTGAAAAGAATAAGGTCTCATTGGACGGGGAGCGCGAGATAAAGATCATTGTGAAGGTAGTTGATCGTCATTACCCTTTTACCTTCACCGTAAATTCGTCGCCTGTCGCACGTGAGCAAGCTGACGCCATTGTAACAAACGGCTTTTGCCACTGCGCAGGCGACGATCTTGTTTTTTATCCAACCCACCGGATTGAATGGGTTCAAATAGTGGGAATGGATAAAAACAATTCGTGGTACCCGAAGAATGGAGCGATCATCCCATGAGCGATTACATCCAAGGTACTCTTTCTGACGGAAGAGAAACGACAATCAGATGTGATGCTGTTGATCAGCTTGCTGCCACTGCCACTACTGACGAATATTGTTTAGTTTTTCTTCGAGGTACAGTGATTGCAAAAGTATCGGGCTCGTATGATGAGCTTCACGCTCTTATCTTTGAAGGTCGTTCCAGAAGAGTTCCTCGTTAATGCATCTCGGCGAGAACATTGTTACAGAGCGCCCCGATCTGCCGATTTTGATCGTCGTCTCAAGGCATGATACCGCAGAAAGGCTTCAGCGTTCTCATAACCCAAAGGAGACAGTCTTCAAATCTATAAGGTCCCCGTTAATGGGCCTCCGCTTTCGTGCAATTTATCTTGCGATAGGTGAGTATGAAAATGAAATTCGTTTTGCTCCATCAAAAGATAGCGAAAGTCTATTGGTGAATTCGTTGCACGAGTACCTCTCACAGCTTAGATGCAAACTCGCAGCAGGCTGTACGGAAAATTTTTTCTTACTCTCTTGAAAGGACTACAATGTTATCTCCAGACCGTAAACATATGATCGCTCGCGTTTACCATGAGGCACAGCGTGCCTACATGTTCGAGCAAGGCGACGACAGCCAACTGGCATGGGACGATGCACCGTCTGATCAGCGTGAAGCTGCTCTCGCTGCCGTTGATTTCCGTTTGAAGTTTCCAACACTTGGTGATGCTGCCCAACATAATGTGTGGATCGAAGAGCGCAAGAAGGATGGATGGCAATATGGTCATACATTCAGTGAGATCGAAAAGCTCGACCCTCGGATGGCTCCGTATCACTTCCTCCCCATCAATGAACGCATGAAGAATCGTTTGTGCTCGGTTACGGTCGCCGCCTTGAGTCAGGTTTGATGTTTGTTGAATTCAAGGTTTCGACTACCGGACGGAAAGTTCTGTTCAACATAGCACATATCTTACGTGTCTTAGAAGGCCAACCAAACGTTACTTGTGTTGTTTCTGTTGAATGGCCCAATGGGCATTTGGTTGAAGGCAACTATGACGAGACTGTCACGAAGATCATGAACGTCGCAGCCAAATTCAAAGTGAAGTGATGAATATCTTCTCATACATCCCTACCGGGACTGCGCCTCCTTCCTTGGCAGTAAATGTCGAGGATGACGGCGTCATCAGTTTCTCGATTAGGGGTGTAGAGAAGATAGACAGCCAACTAGCACCGTCAGGAACAATACGCGTTCCTATGGAGCAATTGCTGGAAATGATTACTGCCATCGCACGGTATCTTCAACTACTCGCACATAGCGGACCTTGATATGCAACTCTGCGACAAACATTATGCCGACATCAAAGATGCCATGACGCTCCGTGGCTTGTGGAAGCTTCGTCCTCAGACCGATGAAGAACTGAAACAAAAAATGAAAGACGCAAATCTCAACGGTGAGAATGCGACAAACTTCGATCCGCTGCGTGGCGTCACAATCGGCATCTATTCAAATGCTCTTCAGCAGGGTGGCGAATATCTTCTGCACATGAAGGATGACGGATCGCATCATTGCCCTCTCTGTGAGGTCCTGATCCACAAGGGTCAAGATCATGTCGATGACTGGGTGAATGCAGCATCGGACGAAGCCATGCGCCGGTCTATCGAGTACGGACTGATGCCCAGCGAGACTGCACAATAACTTTCTCAAACCAAAACCAGAAGGGAATAATATGAGCTACTCATTCTCGATCACAGCCAGCAGTAAAGACGACGCTATCGGAAAGGTCGATGCGGAATTCGATAAGGTCGTAGACAGTCAACCGACGCATCGTGCAGACCGAGATATCGCACAGGATGCATTGGAACACATCCTACAAGTTTTGATCAATCCAAGTGACAATGAGAACGTTTATGTCAGTTGCTCCGGCTCCATATCTTGGCGTGAAGAGAATGCCTTTACCGGAGTTAGTGTCAACGTCAGCGCTTCTGTTCGAGCTAAGACCTAAGTATGCAGCGTGAGTTCGTCATCGTTGGTTTCCTGCTTGGATTAATGCTCCTGACCTACGGTGGCATTCAGTACGAGCACGAGACGATGGTTGAAGGTACTGCATGGTACGTGAAGATCGGAAAAATCTTTGCAGCCTTCGATACCTGTGGCGTCCGCGAAGATCGCATCGCTTTTGTGACGCTTCCACCAGTCCCGAATATCCCAGACCCAAAATGGTCGGACGGGATTGAGCGACTTCCGCTTAGTGATTGTCCGTACATCATCGATAAGGAAATGTTTGATGATGGCGTTGAGCGCGAAATTCCAGACACTGAAACTTATACGGATTCAATTTGATGGCGGATAACGGATACAAAAACTGGGATATTGATCCTCATGATTTCCTTGCCGATCTAAAGAAGAAAGCGGATGAGGCTGAAGCGCAGGCTGCCAAGGAACGCGAAGAGAAATATTTTCGCTTCACCATACTTGCGTCCCAGCTTAATCGCATGTCAATGCGGCGGATCGATGTCCTTAAGATGTTCTTGAAAGGCACGAGCGCCCTTGTCAGCGTTCAGATATACTGAGGAACTTATGTTAGGCTCTAAAATAATCATCGCAACTCCGGGTGCTGAAGCTTTTCGTGAGTCACGCGGAAGCGTGGAAAGGCCAGAACGATATTTTGTTGGACACGATAACAGTGGGCATTCCTACATCGTTCCATGGAAGGCCTATAAAGCATGGGGCGATTGGGTAGAATTCTCTTCGTCGAACGAAGAGACATGGACTGATGCCGAAACTGACTATGCTTGGAACACACCGGACTATGCCGAGCGCATCGACGGCGGCACGCTGACCTTTACTGATCCGAGGATCGAATGACATCGCGAGATTTTTGTTTCTGGCTGCAAGGCTTTTTTGAATTGACGACACCTACTGTTCAATTGACAGCGCCGCAGATAGCGTTAGTGCGAGCCCATTTGAATCTCGTTTTCGCCCACGAGATCGATCCGTCAATGGGAGGCCCAAGACCACAGGCAAAATTGAATTCCATTCACGGCGACGATTTGGTAGCACGGTGCTAATATGATCAATCCAAGCGAGCATAACCCCGATACACTGGAAGAAGCAGTCGAACTGATCTTCAACAGCATGACTTTGACGGATGCTACGTATATCTATCAAACCGGCGCGGAGAGTATGCATCACGGTTACGGAACCGCCATGCGTAATGCATGGCTTTGGAATGAAGCGCATCCGCTTCACATTCACATGAAGAAACGCTTTGGTCTTGGGCATGCAGATGACATGAGCGGGATTATCCTGCGCGGCGTCGATTGCAAGATGCGGCAGAAGAAGCATGATGTTGAAGCACAAGTACGCGAATACAAGGAACATTGGGGACGCGAGAACATCGATCCATTGACACTCGACTATGTCGATGCGAAAGATCAGACGGTACCGATCAATCCACAGGAATTTAAAATCTTCAAGAATGGTATTCTTCGTACTCTTCTCTTTTGGCGCAAATGACGACAATTGCGTACTCCGCAAAACATAAAATGTTGGCTGCCGACCGTCGCATCACCCTGAACGGTTTTAACATCGGGCAGATCACCAAGATTGCACGTAATAAAGGCGTCTTGGCTGGAGCGGCTGGGACAGGCTCGCTTTGTCATAGATTTTGCGCATGGGTTCGTCTTGGTTGTGTTGGCGATCCTCCCCTCATGGGTGAAGGAAGTGGTGAAGAACGCATCGAAGGTATTGGTGTGCTCTTTACCAAAAATGATCCTGAACTTGCCATCGAATTTTCGTGGGCCGGGTTGCAGTTGTCTCGCGCACCTTTCCACGCTTATGGATCGGGGATGGAGCTTGCACTCGGAGCGATGACGGCAGGCGCAACGCCGGAAGAAGCTGTTTACGCTGCGATGCAGATTGATACGCGGAGCGGCAACGGAATTGATGTGCTCACTCTATGACATCGCGGACCTTAACACCTAGTGATCCAGACCCAGCTTCTCCTGAGAAGCATCCAGACATCTACCGGCTCGTCAAATGTTCGCAATGCGTGAAGTGCTACCTTGATATGCGTACTCGCCGCTGCCTGTCTGGTGGCCCTTGGAAAGAAGAACAGTTTTATCAGAGTCCATGATGAGTGACAGATCGATGTTGCTGGGCTGGCGATTGACGACGGCACAAATATTTTATCACCTGCCGGATCACCCTGCACTAATTCAGGAGTTCATATGGCAGGAATTGGATCGAGCCCCACAGTTTCCGGTCCTGACGCGGTTCTTGGACCACTGGGAACAAAATCTCGACGGTAAGCTGCACTCCGTTATTGTCGCAGTACGCGGTATCATCTCTCCAACCGATCTTAAGCACATCGGTAAGGAATTTAAATTGAACTGAGGCTCAGATGGCACTTAACTTGACTATAGCGGCGATAGTGATCGTAATAAGCTTGGTGCTTTTATGGCGAGGTGACCTTTCTGATGATTGGGACGACTATGACGACTATGGATACTAACCTGAAACTCGGCATCGATATCGGAGGCGTTATCATAGACCGCGCCAATGATAATACCGATACGTCGTTTTTCTCGGACAATTATCTGCAAACAACCGAAGTACATCGCGCAACCGACAGCATTGCAGAACTTGTCGATATGTTTTGGCCCGAGAACGTCTTCATCGTCTCAAAAGCACGCCTGAAAACGCAAGTACGATCTCGTGAATGGCTGACACATCAAAATTTTTATGCAAAGACCGGTGTGCTTCCTGAGAATGTCTACTTTTGTCTGGAGCGTGCCGATAAGGCACCGATTGCAGAAATTCTGGGACTGACGCATTTCATCGACGACAAGCTCGACGTGCTGAGGCATCTCCAGACCGTTAAGTATCTTTACGGCTTTCAAGTTCGCCCCTATGAATTAGAGAAGTTTCAACGCGATCTTCTCGTGCATGTCCAATATGCCGAGACGTGGGCTGAAACGGTTTCTCTAATTCGTTGGTCGTTGATCCGGGAGAAGACGCAGGCAGAAGCGCTTCCGGTGACGCCATGATTTTCGTAGCGCTCGGAACGATGCTCTTCATTGCAGCAGCTTGGTTTCTCTTTGTCCTCGGAAATAGTATGGAAGAACCTCCATATCACGGTTATGACGGCGAAGATGATTGATGGCCGCGCATCGCGCTTATCCGGGCCGCTTCCACAAAGCGCCTCTCGGCATGTGTCGCTGGTGTGGACTCAAAACAAAGGATAAAGCGAAGTTTTGTAGCAACGTTTGCAGGACACATTACCTGCTTCGTGCCGATCCGCAACGGATGCGGCAGTATGTTTTCTTCCGTGACTTCGGTATCTGTCATGAATGTGGAAAAACTCATTTTTATCTGACTGACGATTGGGAAGCTGACCACATCCTTCCGCTCTTTATAGCCTATGGCGATCCAGAGTTTTGGGAACCGACGAATGTCCGGCTATTATGCGTTAAATGTCATAAGAAGAAGACGGCTGAGGATCGCCGGAAATACAAAAAGCAGAAACCTGCAAAAATTTTGTTTTGGTAGGCAAATTCGTCCTTGACATCACGAGTCGGTTATGAGAGAAGGTCACAATCAGTGGTGAAAGCAAACGGTTACTTCTTGATAATGACCGTCATGGCTGTAGGCAGCCTACCCCGTAAGCGCCTGTTCCCTGATATTATATAAGGTTTGTAGAGATGAGAAATCTTAAATTGTTGTTATGCGTATTGGGTATCCATAAGTGGATCGACAATGGGTACGGCGGCAATTGTACTCGATGCCTGCATAGTTTTTAAAGTTGTTGAGAATGGGGTTGGTGTAGAACCGGAGTTCTTCGCTTACCAAAAGTCAGGCCAAAAACCTGATATCAAGCAAATGCCTTTAGTCGGACTTCATAAGTCTATACTGGGGCGCTCGCCGGGTCGCCTGTTCCACCCTGCTCAACAAAATCATCGGTTCAGATCGATGACTAGTCCGTAGTGAAGTGAAGAAATTCTTCGACTTGTAATCGAGAGGTCGTTGGTTCGAATCCAACCGGTTGTACTGTGCAACCGTAGCTCAGTGGAAGAGCGCTAAAAATGTCTTCACGTCTGTTCTCGGAATAGTCATCAATCTGAATTGGATGCATTGCCGGATTGAAATAGCGTAGTTATCACATGCTTCGGATGATGTGCCTTCGGGCGCTAGTGGATTCAAATTCCACAGCACTTGAATCGGTATCAAGCCGGTTTAATTGTAAAGACGTGGTAGCGCCTGTACTTTTCAATCCTGCAATGCATCTTACCAATCAACGAAGATAGTCCACTAAGCCAACCAAAAGGGTAGCAGTCCGACAAGGGCGGTGAGTTGCTAAAAGGCTAACAGCAGAGGTGTCCCGGTTCGATCCCGAGCGCGTCTATCTTCGTTGAGCACTAAGAATTGAGATTGGCGTAGACGACGAATTCATCGTTCGTTCAACTCGAACTTTTCCCGCCATCTTCCTTATGGGAAAAGCGCCTCACGGTGAGGCAATTTCGTTATCGCTTGTTCCATCTCAATATCCTTTTGCAGCCTCCCCTCAAAACACGCAGCCAAGAAAATCAAATGACACGCGAAGAAGCACAGGCAATTTTGGATCAGCACGGCATCAAATGGGGAAAAACAGCAAATGTCCGCATCGACGGACGGCTACTGTCCGCTGAAGAAGCATTGGAGAATCAAGAAGCTGCTTTGCGAGAAATGACTAACTTACCGTTTATCGAAAATACGATGGAAGGGACGCCTGAACCACCTAATCCAATACCTTCGAGTGTTCCCGCCAAATCACAAGCAGTTCTGAAAGCGGGTTGGCTTCAAGAAAGGCGGAAGCGCCTTCTAGGGTGCTACGGACCCGGTTATGTGCTGACGCAAGAAGAACTGAGATTGGCGCGTCGCCTTTATGGCCGACCCTGACCGTTACCTCTACAATGTGCATGACAGTCACACCATTAATCTCGTCCTCCAACCGAACGACAAACGTAGCTGTCCAGATGTCAGAACATGAAGAATACGCTTTAGCGGGATATGTATTCCAAGATATCGCTTACACACTTCCTGATGGGGGCAGCTTCACAATCAAGCGTCCTGTGGGATTACCCCACGAAATTCCATACTATGGACGAACCATCACGCTCGAAGAATTGCTTGCAGTCTGGGAGTATCATGCAAAACCACTTCATTCCTAATCCTGGGCGTAGACATGCACACATAACGGAGAAGAAGTAAGTTTATGCTGAAATATTTTCGTCTAGCGCGAGAAGAAGGTTTCGTGATGGCATTTCGTATCTGGCGTCTGTATATGCTATTTCGCTGTTCACGACTGCTGCGTGTGCCCGTAATTATTGCACCGGAATTCAATCAACTGCTTTTGCTGCCTACTCACGATTGACACTCCTGCGAATCCTGTCTACACATGTCAGGATTCGCGACATCGCGTTTGGTATTCCAACCCGAGAGAAACATGGCCCGTACAAACATCAAGACCAAGAATTCCTTCACCGAAACGACGCATGAAGGCGCACCGGCTGCGCGCACGACCGTGGAGCAACAGCTTCGCCGTTCGGTGATGTCGTGCATGCTGTTTGAGAATGAATTTTATGAGGACGGCGTCGAGATCAGCAAGCGCATCTACGATCTTGCCCAGAAGGTCAGCCCCGGCACACTTGGCTTGATCGCCATCGAAGCTCGCGAGGATATGAAGCTTCGTCATGTCAGCCTCCTGCTCCTCGTCGCCCTCTGCAAGACCGGCGCTGGCAATAATCTCACGAGTATGACAATCGCACGTGTCATTCAGCGTGCCGACGAACTCTCTGAACTGTTGGCGCTCTATTGGAAGCTCAACGGCAAAGATGCGCCGCTGTCCGCGCAACTTAAGCGCGGCCTCGCGATGGCTTTTACGAAGTTCGATGCCTACCAACTTGGTAAGTACGACCGAAAGAATGAAATCCGTCTTCGGGATGTTCTATTCTTGACGCATCCGAAACCGAAGGATGCGGAGCAGCAGGCTTTGTGGGATAGCCTCGTCAACAACACGCTCAATGCCCCCGATACATGGGAAGTGGCGTTGAGTGCAGGCGAAGGCAAGAAGGAAACTTTTGAGCGGCTTCTCTCGACCGGGAAACTCGGCTATCTCGCTTTGTTGCGCAATCTCCGCAACATGGTTGAGGCGAATGTTGACCGCGATCTCGTCCTTGCAGCCTTGAAGGCACGCAAAGGTGCTGAAAAGGTTCTTCCCTTCCGCTTCACGGCGGCTGCCCGGCATGCCAAGTCCTTCGAACCGGCAATCGACGAAGCTCTCATCGCCTCCTTGAAGGAAATGGAGAAGCTTCCGGGCAAGACGATCCTTCTTGTCGATGTCTCAGGCTCGATGGATGTCAAGTTGTCCGAGAAGTCGGACCTTACCCGGCTGGACGCAGCGGCGACGCTTGCCGCTATCTTCCCCGGAGAGGATGTGAGAGTTTTCACATTTTCTCACGAGGTGGTTGAAGTCCCGCGCCGCCTTGGAATGGCTGGGATCGAGGCGATCTCGAAGAGTCAGATGCATGGTGGCACCTATCTCGGCGAAGCTCTTCGGACTGTCTATAAGATCAAACATGACCGTTTGATCGTCATCACGGACGAGCAGTCCCATGACAAGACAGTGGCTCCGGATACAAAGCATGCCTATTTGATCAACGTGGCCTCGAACAAGAATGGCGTGGGCTACGGTCGCTGGAACCATATCGACGGTTTTTCGGAAAACGTTCTCCGCTGGATCGCCGAGGTCGAGAAGGCTGGCAACGAGTAACATAAAAGCTTTATAATTCAACGTTTTTGAAGGCCCGGTAGATCGACTACCGGGCCTTTTTTCTGTTTATTTTGACCTTACCCTCTTGACATCCTGTCGAGAATCTGGACAGATTGAGTCTTTTTTCTTGACTTCATTCTCGAACTTTAGTAGGGTCCGCGCATTCCCGATTAATGGAAGGCTTCCGAACCTGTCCATTTTTCTCCTGAGCACCGAGGGTCGGTGCCCCTCCATACGGGTCGTATGGTTCCCAGAGAAAGTAGAAAATGCCGATTTTGAATTATGATTCCTTGGATGCAGTTCCCAAGGAGTTGCGTGAGTTCGCAAAGACTGTTGAAGGCGGAGAAGGTAAAGTCGCAGTCAACGTTGTTCCGAAGACCGCTGTTGACGAGTTTCGTGACAACAACATCAAGCTGAGCAAAGAACGCGATACGCTTCTTGAACAGCTTACGCCGCTGAGAACCATTGTTGGGGAAGACCCTTCAAGCTTTCAGCAACAACTTGAAGAGTTGCGCGCAACCGCGCAACGGGTCAAGGACGGCGAACTGAAGGAATCGCGTGCCATCGAGGAACAACTTTCTCGACGCACAGAAGAACTTCGTAAGGACTACGATAACCGGCTCCAGACAGTCGGTAAGGAAGTGGCAGCTTGGCGTACCAAAGCTGAAACTCTCGATGGTCGTTACAAGCAGACTTTGGTTGCATCCGCCATTAAGGATGCCGCAATGCAGACTGACTCCGGTGTCGAGCCGAAAGCCATTTCTGACATTACGATGTCGGCACTCGGAATTTTCCGTTGCGACGATCATGGCCGCATCATCCCTTACGAGGGTGACGCGCCGATCTACGGAGCGGATGGTACGACACCGATGACACCACGTGAGTGGATTGGTCGGTTGAAGGAAGAAAAGCCTTACTTCTTCAAACCTTCCAATGGTGGTGGAGCAGGCGGCGATACAGCTAAGAAAGTGCTGAACCGCACGCCGGAACAGATTAGAAATATGACCGCAGCGCAACGCCTTGAACTGGCGAACGGCGGAAAACCTAACGTCTAAGAGTCACATTTCCAACTAGGAAAGTGACATACGGACTTCCTCATTAACGGGGAGCAGCTTGGGCGAAGTGGAAACACTTCGCCCATCCAAACATCAAAATCACATACCTATGTGATTTTCCAAATTACCTCGGAGGTCGCTGGACGATCCGGGGCGATCCCGAGACGGGGGCCGTCTCGTTGCTGTCCAGCTAAGTATTGAGGAAATAAGCAATGTCAGCTTTGACGCTTCTCCAAGCTGCCGAACAGGCACTTGGCAATGACGAAGTGAAGCGCGCGGCAATCATCGAATTGTTCGCAGCGCCTGATCTTCTGCGCGTATTGCCGTTCATCGACATTCAAGGTGGAGCATACGTTTACATTCAGGAAGGCCAGCTTGCTGGTGTTGCCTTCCGTGGTATCAACGAGTCGTATACCACGAATACCGGTATCATTAACCCACAGACCGAACGTCTCCGCATCGTCGGTGGCGACCTCGACGTGGATAAGGCGCTCCTAAAGACGCATGGTCCAGACATCCGCACCACGCAGGAAAAGATGAAGGTCAAGGCCCTCAGCTTGTTCATTGCTGGCAAGATGATCAACGGCGACTCCGAAAACGATCCTCGTGAGTTCGACGGCATCCGTAAGCGTATTACTGGTTCGCAGCTTTTCCCTGCCGGTTCTTCGTCCGGTGGTGACGCTCTGTCGTTGTCGGTGCTTGACACCGCAATCGACGCAGTCGATGGCGCAACTCACCTAATCATGTCGCGTCCGATGCGTAATCTGCTCTCGCAGTCCGCACGTAATCCGTCTGTTGGTGGTTATGTTCAGTGGGAAAAGAACGAGTTCGGAGAACGTATTGCGTTCTACAACGACCTCCCGATTCTTACGACCAACTACGATGACGCCAACAACCAAGTCATCGACTTCAACGAAGCAAACCCGGGTGGTGGTTCCTCAGTAGGAACGTCCATCTACGTCGTCCGTATCGGCGACGAGGGTGTCGTTGGTCTCCAGAACGGTGTCATGGAAGTTGATGACCTCGGTCAAATCCAGAGCCAGCCTGTCATGCGTACCCGTATCGAGTGGCTCGTCAGCTTGGCCGTCATGAGCGGTCGTTCTGCGGCTCGCATCTGGGGCATCAAGAAGGCTGCTGTGACCGCCTAATAAGTGGTCATACAGACTTCATAACTCCAAACGGATAAGGAAATCCTCAGATGGAAAGCAAAGTAAAGTCCACCTACGATGCGCTTTTGGCGCTTCAACTGGTGGGATCAGCAGCGGTCACGAACGTTGGTTCAAACGTTTCGTCCATTGTCGATCTTAATCTCATCACAAAAGGTCGTGGTGATCTTGACGGACGTTTCGGTGAAGGTTCCTTCGACGTGGTCTTCCACGTTGTTGCCCTTGACCACACGACCGGAGATGAAACCTACACGGTTCACTTCAAGTCTTACGACATCAACGGCGCGAACGGCACCGATCAGGAAACTCAGGTCCTGACGACCGCGAACATCGGCGAGACTTATCGCTGGAAGTTCGACACGCGCACGTTGCAGAACACTCACGCGGCTGCCGCCCAGTTTGGCCTCGATATTGTCTGCGCTGGAACGACCCCAATCTTCCAGTACTGGGCATTCATCGCTCCCAACCTTGCGTGGGGCTAATAGCCTAAACGGCTAATGAATCAGGGGCAGCAGTCTAATCGGCTGCTGCCCTTTTTTCTTCAAAATTCAAAGGTGCCTGATCAAACAGACGGCTAGCCGTTCACGGAGACGCTTGTGGAGAAAGACCACTTCATCACGCGGGACGGTCTGGTGTTTGCTGGGTCGCACCTGATTGCAGATTTTTGGGATGCTGAGGGGCTCGACGATTGTGAGCGCCTCGAAGAGGCCATCCTTGCCGCTGTAGAGGCCGCTGGAGCCACGTTGCTTCACATCCATCTCCACACCTTCGGTGACGGTGGAGGGGTCTCAGGCGTCGCTGTGTTGGCTGAGAGCCACATCAGCGTTCACACATGGCCCGAACGTAATTTTGCAGCCTTCGATGTCTTCATGTGCGGTGATGCGAATCCCCGGGAAGCCATTGAAGTTCTCAAGGCTCATTTGAAGCCGAAGAACTTTGTCGTAGCTGAACATAAGAGGGGACTTGTCTAAATGATTCAACGTACCATTAAGCGTTATGGCTGGAAGCGTGATCTTCCAGATCACCGTGATTTACTATACGGTGCCGTTCATCACGCAACTGCGGTTGTCGAACCGCCTTCTGTCAATCTAAAGCCGAAACTTGCATTGGTCTTCGATCAGGGCGATCTCGGGTCCTGCACAGCAAACTCAACGATGTGGATGTGGCAGTTTGTCCACGGCGCTCCTCCCGGTGATACCTGCTGGAGCAGAATGTTCACATATATCGAATCTCTCATCGCTGAAGGCTCCTATCCACAGGATGCCGGAGCCGAACTCCGCGATGTTATTAAGGTCATGTCCGTCAAAGGCATTCCGCCTGAGAAAGACTTTCCATATATCGTCTCCACCTTTCCGCACAAGCCGTCTCGCCATGCCATTCAGGATGCGGCGAATGACAAGGTCATCAGCTACTCGCGTCTTGCTACTCGGGCTGATTTTCTAAACTGCCTTGCAAGCGGCTTTCCGTTTGTCTTCGGCTTCACGGTTTATGAGAGCTTTGAATCTCAGGCTGTGGCAAGCACCGGTATCGTTCCGATGCCGAAGCCGACCGAGCAGGTTCTTGGCGGTCATGCGGTTTGCTGCATCGGCTACGATCAGAACTTCAATGGAACCGGACAGCTTTATTATCTCGTTCAGAATTCATGGGGGCTAGACTGGGGCGTCAAAGCTGACCCGGGATGCTTTTGGATGCCAGCGACGTATCTGGAAAACCCGAATCTTGCGAGCGATTACTGGACGGTTCGCAACAGCAAGTAATAAGTTGATGGTGTAATGAGATAAAACTCATTACACCATTTCCCTTAACTGACAGATGAGGTCGGAATCCTTGACACTCAAGCTGTTCATAGTATATCTGAACCACAAATCTGGTGCACCCGAGCGCCATTAATCCCGAAAAATTAGGAACAAGAATGGCAAAGACAGTCAAAGTGTATGGGCAGCAGGGAGAAGTTCGTGATGAGAGTCTTCTCAATGCCCGAGACCTCGTGAATGGTTGCAGCGGCTACTGGAAATGGAAGCCCGAGCAGAAAGCCGGGTCTCCTATGGACCCAGTCCCATTCGCACGTTCCACGCCGCCGTCTCCGAAGTCAGCGACACAAGAACTTCTTGATCGCATGGGGACTGGCGGCAATGCCATCGGTGAGCGCACGCTTGGCGTCGAGAAAGAACCTGTTGTTGAGGAAGTCGTCGAAGTAGAGGCATTTAAAGACCCTGTACTCGACGAGCCGGATGACACAGGCGAAGAAGAATCAGTTGTAATCCCTGAAACACCGGCAGCGAAGCGTCGTCGCCAAGCTCGTGAAGCGAAAGCTGAAGATGGGAAATAACATCATCAGCATTCACGTCACTGGATGCCACCACAATGGTATCCCGCAAGACATCGATCAGATGGCGTTCGAATTTGTGAAATCACTCAAGTCAGCCGGTCACACTGTAACAAGTGCCAAGATTGTTAGCGGCGGCGAGTATGATCTTCAGAACGGTGGCCGTTTTCCGTTGAAGTCGGAAAATCCAGACTTCTATAATAAGAGATAATCCTAGATGATTCACTTCGGCTTCATTGGCGTAACCGTCGTCGAATCGGTGACGAACTCCGCCGCAACTGTTTATACGGCTGATGTCCCGGATGTCAGAAAATTCCGGCTGCTGATTTCGAGTGATGTGGATATCCATATTCAACGCGATCCGGTCGGAACGGTTTCCCCAACTGTCGATCCTTCATCGGCCCCCCGCATCCCCGCCAATACAATTGTCGAAGTCTCGATCTTCGGCGAAGAGCAGATTTCCGCCGTAATTGCTGCCAGCGCATCGGGCAATGGAAGCATCTGGATCACGCTGGCTGAATAAAGGAATTTAAATAATGTCTGTCTTGGAAAGCGATCTCTATTTTTACGGTTCGGCAAATATGCCGGACGGCGATGGCACGACCACGGGCGGCGCGCTCGATACCACGAAGTTGATCTTCTTCAACGACATCTCGCCTGCTGGTACGATGAACTATGTCTCGTCATCTGCCTCGGACACGGCTGCGACCATTACACTTTCAGGCCGCGACTCCACGGGTGTCATCCAGACCGAAACCAAGACTTTCAACGGCACAACGCCAGTTACAGGATCGCAGTCTTTTGAGCGCCTCTTGAAAGGTGTTATTGCTGGTACAACGGCTGTCGGCGATCTGGCAGCAATCTCGAACACGGCTGTCATCTCAGCACACACCGCGCAGGCGGCCTCGGCTGCATCAGGTGCGACCGCAGCATCCATCACACTTCAGTCCGGCGACGGCGCTTCCGTTTCTGTCGGGCAGATTATCCGCATCACGAACAACCTGCCTTCTGGTGTTCAGAACCAGCTTCGCCGCATCATCCGGATTTCGGGCGACATCGTCTACGTCAACCGCGCATGGGGAACTGTGCCGTCGTCCGCATCGACATATTCCATCTATGAAGGAATGTTGTTCGACCTTGCACCGAACCAAGTCACACAGATTCGTCGTCCGTTCTATAACGCGGCTGCCGACGTTCCGGGTGGCTCGAACCGTACCTATTACGAAAAAATCTTTGCAGTCAACAGCAATACCACAACCGCATTGACAGTTGTGGTAATCTCGAAACAGGTCGATCCTTCTTCTGGAACATTGCAGTTCGCACTCACGAACGCGCTCAATGATACCGGCACCGTTGCCAATCGCCAGACTGCACCTGTCTCTGGAATCACGTCGTTCTCATCGGGCTCGTCACCGCAGACCATCAACGTTCCGTCGCCTCAGAATCTTCCATCTGGTGCAACGCCAAATGCTGCGGGCGCACAAGGTATGTGGCTGTCTCTTGCCTTAACGGCAGGACTCGCAGCGGCGAAGACTTCTTTCGATATTCGTGTGACGGGTCAGACGACCTAACGGAGGAACTGTGTCCCTTTCGGTAGTCTCATCGAGTTATTCTAGCGGAGCCACCCAAGCAGACGGTTCACATTGGATTGTTGAAACCATTACCATCAGTGATGGCTCAACTCAGATGATCCAATATCTTGCAGCGCCCGGATGCGATTTGGATGCGCATCTGACAGCCACAGTTAATTATTACAACACTCTATTCTCTACGGATGATTCGTGACAGCGCATTACGTTCGTTCAGGCGCAGCAGGCTCGAATAACGGTACGTCGTGGGCGAATGCCTACACGACGATGACGGCTGCGATAGCAGGTGGTGCAGCGGGAGATACCTACTACGTTTCGGAAGATCATGCCGAATCTACTGCGGGTTCCGTCGCGCTTGCGTTTAATGGTACTTCTGCTGTCCCAGACCTTGTCATTTGTGTTAACCACGCAGGGTCTGTACCTCCTGTCTCAGCCGACTTGCGCACCACTGGTCAGATCACGGTGACAGGTGCTGCCGTTATTACCACAACCGGCTACGCGAAGATTTACGGCATCATTTTCAACAATGCAACTGGGTCTGGTAGCAACAATTTAAACATTGGAGGTGCAGCGGCTGTCCCTGTAGGGTTGAAACTTATCAATTGCCAATTAAATGTAAAATGCACCGGCACTGGTGCTCGCATAGTAATCGGCACGAATACTTCTGGTGGTTCTGGAACTGGTTACATAGAGTTGTTTAACACGACATGTAGTTTTTCCAATGCCAGCCAAGGTCTTACAGTCAATGGCACAGTTTACTGGCGGAATACGCCTAGTTTGATTCAAGGCGCTACAATTCCTACGACCTTAATTTCTGTCTCATCCGCCGTTTCATCTATAGTTCTGTTTGAAGGCTGCGATCTGAGTGCGTTGGCCTCTGGTCATATTATTGTCGGAGCAGTCGCGAGTGCATTAAAAGTTATATTTGTTAATTGTAAGCTAGGCGCATCGGTCACTATCGCTGCTACACCTACTATTGATGCTTCTATAATTGATTTGATAAACTGTGATTCGGCTGCCACCACGAACCGTCAGGAGCGCTACACCTACGCTGGTACATTATCTACGGAGACAACTGTAGTACGCAGCGGTGGCGCGAATGATAGTGTTCAATCGATGTCGTGGAAAATCATTACCACTGCTAATACCAATAATACGTTTCCTTTCGAAACATTCCCAATCGATACTTGGAATTCTAAGGTAGGGCAGACTGTCAATGTTAACCTTGAAATACTCAATGACGGTGTGACACTTCAAAATTCTGATATCTATCTTGATGTTTACGGGCTCACCGATACCACTGATCCCCTTGCATCATTGATTTCCAGTGGTCCAGCGGACCCATTAGCTGCCGGTGCAAATATCTCATCTTCATCAGCTTCTTGGGTCACTACCGGTCTGACAAGCCCAATTGCACAGAAAATCACTGTCTCTTTTACACCTCAGACACAAGGATATATTCGTGCCTATGTACGGATTCCGAAAGTGTCGAAAACCATCTGGGTAGACCCGGCTATCTATTTCTCCTAAGAGGATTGCGACGTGAGCACGCAGCGCATCCTCGCGGGATTTCCTTTCCCAGCTTTTGCCACTGAACGCGCAGGCCAACAAAACATTGTTGTGTCTGTTTTTCTCGTTGGCTCTGAAAAAGTCAACGCTGACGTTATCAGCTTGGAAGAAACGGCATCTAGTATCTTGTCAGATACCGTTGGCCGTAACGAATTCAATATAATTAAATACAATGCCCGGATCGTTGCAGGACTCCCTTTTCCAGCAATGATGATTGAATCTGGCGTCATCGGACGACAGGCAATTATCAGTGGTCCGTCTTTTATCAATGAAATTCCTATTCTAACAACGAAGTCCGATATCGTCGGTAGTCTGACGTTTAGTGATAACATCCAGTTCGACATCGTTCCTCGCGTGGAACCGGATGTGACATCAAGACGTGATGATCTTGGAAATGTAGAAATCGCATCTGCGGATCGTGTAGATTCTATTACCCCAATTGAAGAAGGAGCATCTTCGAGAAGCGATATCATTCCAGCATTGGAGTCCTCTAGCTTATCAAAAGCTGATATCCTTTCGATTCAAGAGATCGCTTCGAGTGCAAGAAACGATATACTGACTCGGTTAGAAGTTTCATCTTCGGATCGCGTTGATATTTTTTCCCAGAATGAAGGAGGGACATCGTCCAAAAATGATGTTGTCTCCGCATCTGAGTTATCTACTTCATCGAAGGTTGATATTCTCTCGACTCAAGAAAATGCTTCTAGCGAAAAATCCGATATCCTCCCCAAACTGGAATACGCTTCATCGCTATTTATGGATGTAATCGTTCCATCAGAATTTAATATTATCTTAAACACCGTTCAAGAACATAATTTGATTGAATTTGGGTCAAGTCTCAACTCAGATGCGATCCCACCGAAAGAGTTCTCTGCATCTAATCGGTTAGACATTATCTCGCCTATCCAGAGTCAAGCGCAGTTAAATTCGGATACAATCGGCTTAATCGCCCTGCAAGGATTGCTCGTAACCGCCGATACGATGGCGTTTGTGGAATGGCTGACAGCCAAGTATTCCGCACGTATCAACGCTGCATTCCCATTCCCGTCTTTTGTAGTGGAGACGCAGCAGCGCCAAGCGATCACTTCTGGACCTGTCTTTGTGAATGAGAATCCGATTTTGACTGTGATCGGAAACATTCTTACCAATTTTGATTGGCTGTCCAACGTTAAAATCGCTGCCGACACATTAGCATTCGCAGAGTGGCTCATCGCGAAATACTCCGCACGTATCAACGCTGCATTCCCATTCCCGTCTTTTGTAGTGGAGACACAACAGCGTCAAGCTATTACGTCAGGCCCAGTGTTCATTGTTGAAAATCCGATCATTTCCATCATGGGAAATATCCTATCATCTATGGATTGGCTCTCCATCCTGAATTCCGATATCAATGGAGTTAATGAAGTTGCGCTGACGACACACACAGACCTGATCCCAAGCCAAGAATGGGGAATGTCAGCAAAATCCGATGTTCTCCCCAAACTGGAATATGCTTCATCGCTATTTATGGATGTAATCGTTCCACAAGAATTTCATATTATCTTAAACACCGTTCAAGAACATAATTTGATTGAATTCGGCGCGACATTTAGAGCGGATACTGCATCCGTGCAGGACTGGGCATATATATTACAGAATGTGCAACCCAAACAACAGATAGAATTCGCAGGCTCAGCCAAAAGCGATAATGTCTCCTTGCCATGCTGGCAAGCGACGTTGAACACAGATCAATTGGTCCCGACTGAGTTCCTCGGCTCTAGCGTTGCGACATTCACTCCACGAAACCCGCTTGAATTCGGAACTGGAATGCGTGCAACTTCAAGACAGCAAACTGAGTTTGGAATGGGAGCGCGCAGCGATAGCAGCGCGCCGTCCGAAAGAGCAGCTTCATCGAAGATTGATCTTGTTGGGTCGCTGGAGAGCGCTGCGCGTATTTACAGTAATCCACACGTCGCATTCGATTATCTAACAAACGAACAAGCCGGAATTCATATCTTTGACGATTTTGGCATGACGACGAAAGCTGATATTGCCTCGGTATCAGAGCGTGGGATGTCTGCGCAACATGACGATATTGGAACCGTCGAGGAAAGTGGAACTTCATTCAATAATTCGCGAATTCCTTCCGATCATTTGTCAGCGCCATTAGCGCTGACTCACGTTCTGATCGAAGCCGCAACAGGCGCTCGCTTCACGGCACACCAGAATATCGATTTTGGCATGACAGCGCGTGCCGATAACTTGGGCTTCGTAGATTTTGGCTATGGCATTTACGGTCGAGCATATTCTCAAATGGAAATCTCGGCGTCATCGAAACTGGATATTTCCGGACCTTCCGAATGGCGCACATCGTTGAATGCAGATAATATTTCTCCTCTGGAATTTCACAATTCTAGCTTCTTATCGACAACATACGCTCCGATTGAATTCGGTGTGTTATCTCAAGCGACATCGCGTGTGCAAACGGAGTTTTCTACAAGTGTTCGCGCGGATTTGAATACAGCACTGTATAACTTGGCATCTTCGCAAGCAGATCAGAGCACATTCTTTGAGATGCAGACTGCAATTGCTTCTTCTATCCATGTGATGGCTAATTGGTTGGCTATCATGCACACGATTCAAGAAAAGTTTCAGATTGAGTATGGAACCAATGTAACTTCTAACGCTATCTCAATTATTGAAGGCTTGGCAAGCTCGTTCGCGCAGATTGAGAGCGGCATCGCGACGTTGACAGACGTTAGCATGACGGAAGAACTCGATAGTGACTGGATTGGCGATCTTCAAACCAGTATTTCAGACCTCGTCGAGTTCAATACAAGTCTGCAATCCGAGATTGAAGCGTTTTTCGATGCCGGAATGGTCTCAACACAGGATTTTGAGGGTGATCCGGAAATTTCTGTGTCTTCCGAGGGCGTCAATCTTGTCGAGATTACGTATTTAGCCAATCTTTTCCGCGCAGAGACGATTTTCAACGAAAATTCGACAGAGACACGCGCAACGCATACGCATCAGATTGAATTTGCGATGTCCGCAGAGGCATTCCTGATTGGGCGCATCGATTGGGTCGGTATCTGTTCTGCTATCTGGCCGAATCCGGTTAATTTCAGCGCTAATACCTTAGCAACTCTACCTGTTCGTGAAGAAAGTGGTACGAAAGCGGAATCTGCTGTTGAACCATTGGAAGAAATTGGTGCTCGTATAGATGGCAGCATGGAATCGCAGATTTCACGGACTGCAACTACTCTTCATACGGAAAATGTTGCGACGAACTGGCTCACGACATTGAATTCAGACATTCAGATAGCCATGTCGGCTGCTGTAAGCGCAACCGCACTCATTACGTCTTATGCGGAAGTTATTATTCATGCATCTGTCATCTTCAATGGTGAATTTCCTCTTGAAATCAACACAAGCGCACAGATGGTCCCATTACCCGAGATCGATGTGGTAGCTTCGCTGTCGGCAACGACATCGAACGTTCCAGTGAGCGAAGCATCCGGCGTCACTACTGACTTTGAAGCCTTTACCGCTTTTGAGAGCAGCGTCGAGATCACCTATTTCACTTATCTTGAATTCTCGGGTGTCTTCTTCGTTACTACTGCCGTTGGGCGCACATGGCACCATCAGACGGCGCTCCGTATGTTCGGGGACGGCATCAACACGCTCCGTTCGTTCGCCGAGTATCAGATCGTCCGTGAGTCGCAGGATGCAATGGCGGTTCGTAGTTTTGCAGCCGAGATGGCACCCAGATTCTTTGCAACCGCAATGGCTGCATGATAGACTTCCCGAAAAGGTAGAGTTATGATAAAACCCCAATCATTTCCATCGAAGTTCAGTTTCGAAGAGCCGATTACGTCGATGGATTTTGCTGCGCAGATTGCAGCCCAATCTCCCGGCGCAACCATTGCGAGCTTCGAGGTCGATTCGGACTTCTTTGCCGGAGATGCGAGTTCGCCGAGCGATATTCGTATGGGAGGAGCATCATTATCCGGCACACGAGTCATCCAGCAGATCACAGGCGGATTGCCCGGCAATACTTACCTTCTTACTTACCGAGTCACCCTTTCGACGGGAGAAATCTTCGGCGAGCAGCGCCTCCTTCCGGTCGTCTTCTACATTTAAGATTGATTTATATGGAGTTTTACCCCTTGTAGGGGAGATTCGGCATATGGATTAATCGATGACACGAAGAGTCGGCGATCTTGACTCCTCGATTTCCTTGAATTAAGGTGCGCCTCATAGTTGAGGTCAGCCATGCCGGATCGTATCCGTGTTTATCATCCTGAGACAGGCGAACCTTTCGATCTTCCGGTCGGAAAGGCGAATGAATTGCGCCTCGAAAAAGGATGGCTGGCGCAACCGCTCGATCCGGATGCCGAGCCCGCTGTGAAGACGGTTGAGACCGTCAAGGTAGAGGCTGAAGAGAGAGAAGCTGAAGAGCTTTCGCAGATCAAGCGATTCGTCGATCTCTCGAAAGATGTGGCTGAAACTTATGTCCCGAGCGCTTGGATCAAACCGAAAGCAGGCTAAGGATTTTGTTATCCCATTAAATGACTAAAATGACCCCCGAGGAAAATCGGGCTTATTACCGTAAGTATAAGGCCGACAATAAGGAAAGACTAAGGTATCAAGAGCAAGTTCGACATAGGGAATGGCGGGCAGAACTTTTGAAAATTGTCGGTGATCATAAATGTAAAGATTGCGGGAATGATGATTTTCGTGTTCTTGAGTTTGATCACATAGGTGACGATAAGACCGCCAATGTAGCTAGATTCATAAGTAGAAACTGGCGTAAATCATTGGAAGAAGCGCTTAAATGTGAAGTCGTATGTGCCAATTGCCATAAGATTCGTACGTTCGAAAGGTATCCTAAGTTATCACCACTACAGGAAGAATGGAAAAGATTGTCTGAAACTCATTGTCCTCAAGGACATGAGAAAATTCCGGAAAATAGAGTGACTTACGATGGTAAGGAAGGGTGCCGGATTTGCCGAAGAGACGCTGGGGCTCGATATAGAGAGAAACAGAAAGAAATTACATAATGACAATCGTCTTTAATTCGTTAGGTGGTCCCGGAGTCGGAAAATCGACCTTGTCGTATGGCTTGATCGCCAAACTGAAAAGCCGAGGGCATAAGGCAGAGTACGTTCCAGAATATGCGAAAGAACTCACGTTTCGTCGAGACTGGAACACAATCAACGATCAGGGCGTTGTTACAAGAGAGCAGGATCGGCGTTTACGCGATCTATTAGGGCATGTGGATTTTATTATACATGATACGGCTCTACCGCTTGGCCTGATGTATACGAAAGGCGACTATACGCAGGATTGGTTCGCTCGACGGGTTTGGGAATTATACGAGGGATATAATAATTTTAATTGCTACGTCCGCCGCGTTAAACCATACGCGACATACGGAAGAAGTCAGACGGAATCCGAGGCGCGAGAACTCGACGACCGGATTCGACAGTTGTTTGGTCCAGAAAAAATCCATCTTGAAGTTGATGGAGCAGAAGGATCAGTTGACATCGCGTATAAAGCTTTGCTAGAGTACGCAAATATTCAGTGACTCGTTGAGTCACAAAAGTTTACACCAGTTTAGTTCAGGGGTAGAACAGCGGCCTCCAAAACCGCGTGTCGGGCGTTCGAATCGCTCAACTGGTGCCACGATTTTTAGGGTGTGAGCCGGGCGGTGAGGCTCTTGTCTGCAAAACAAGCGATATGGGTTCGACTCCCATACACTCTTCCAAATCGGCGCAGCAAGAAAGCACACAGTCGTGATATCAGGTTTGCTCATCGTCGTGAGCGCCGTATTGCGAAACTAGAATTAAATGCGGGTAAAGCCTAGAGGCGAGGCGCTACGTTGCCAACGTAGATAGAGGAGATCACTGGGCTCCTTACCCGCTCCAGTTTATGCCGAGGTCTTGTATAAAGACGGGGGCAAGTCCCGGCTGGTGTAATTCCAGCCCTTGGCTCCAAGTTTGCTTGGGTCGTGTAAGAGATAGCATGTAAGCGCTTATTTGCTATCGGTGGTGAAATCCCATCCCCTAGCGCCAATTCGATATTCATCCATGTCGGGTGCGTAGGACTTTTGGTAATAGCCGTTAGCTCTGTCATTCAAATAAGTACGGCCTTGGCTGACCGGAATAAATAGAATGATATTCTGACGTTTCTCGGTTTCGATTGCATGTCTAAAGCCCTAAAGGAGACATGGTCGAGTAACCTGCATGAGGAAGCGCTGTTTGTGGTGCAGCAGGAAAGGTGAGGATATCGCCAACCACGGAAATTCGCGGTGTTAGCTCAATGGTGGTAGCGGCTGACTTCCAATCAGCAGGACGGGGAATCAGTATCCTCACACCGCACCAGACAGACCCTTCAGTCGGAGAAGTGGCACCTTCGGGTGCCATTTCTTTATGAGGTAATATGACCAACTTCACGTATAGTGTTTTCTACGGACAGTTCTCTGTTCCGGTCGAAATGGTCGTCGCGATCTTCGCGCCAAATCCCCCGATTGCCGAGATCGGTTCTACTGTCCCATCCGTTATCCTAAACTGGGGACTTTCCAAAGCTGCCGTCTCGCTTTCACTCAACGGTGTTGCTCTCAACCCCGCCATTACACAGGTCACCCAAATCGGTCCTTTCACCGACGATACGACATGGGAACTGATTTGCGCCGATGAAGATACGCAGGCACGTCAGCGGACCCAGCTTGAATTCCTTCCATTGGTTTACTGGGGTGTCGTTCAAGCACCTCCGGCGTCGAGCGCGGATATTTTAGCTTTAACATCAAGCGAGTTTATCGACCGCAAGTTGGAGATGACAGTTCAGTATGCCTGCGCAGCCGGAGGCTATCCATGCATCGCATATCCGGCAAGCATTGGACTGCCTCGTCGCCCGCAAATTGCAACGCCTGATGTAATGCCCAATACGTTAGACTGGAACGCCTTTACCGATTACACGGCTACAACTGTCTCGCATACGAATGCATCCGGATACACGCAAGACTATCTTGTGCTGACCTTTAATACCCTCCAAACGAGTCAGAACGTTCCTGTTATTTGGACCTAATCATGAGTCATCATTCTTGACTCTATCTGTCTTAAATGTCATCTTGCAGTTCATAATCTCTTAAGGAAATTTCCATGGCAAGCGGCGTATACGATCCGGAACGCGACCACAGCGATATGTCGCAATTGACAACCGTCAATCGCAACAATGTGGTGGGCGCACTCAATGAAGTTAATGCAGCAGGAAAGGCAGCTACCGCAGCCGTGGCTCTCGCCATCAAGTGCCAGCACGTCGCCATTGGCGTAGCAGGCCCTGTCGCGATCCCAGCGCTTCCGTCAGGCTCGAAGATTATTGGCATCCGCGAGCACGTCACTGCGGCTTACCCAAGCGGCGGTAAGATCACCGTAGGCGACCATTCTGGCGGCAGCGGCGCACTGGCTGCAACGTCCATCACGGATGGAACGCATGCAGCCGTCACAGCGCCCGGCGACTTTAATGTGCCAGTCTACGTGCAGCCTGTCGGCGATCTCAGCATCTCAATTTCAGGCGGCGACGGATCGACCGGCGCAGCTACCGTCATGATCGAGTACATCGACGCCTAATCGGCGATGTAGTCCAAACCTGCCAAGCTATGCAGCGCATAGTTTTGAAGAATCCGGGGCTGAAGCGACTCAAGTTGCTTCAGCCTTTGGGTTATCTGGGCCTCTGTAAACTTGTTGTATAGGCCTTCCAGTGATGGAGCACCCGTTGGATGTTTCAGCATACTGGCACCGTAGGGATCGACGAATGTACGGCTCGATGCGAATGGCCCTTTCACATCGGGATATTGCCAGATGAGCAGCACGGTTTCGGGCGCAACATCGATGAGTGTATGGATTTGGTCATAGCACATCGTATGGCGCGAACCGACTTGGTGAACGCGAGTACCACTTAACCTGAGCCAGCTTTCGCGCTCATATTTGAAACCTGCGCCGCCATTTAGAGGCGTACGGAAACTGTATTCCAAAAATTTTGTAACGCCGTCGCCATACATCCCCGTCTCAGCCGTTTCGACCCATATGGCATTTCCTATTTTCCCACGTAGGACGAGAGTAGCAAAATCGTAGCGATGGTCATGTGGACTGACGATCTGCCGGTTCTTCCCAAGCGCGCGTCCACTTCCTTCATCGAAGAAATACGCCTTTATGGTCAGATGCGGATGCCTATGCAGGCAAACGTAATCGACGCCCGGCGCATGGAAGTCGCGGTAGGAGTTCGCAATGAGCGTTTTCATCTGTTCTTCTGGTGTTACGACTTGCATCATATTCAGGTGCATAGCTTTCTCCTAGTTGATTCCAAGAACAATAGGAATTCCGTTCCAGACAAGGAACAGACCTGTCGCCATCAAGATCGGCATGATGACGCCAAAGATGCCGGTGTCCGCGACTTTAAGATTCAGTTTGATCACCGACGAGAACCAAAGTGCACTTACGCAGATGAGAGAACTTCCCATCATCGTGTAGGCCCACCCCATGAAGATATCAAACGCGGTCATAGTGTCGTAAAGATGCTCTTGATTTCCTGAACGGTAGAAACGAAGTTCGGCATATGCTCCACGTCCGTATGCCACGCCAAGTTGCGCTCGATTAGATCGATGGTCTGCTGGATACGCGCACCCGGTACCGGCATTCCATGAACATCCTTATCGCGTCCGAGGATCAGGATCGTATCTGCGATCATGACGGCGCTCTCGATGTCGTGGGTCGAGAAGATGGTCGTATTCAGTTCGTCTCGCGACGATACCGCATCGATCACATCGCAGACCGTTTTCTTCGCGATGATGTCCAAGCCCGAGAACGGCTCGTCCATGAGCAGAAAGTGATTGCTAGAGAGCAACTGCTCGGCAATCGAGATTCGCTGTCTCTGGCCCCCTGAAAGCTCCTGCGGATAGACGTGACGCTTATCGGCAAGTCCGAACTGCTCCAGAAGCTCCAGAACCTTGGCCTTTGCCGTCGTACTGTTTTTTTCGCGCATCCCGGCAGCCAAAAGCAGACTGCTCTCGACCGTTCGGTGTCCGAACAGGAGGTAATTCTGAGGCACTATTCCAACCATTCCAGCTTTGACTGGCGTCTGGTCAATGCCAATCAGAACGGTACCTGAACTGGGCGGAAGAAGTCCTGAGAGGCGTTTGAAGAGTTGCGTCTTACCTGTCCCGCTCGGTGCCAAGAGCGCCACTTTCTGGCCTTGCGTGATCCCCGGACGTTTGATGTCCCGAATTTCGATATTGACATCGCGCAGGATCGGCAAGCTGTAGTTCACGCACAGGCCAGTGACCTTAAGCAGAACTTCGGCGCGCTCGTAAGTGTAATCAGAAGACATCAGCCGCGTCCTTTCCCGAGATTGGCATACGGGCAAGCGATATAGTTTCGGAACATCCCAATGAGGAAGTCCTGAATAATTCCAACACAGAAAAGGCTAATCAGGATCGCGCCGGTTGCGGGCAAATCCATATGCCGGTTCATATTGATCAGCACGGTGCCTATGCCGCCCTCTGAGCGAACGATGCCCTCGACCATTGTCAGCATCATCCAACCCATCGCAGCATTGACGCGAAGAGATTCGAGCGCCTCGTCGAGGGTTCCCAAGACGATCACCTCATAGATGATGCGAATCTGGCTCATCCCGAGGGTCTCGGCATGGTCATATTCTTCCTGCGGGATTGCTTGAACAATACTGAGCATATCGCGGAGATAAAAGACTGTCATACCGAACGTCAGCACCATGACCTTGAGTGCATGCCCGTCCGGCGCGATCAGCGTGAAGGCCAGCATGAGGCCGACGAGGCCGAGATAGCGAAGCCCGGTGATGAACTTTACGAATGGTTCGAGGATGGGCAAGACGGACAAATACGCGAGCGAAAGTGAAATCGCGACAGTCCAGAAGATTGCTTCCATCATCGTCCAGATGCTGGTGCCGAATTCAAGGAAGGTACCATTCTGCCGGAGCGTCTCGAACGCATTGAGAATTTCAGTTGGCTTGGGAAGGAAACGGATATCAACGAATTGCCAGATCAACAGCGTGACAACAATCCAGCCGAAGATGATCGCCGACCGCGTACTCTTATTGATACAGGCATTCGGCGTGATGAGGGAAAGCAGATTGTTCATGAATGGTCGTCCTTCAATGCACGGACTTCCCGGAGGCAGCCTTTGATATCAGAATCACTGGAAAACCACTTAGCGATGATTTTGAGAACACGCGCAATCGTTTTCTCGCGCCCGGATTGTTCACCTCGCAGGAAGGCTAATTCGATTGCTCCCGCGACTTGAGTATCCCTGCGCATACGATTTGCCCAAGGCTTTTTCAGGTCTTCAGTGCATTCGTTCCGTCTCATTTCGGCATCATCTTCCTGATCGTATTCCACTTCACGAGAGCGGTTCCCGTCCAGACGAATTCTGCAATTCCAAAGGGCCATGCTCCTTGCGCAAAACCGTAGATCGATCCCAAAAGACAACTTCCAGCGAACGCCAGCATGAACCAATGACTACGAGACTCAAGGCTATGAAACAGAATCATTAAAGTGACGGCGAGCAAGCCAAATGCCGTCAGCAATGTCACTCCTCTATCTCATTTATTGCAGCCCATAACTCATAATCCTCGACCGTATCAAGATGATGCCTCTCTGCAATCTCACTGGCTTTCTTTAGGGGATAGGAGACGACCGAAAGAGATTCCCAATGACCTCCCGTGTCGAGAGGATTGTTACTGGGCTCATGGAACCATCCATAAGGCATGTACTCATCTTCGCCTAGTTCGACGAGGAAAGCATACTTGGTTACGATAGGCATTTCGCGGCACGTACTCATTTATGCTTTTCCTCGCCGTATTGTCAGGCGTGCAGGCGAAGGCGAGCCAGAAGATCGTCGTGAACTTCCTTTGCGCATTCGTCGGCAACGATTGGCGCGATGGCGGAAACGAGCTTTTCGGCGTCCGCCTCCCCATAGTGGCAATTGCAGCCTTCGCAATCGCATTTGCGCCCTGCCATCGCACCTACGACGGCAGTAACGAGTTTCTGTTTGAATGCAGTCATGGACAACTCCTTTTTAAGACACAGTGAGAAAGAGATTATGATCCTAGGCTGATTTCAACGCGACGGTTCTGAGCGCGGCAATCTGCCGTGTTATCAGAGCACAGCGGATCGTCAGAACCGTGCCCACGGGCTTCCATACGCGTAGCCGGGAAGTTATTCGGAGCTTTGGTCGTCAACCAGTTAGCCACGGCCTGAGCCCGCGCTTCCGAGAGCGGAATGTTACGCGTCGCCGACCCCGTGCTGTCCGTATAGCCATCCAAGCGAATACGGAGATTGGTCATCGCCGCCGTATCTTCGATCTGATAAAGCTGATTCATCGAATCCGGCTTGATCGTTGCCTGACCGGAGTCAAACTCGATGTGCCAAGACTTCTTGGAGACCGTCTGCGTGATAGGAGCCGACACTGCCAGTGCAGCAGTGACTGCGCCTTGAGTTTCGGGAATTCCGGCAAGAGCATCGGCGAGATAGCTGGTATCGACGACCTCTTCGTATGACGGAATAGAATCCGATCCAGATTTCGGATACAGGGTCGGGTAGAACGTCCCATCATAGTTTGCGAACACGCGATAGACCGATGCGTAAATGTTTTCGGTGCCAGCGCGCATGCCGAAGTAATCGCGTTCTTCTTGAAGCGTGATCACTTTCGAACCGCCGAGGTTCACCATATCGCCAGCGTGTGAGACAGTTTCGCCTTTGAAATAGTGCGCCCAATAGTCTGGCGTTTGCTCCTTGAAGATTTGAGCGTTTGCTGCGCCCATTTGCATCAAGCCACCTTCACTGGTCCGGATCGCCATCGCGCCCCGGTCGGAAGCCCGTAGCAAGCCGACCACGTAATCGTGGTGCGCCGCCATCCATGTTTTCGCACCGATGATGAGGGCTGGCATCTGCCCTGCATAGTCATGTGTCGATGCAACGCCGACGATGCTGCCCGGATATTTCTTGATGACATCCACGTCGCCCGGTGTCCATGTCGCTACGCCGTTGACGCAGACTTTCTTCGTACCATGCGTCAGACCGTTCGACACAACCGTACGATCTTCGCAAGCGCCTGCAATGAGTTTGTCGTCGGCGGTCGTGAAAGCATCCACATCCATGAAGTTCATTGCGGTCGGGTCATAAGTCTTCTGATCGACATTGATCGGAATTCCATTGTCCGATGCCCACTTCACGCAAATGTTCCAGTCGCCGTCACGTGCCACAGCAGCGACGAGCGTTCCGCGAGCCTTTTGCGGGTCCTTGGCAACCTCGCCCGGAAGCATGCACTTGTCTTCGCCATCCGAGAAGCCGATAGCGCCGATGGCTTCAAACTGTCCCGGAATCAATTTCTGAAGCGCGGCAGCGACATACGGATAGGCGTCGCCCATAATAGCGATAAACGCGTCGCCTTTCGCTCCATCGGAACTGACGAAAGCTGCAAGATTGGTTTCCATCTGCCCATAATCGTCTTGACGCTTGAGCGAGATGCAGCCGCCATTCGTATATTTGGCGACCATGGAATCGCGGTCGGTCTCTGCACCGCCATTGGCGACGTTGAGTGCGCCCATGGCATTCCATGCCAGTTCTTCCATGACCGGACATGTCGGCATGGAAGTTGGTTTGGCAGATACGGGAAGGGAATAAGTCGCCGCAGAATCCGACACAGTAAAGTGTTGAATTGTCGTGACTGTCGGAACCGACGACACAACGTCTGTCGGTTTGCCGAGAATGCCTTTGTTGATGGCGAACTTGCCGAGCGCGCCGAGGGCCGCGACGCCCACGACGGCGATGACAAGAAAGCCTGCGCGTGTAATTTTCAATGCCATTGTCGTCTCCTGATTAAATCTACGAACGGATGAATCCGGCAAGCATATCCGAAGATGTACTTGCCTCAACGGGAGGGGCCAGAGGAAGTGGTGTCGCAGCCGTTGATTCGAGTAGTTTGGCTCCCCCTGTCTGAACTTGCTGGAACATTTCTTCGCTGTATGACGCATTTTCCACGTCAATCGATTGCAAGAACGGTTCCGCGTAATTTTTCAGGTGATCGAGATGCCCAAGCTCTTCGGAATATTTGGTATCGATGAGCGTCTCCGCCTGTTGTGCCATATCCCAGACCTGCGTCTTAGAACGACCGAGAATACGACTCGCGGCCTTCGTAGCAGAACCCACTGCTTTCTGTACTTGCCATTTGTCGGCAAGGAGAGTGCGCTCAGTTTCAAGTTTCTGGGCCGTGATATCGCACGCCTGCGAAATGTTCTGAAAAGTCTTGCGGATTGGATCAAGCCGTTGTGCCGTCGCCTCATAAGAATCAGCAGCATCTTTGAATCGACCGAAATTTGAAATGGCGACTTCAGCCGCAGCTTTTTGACCCTGCTTGGTTGCAGCGATTCCAAGCCGTTGGGCTTTCGCACTCTGATCGCGATAGTTCGCCGCCTTATCGTGCAGACTTGAAATCAGGCCATCGAGTGTTTCGAACTGCTTTTGAAACTGCGCCTGATCGGCGCGGACGGCTTGCAACCGTTCCGTGATCGGCGAAAGTGGATCGATGTTCAAAAAGAATCTGGTCAAACCGTTGACCATGATCCAATACGGCATCCGGAGAAGGCGATTGATACTGCCAGCCGGGCTGATTGTTTCTCTCGCCAGCCAAGCCACGATGATCAACCCGACTCCGGAAATGATCATGTGCGTGGCGTCTTGCAAGATAAGATTGAGCAACGTGACAGCAGTCACGACCGTTGGCGCAAACGTATTGAAGGCAATGAAACCTCCAATTACGAGCGCAGCCAAACCTCCCCATTTGACGATTGACTGCATGACTTTGGACTCCGGTGGAGTCCACGGCGTCGAGACCAGATCGTTGCTCATATCAATTCCTTAGTGAGCGGTGGAGAGAAGCTGTTTGGTTTGGAGCAGAGGCGCGTTCAACTGATCTTCAACCAGTTTGAAATGTACCGCCGCATCTTGGAGAGCCCGGTCGGCATTCGCAATATCTGTCTGCATCTGCGCGATCTTGGCTGTGCGGTCGGCGATCTGCTGAACGGCAGCCGCATTCGCCGCAGTGAGATCGGCAATCCCTTGCGTTGGACCATCAATCTTTGCAGCACGTGCGTCCTTCATCTGCTGATCGAAGCGAGCCCGCAGCGTACCGACGATCCCAAGATGAGTTTCGATATCTGCAACAACCTTATCGGTTGTGACGCCCGGGTTTGCCGCCGACAACACCTTGAATATCATATTGACATCCGAGATATTACCCAAGCTCTCACGCACACGTTGGAAGATAACGTATGTAGAAGGCATCGCGTAGACTTGCGTCGTCATTGCTTGCAGTTGCTTCTGGTCGGCTTCGGTCAGGACCGCAGGCGCGGTATATAAAGGAGCGCTTGAAGTAAATTGCGGAGGAGGTTGTGCGCCAGTGACCGCAGCCGGAGGAGGCACCATTGTATTTGGTTGCATCAAGGGCTGCGCGGGTGGCGGCGCATGAGGAAGATCATGTGGCAGTTCCGGCTCGTCGCTTTCGACGAGTCCCAGTTTTTCCAACATGCTCGGGTGTTTGGTCATTTTGCGCCTGCCGCTTCGACGACTTTTGCCGCCTCTTTGAGAATGATTGCACGTCCCCAGACAGAGGGTGGAAGGCCGAGAAGGGCAGCGGCTTTATCGATCAGCGCCCGATCCTTCTGCATCAACGCCATAGCTAGTCTGGACTCTTTCTTCTTCGGCGGTTTTTTCGCCATGTAGTGAGACCCTTCTTTATGGGATGCGGTGTAATGGAGTGGAATGGGGCTGTCAATATGGCATCTGTCGCTTTTTATGACCGGTAGTGCCGGATTTCAGCCGCTTTCCTATATGGCGTCTATATTATCGAGGCATTCTTGACAAGGCCGTCTGAAAATGAGATGAAAGCGCATGGTTATCTCGAATCACATCCGCGCACTCATGCACGTGTGCCTCTCCGGCACCGTTGCCCGCGAACTTGAACGTTCGACGGGCCGAGATATGCGCGTCGCCGCTTAAGCGCGCGACGTAAATCTTCGACCCGTCCGAAACTCCTCTCTACGGGTCATCGTCTAAATCAGGACTAGGACAGCTTGCCTCTCAAGCTTGCTATGCGGGATCGTTCCCCGTTGACCCGACCAATCATGCCATGGTCTAGCGGTCTAGGATACGGGACTTTCAATCCTTGTGGCACGAGTTCGAATCTCGTTGGCATGACCAATTTATTATATGTGAGATAATGCATCTAGGTTCATCTGGGAATGAAGCTTGATTGTCGATCAAGTCGCTGCGAGTTCGAATCTCGTTAGGTGCGCCATCTCATATATTATAAATTTCATATATTAGATTTCATCTCTGTAACTTGACTCCGGCAATGAGTCGGAATTCTTGACTCGTTGTGTCATAAGCGAGACAATCCGCGCTTCTCAGGTCCCTATTGAGGTAGCGCCGTCATGGCAAAGAAAGCAAAACATTTTATCCAGAAAGCGATTGGCGGCGACAAAGGCGCGCTGCATCGTGCATTGGGAATTCCACAAGGCCAGAAAATTCCGCAGGACGAACTCAAAAAGGCGGCTGCGGAACCGGGTAAGATCGGCAAAGAAGCGCGTCTCGCCGAAACTCTGGAAGGCTTCCACAAGAAGCGCGATGGAAAGGCTCCAAAATAAATGAAGTACAATATGCGAAAGAATAAGGCTGCTTCGACGAAGCACCCGAATTCGAAGGCGCTTGTTGGCGTCATCACCAACAATCAGGCTGGTCCGCCAACTTCTGCGCCTCGTGGCGCATGGCCTACCGGAGAATTGATGGACCCGAATAATAATGCACATCCCAATCAGGCGATGTGCGATCCCGACATGGACCCGGACGCAGACACGCCGGGCATGTAACTACCCTCAACCAACAAAAGGAAATCCCGAATGGCCTCGAAGAAACCTGCATTCCCCGGTGCAGCACCTCCCTTTGGTAAGAAGAAAGGTGCAGGCAAGAAACCGGCTGGCGGAAAGAAGGCAATGCCGATGCCCAAGAAGAAGGGCAAATAAAATTGGACCAAGGTATCTCTGATCTTCAGGCTTCTATCGGGCCTGATCTCCAGCAAGAACATCAAGCTGGAACAGCAGCCCTTCAAGCCGCGATGAAGTTACATCAGGGACACATGGATGGAACAATTTCTCGTAATCCAGATACGAACGCTCAAATGACTGGATTATTGAAACGTGCTGGTAAGGCGATGGCTAAACTGGCACCTGCGTAAATAAGATCGTCCTGCGACAGATGAAAATCTGGCGATCTTTGTGTCTGTGAAAGCAGGCTGGCGGCGAGTAGCCGAACAAGGCCCGGAGCGATCCGGGCCTTTTCATTGTGTGGGAATAAAATGAAACTTGCTCCTTGGACCGCCGAGTTTGGCGGCAATTTATATCACTGGTGTCCAGCTTGTGAAGAACTGCATGTTATCCCGACAGGGCGCTGGGCACGATCAGGCACTGATGATAAACCAACGTACAGTCCGTCATTCGGTCAGCACTTGAAACGTGGATACTGCCATTACAATATAACGGATGGGCAGTTGTTTTTTCATGCTGACAGTTATCACGCACTTCGAGGCACAGTTCCCATGCCGGAAATTCCGGACACGGCGCTGGAAGAAATTGATGGCGAGGTCGGCGTGACGACTGATGCTGTATTTTGCCGCTAGTCGTCGAACGAAGGATAGATGCCGGTTTGACGATGATGCCGATGCGCCCAAAGTAATTTCTGGGCTCTTCGAACCATCAAATCTCGCATTTCGGGAAAGAGCTTTAAGCCTTTTCGTTCCTTGACGATGAGTCGAAGAAGTCCTCGGACTTCATAATGGTAGCGCTGCTTTGGCGTCAACGATCTATACCATTCCATATATTCCGCCTCAGCCACGCGGAGTTCCTGCTCCTGTTCCGCATCGGTGAGCGCGATCCAGCGTTCCCATTCTTCATTGTCCCAATCATCGTCCATTTTGATCTCCTTTACTCATATGAGCCGCTCATCCGGGAATTCGGATGCATTGCCATAAAGAAAGCGACACGACGCCTGCAAAAGCGGGCGTCCTTTTGTTAATCGCGGCAACCCGGCGAAACCGGAAAGTGGATTTTGAAATTTCTTTGTTGACATACGAGTCTGGATATGAGACACAAAGACTTCCGGCGCGACTCGCGCCACTTAAAGGTTTGAAAATGTTCGCAACGTTGTCACTCAAGTCGAGCCCCAAACTGGCCTCCGCCAGTTTGCATTCGCTCGTGCTGACAACGCCAGCGACCGCACCACTCTCAAGCCGCTTACGGGACTAAGTCCCTCTCGCGGCTAACACGAGTCGCGACCAAACCTTCTGATCCCCGCTCCAGAAACAGGTCCGGCTCCAACAGGAGACGAAGAACGACTGTCTATAGCTTAACTTGGTAGAGCCCCGGCCTCGGAAGCTGGTGATTCAGGTTCAAATCCTGATAGGCAGACCAATTCAATCATCGTAAGCGGAGATTCGCTATGATGATATTAGAATTATCAGAGTGTCGGATAGGCTGGCTCATTCCGCCTGCTTTGGGAGCAGGAGCCGAAAGGCATCGTGTGTTCGAATCACACCACTCTGACCATTTTGTGCATGATCTCCGTAAGCCGGTGATGGCTGAAACTATCGGGACGCGAAGAAGGCGAGACTACCCGAATCATGCAATTGTTTTTTGCCGATATGGCGCTAGTGGAGCGCAACTGTTTTGTAATCAGTCAGGGAGGCAGTTCGATCCTGTCTATCGGCACCACGCCTTTTAATCATAGAAAGCGATGAGCACCTTTGGTAGGGGTGAGAGGAACGGGCAGGTCGTTCAAGAGGCACCAGTTGATCCGCTTAAGCATTGGTAGCGATGCGCTCGTCTCGTAAACGAGAGATGATCTGTGCAAGTCAGATAAGCGGAACCAATTTTATACTGAGATGGATCGGTGGACAGAGTAGTCGAAGTCACGGGTCTTTTAAACCCACGCAGAAATGCCATCGTGAGTGCAAATCTCACCCGATCCTCAGTATACTGAATAATTTGGACTCGTGACCCGAGAAGCGATGGGCGTGGATTCTTAATCCACTAGCGTAACTGCCACCGAGAGTGCAATTCTCTCCGAGTCCTCCAAGTTTGGCCCTATGGCGTAATAGAAGCCGCGTTGGTCTTAGGAACCAATGTCGAAAGACGTGGGGGTGCAAGTCCCTCTAGGGCTACCAACTTACAAGTGAATCGTACTACTCGATCACAAGTTTATAATGCCCATCTGGCGGAATGGCAGACGCGACGGCTTTAAATCCCGTTCTCATTGAGGTGTCGGTTCGACCCCGACGTTGGGCACCAAATAACGAATATGCCTCCATGGTGGAAATGGTAGACACGCTGGCTTCAAATCCCAGTGCGAAAGCGTCCCAGTTCGAGTCTGGGTTGAGGCACCACTAAAATAACGCTCTATGGCGAAACTAGTAGACGCGCAACGTTGAGAACGTTGTCCTTCGGGATTCCAGATGCAAGTTCTGGTAGAGCGACCAAATTAAATGCTGCGTAGGACTAGCAAGCGAGTCGCCGCCCTGTGAAGGCGGAGGAGGTCCGTGCAAATCGGACACGCAGTTCCAGTTCGGGGTAACCGCGAGGGCGGAGATTGGTCTTGCAAACCGATTGCGATGGGCGCGACTCCCATTTACTCCACCAAGCTACGGGCCTTTAGCTCATCTGGGAGAGCGGCTGCTTTGCAAGCAGCGGGTGGTCGGTTCAAGTCCGGCAAGGTCCACCATTTTTACAGAGAGTGAAGCCGTCGAGGTACGGCGACCGTTTCGAAAGCGGATCGAACTTCGAGAGAAGTTTGCGGAGCATCCCCGTCGCTCTCTGCCAATTACGGAAGGTGAATCTAACCAGTGTTAGACTCCGTTTTGAAAACGGATGGAGCCCTAACCGGCTTGGGCGGCAGCAGCACCCGCCTTCCTCCAGTCAAGACCAGCGCAGGCCAACGTGCCGGAATGGTTGAAAGGGATGCGTCGTGGCATCTCGCGCAAAATTGGAGCGTAAACGGGACGAGCGCGCCCGGCCTGCTTGGAAAGCATCGCGAGCCTGCAAAGGCCTCTGACGCAACTTCAGTGCGCTCCGCCAGATTAGGAGAGTTAACTCATCAGGTGATGGGACAGGTTTGCTAAACCTTGTGTACCTTTACGGGTATGGGACTCGGGTTCGCCAACTCTCCGCCATTTACGACTTTCCCGTACCTGAGATACGCGAAAGTCGCGATCCTTGACCGCACCTGTCGAATCCCCTAGCCTCCCCAGATCGCGTGGCATCCGCGTCCGGCGCAAGCCGAGGTCGGGAGGGCTATGATAGGCCGGAGCGCAGGAGTAGCGCTGTTCTGGGATTGCTACAGCCCAGATGAAAAGCCTCTGGCCTTTCCTAGCCCTCCCGACAAGTTTTGGGAATGTCAAGTCAGTCAAACTGACTCACCACCCCATATTGGGTATCCTTGACATTCAAAATCGAATCAGGTACACAAACATCATGAGCAAGAGATTCAACCGCGTGCAGCAAGTCAACTTCGTCCGGTATATTCCGGGCGGGTCTTCGGCGCGTGAGCAGGATATCTGGTAAACCCAGTCGCTCTCAAGGTTCCGAAAGGCCCGCCCGGTAAACACCGAGCGGGCCTTTTTGCATTTGGACCATGGGAGTGCGGTCGAGTTAGAGAGCGGCGCTGGTCTGTAAAATCAGTCCCCACGGGTGAGTAGGTGCAATTCCTTCCACTCCCACCAAAAGCAGAACTCGTCAAAGACGACGAGTTACAAACGAAACAGACGTTAACTCGCCAGAAACGGCGAATTATGGAGATGAGAAGTAACGAATATCGATCTGTAGCTCAGGAGTAGAGCAGGAGACTGAAAATCTTCGTGTCGGTGGTGCGAGACCATCCAGATCGACCATATCTCTTTAGCTCAGTGGGAGAGCACCGGTATGACATGCCGTGATGAACTGGTTCGATTCCAGTAAGAGATACCAAATTTCGGCCTATAGCTAAGTGGTACAGCAAGCGCCTGATGAGCGTTTATGCCCGAGTTCGATTCTCGGTAGGCCAACCAAATGATGTCTCTTAGCTCATCGGTAGAGCAAACGGCTGATAACCGTTAGGTAGATGGTTCAACTCCATCAGGGACAACCAAATCAACGTTTACTCGAAAGGAGTAAAAAAGTTTAGTTCCTTGGGCCAGTGGCTGGTCGCCTCCTTTACACGGAGATTTAGCGGAGTTCGATTCTCCGAGGAACTACCATTCACCCTTGGCGCAACTGGTAGCGCAACAGACTCTGAATCTGGAGGCTCTTCGTTCGAATCGAAGAGGGTGAGCCAAATTTTCAAGGATCGTCTAGCGGTAGGACACGACGCATTGAACGTCGGCAACGTGGGTTCGAATCCTACTCCTTGATCCAAATCAATCTGTGAGATATGTCATCTCACTATTCCTGTTAAGTGCACCGGGTGTGGACATCTGACTGTTAATCAGATCGCGGCAAGTTCGAGCCTTGCAACAGGAGCCATTTTAATCAGTGTACGGATTATCCGTATACATAATACACTGACGTAGTCTAACTGGATCAAGGCACCAGACTACGAATCTGGAGTGGGAAACCACATTGCGAGTTCGAATCTCGCCGTCAGTGCCACTTAATGTGCATAGTCCCATAGCTCAGCGGAAGAGCCTTCGTCTTCTAAACGAATGGTCGGCGGTTCGAATCCGTCTGGGACTGCCACCTTCTCGCTATAGTTCAAATGGATAGAACGTTGACCTCCGAAGTCTTCACGATCCGAGTTCGAGCCTCGGTAGCGAGTCCACTTGACACCCCACAGAAAGATTGCTTATCCTGATCGTCCTTCGACTAGTACGGGAGAAGGCCGTGTTGAGCCGCAATCCCAGCGCGGCCTTTTTCTCCTGATCGAAGCAGCCCGTGCTTGGGCTCATCTGTACGCTGTTAACGAAAGCCCCGTGGGTTTCCTCCCCATGGGGCTTTTATTTTGCCCTTGACACACAGTTCCAATCCTCCTATTAACCATGCAACTTACTGTATCAATGGGGAATTCTTGACTTCATTCCCTCTCTAAAGTAACTTGCGCGAACGAAACAATACTTGCGCCGGGGGCATAAGTATGTGTCGAACTCTGGACCCGACCAGATTGATTCATCCCCGCGCGAGTGAAGACATTGGTCAACTTCGACGACGAAATTGATGCTGCGGATACGTCTTCGCACCATCACAAACATAGAGGACCAACTTTTGATTGGTCTTTGAATCTCGGACATGTGGCGATTGTGATTTCGTTCTTGCTCGGCACCGCCGGTCTATACGGTCAGAACGAATCACGTTACGCTGTCCTGAGTGCCCGTGTGGATGAACTAACAGATGCGAAGTTGGCACCCCGCGTCAGCACGCTCGAAGCGCAGACATCCGATCTCCGCGACTGGATGAAGAATGAGACTGATCTCCTTCGTCAGATTCGCGATCTTCTCGATACCAAACAGGATAAGCCACATCGTTAAATTTATTTTGTGCGCGGAGGCAAAGCCTCTTGCTCGCAGTCGTCGGACATGAAAAGTTCTTTCTCGGGGCAGAGAAGAGAAAGGGCTAGTTGTGGTTCAAAACGCTGCACTAAAAGAAACGCTTTCAAACGAAACAGTTCTTGAGGAAATCCAAACATCTCTGCAAATCGAGGCAGATGATTTCATGACATTACTTTCGGGTGCACTGAATGCTACCAGCGTGGTGGCACTGACCAAATCCCTCTCTAATCTCAACGCAGGTCTCAAGAGGGTAAATCAGATTCTTCAGGAGCCCTCATAACCAGAGACCTTCGGGGAACTAAGTGAACGACGACCTCGTTTTTGAAAATCCGATTACCCCACGCCCAATCTCGAAATCAGAAGCACGTAAAGCACGTCGAAAAGAAAAACAAAAGAAAGCTCAAGGATCAGCCGGGCCACTAACCGCCCGGAGCCAGAACCAGAGCCTCTACCTTGCGGCGCTCAGAGCCGGTCAGAGCATTTTTGCTGTGGGTCCGGCTGGAACAGGTAAGACACTTCTTCCAGCCCGGATCGCAGCCCGCAGATTAGCAGACGGCGTCATCGACAAGATCGTCCTGTCTCGCGTCACAGCCTCCAAGCCTCAACATAAACTCGGCTTTCTGCCGGGTAAACTCGACGCCAAAATGCGCCCTTGGTTGATTCCGATTTTCGACGGGATCAAGGCTGAAGTAGGATCGGCCCTCCTCGATCAGTGGCTTCAAGACGGTCGGGTCGAAATTGCTGCGTTTGAGCATATGAGAGGACGCACATTTGGAAACGTTCCAACTTTCGTTCTGCTCGATGAGGCCCAAAATGCGGACTTCGGCGACTTACGTCTTTTCTTAACGCGCATGGGCGAAGATGCGCAATGTGTCATTACCGGCGATCTCGAACAGATCGATATTCCTAACTCCGGCCTAGAACGTGTTATTGGAATTGGAAAGCGCCATGATGTGGGTATGACATTTATCGAATTTACTGAGAAAGATGTCGTGCGTTCACCGTTGACCGCAGCGTGGGTACGGGCTTTTGCTGCGGAACTGAGAGGAGATGTCGAGAATCTTGACCACCTCCCTACTTTCCTGCACAGTCAGAGTCACTAAGTGATCCAAGAAAGTGACTCTTAATTATGAGTTTTACATTTGTTGTTGAGAATGGCGTCGGAGACCCCGACGCAAACTCGTATGTAAGCGAGGATTACGCGAACGATTATATCGCGGTCAATTCATATGCAGCCGATACATGGGCTGCCTTGGATGATGATCAGAAGCAAAAGCTGCTGGTTCGCGCATCGAAGTCATTAGACGGTATCATGCAATGGGCTGGCACCCGCGTCGATGATGAATCTGGACTGCGCTGGCCCCGGTCCTGTGCCTATGATGCCGATGGCTTTCAAATCCCTGATGATGTGATTCCCACCGTCCTGATGGACGGTGTATGCGAGTGGGCATCATATTTGATGACCTCAGACTGGACGGCTCCGCAGCCCCAGCGTGGCCTTAATCGTATCGAAGTCGATGTCATCAAGATCGTTTACGATGATAGCTATGTTCGTCCGGCTCTTCCTGACTTTATCATTGCCATGCTGTCGGCAATCGGTCTCGTGAATAAAGGCGTTCGTCCGGCCTTCAAGAAAATCATCCGTAGCTAATTGGAAAAATAATGGGCTTACGCAATACAGTTCAACTTGCCGCTCTTCAGGCGTTCATCACACTCGGTGATCTTGTCCAGACAGTCACTTACATGTCTCTGACTGGAGCAGTCACACGCGACATCGAAGCTGGAACTGTTGTGCCAGTCTCCGTCAACTATACGCTGCCACGCGCTGTCTTTGCCCGTTTTAAGGAAAGCGAGATCGATGCGAACGTTTCAGTCCTGACTGACTCGAAGCTGCTCATTCCGGCGCTCGATCTGCCTGTAGCACCAAAGTCCGCCGATATTGTTCTGGATGAAACTGGGCGTACATGGGAAATCGTACGTCGGCTTTCTGATCCAGCCGCAGCCGTCATCGTTTGCCAAGTGAGAACTTCGCGGTAATGGCACGTTTCTCATACCATGCGGATGGAAATTTAGGTGCGGTCTTCAAGAATTACTTCAAAGGCGTCACCGCAGCCGCGATCCGTCAAGAAGACGAAATTCTGATTGCGTTGAATGACGCCATCCTTGCCTTGACGCCGGTCTGGGAGGGTGAACTCATCGTCAACTGGCGTTGGTCTACAAAAGCACCAATCTATGGGCATATCGATCCCGTCGAATCGCCTCTCGATCCCGGACATACCGGTAAGAGCCTCGCCAATCCGGGCGGAATGCCGCTTGGACAAGAGCCTCGTCGCAAGGCAAATAGCGTGCGCCCCAAGCAATCTCTTTCCGGCGCACTGTCTGCTAAGGAACCGGTGGATATTTTCCTCACCAATGCCTCTGATATCGCTGTGGACGCCGAGTATGGGCTTGTACCCACCAAGGATCGGTCTCGTAGCGCGAATGGCATTGTGCGGCTCGCAATTCGTCAAGTCATGGGCCGTCTAACGGCTTAAAGGATTCGGTTATGCTAGAACACGACATGCTTCGGCAGGTTTTATACACGAAGGCGATCACCGTCGTGAATACCAACAATTTTTTGTGCAAGATCGGCGAGGAACCTTTTGTTCCGCCGACCGATGGTACATTGTACGGGGAATTCTGGTTCCGGACAGCCGATGCCGAGCAACTCGAACTTGGCTCAATGACTGGGCAAGAATGTTCGCCGGGAATTGCGCAGTTCACGATCTTCGCGCCTGAAAAGGATGGCGACGGGCCGTCCCTGAAGCTCGCAGGTGCTTTGAAGCACTATCTCAACCGCCAGCAATGGATCGTCCCACCGGATGGTTATGTGAATCTTCAATCAGCTTCGGTCAAGCAGTTGGGGATCAAGAACGGGAAGAAAGTGGTGGTGGTGGATTGCCATTTCGACTTCTACTACAACAATCCAGCCGCCGCCCCTACCTAACTGTCGAGATCGAAAAGAACGGTTCCATTGGGCGTTTTGCAACCCGAGGCTTCGAAGTCATCCTCCGATTGAATAAAATGCAGCCGAGCACCGTCATCGCCCGCAGAAGCTGCCCAGTATTTATCTTGCCCATTGACGCTGGAATTACCGCAAACCACGAGACCTTCTTCTCCTCCGCTGGCGCGCTTCCAGATGATCGCCGATTCCATGAGGATATCGTCCGTTCCTGTGAGAGATGAAATATAGTTCCGTAGAGAACGAATCAATTTGAGCCGCGCTGTGAGGGGCACCGAAATTTGTCCCGGCACCGCATCATAATAATTCGGTTGGCCCGGATAAGTACCGGGTGCCAAGTCATCGGCATGTGCTGGAGCGAACGTCAGGATTGCTAGCACGGCGATCAGAAGAGCACAAATTCCAAGGTTCCTCATGGGACACCTCCTATAGTCGATTGCGCCTCACATATACGCTGGCTTGAGGCGGTTGACAATACCCTCCCTCACAATTGGTTAATGGAGGGTAAACTGACCTCCTCTTGACACGAGTCGGGAAACTGGACCATACTGGTCGATTTTCTTGACATGTTCTATCCGCTGAGGTAGGGTCCGTCCATCGCGTGCGAACCGGGGCGTTTCGCAATCGCATTCCCGTCTCAGATTTAAGGATTGGTGATAACCAATGACAGTGCGTATTTTCGCCGACTCCAATCGCGCTCGCATGCGCTACATCAAGGAATCGGATACTGCATGGGCTGTAACGCCCGGCTCCGGAATCACTCGTGAACTCCGTTATACCGGTTCCACCCTGAACGCCGAGAAGACCACGGCGATCTCCACTGAAATTCGGTCTGACCGCATGGTCCCGGATATCATCGAGACCGGCGCATCGGCAAAAGGTGAAATCAACGTCGAATTCTCGGCTGGTTCTCACGACGACTTCATGGAAGGTTTCATGTATGGCGCGTGGACGCGCCCCATGACTTTCGATGGCGCTGCCGGACTTCCGGTTAACTGGACCGCTAACAATATCATTTCCATCAATGGCGTTGATATGTCCCTGTATTTTGTTGCAGGGCATCGTATCCGTGTCAGTGGATTTGTGAATCCCACCAACAATGACTATTTTCAAATTGTCAGCAGCGTCTATAACTCTGGTGCAGCCCGTACCGACATCACCGTCGCAACGACTGTTTCAGTTATTGAAGGCGGCACGATCTATACGACGGTCGAAGACGCAAACGACGTAATCATCCTCAAAAGCACTGCTATCCGTTCGGGCACGACTGGTGCCAGCACCTTCGACTCAAATGGCGGAAACGCGTTTACTGCCGCAGTGTCAGCAGGACAGTTGGTCCCGGGACAGAAAATTTATGTGGACGGCCTCGGCTATGAATCTGGAACTGTAACGGTTCTTGATCCCACGACTCCGGCACTTGTTGCGGCAGGCGCAACTTTGACTGTTACGGACGGCATCAATACTGCTACACTTCAGTTCGGTGGTTCTCCGATTGCAGGAAATATCATGGTGGTTGCATCTGCGACCGATGATACTATCACTGCTGGAAACATCGCAGCAGCTTTGAATGCACTTCGTCCGGCAGCAATTGCGAACACTTTGGGTGAAGGAGTGTTAAACGTCGTCGCAAAAGTTGCTTCGAACGTTGTTACAATCCGCAGCCTTAACGCACCGGGCGGTGCGATTTCAAAAGCTGGCGATACCAACTCTGCGTTGACGGTCGTCAACTATGCAGGTGGTAATGCAGCGGAACATGGCTTCTATACGATCACCGCAGTTGTCGATGACGTAATCACGGTCAGCCCGGCTCCGCCAACCAATGCAAACAGCGGCAGCCTTCCGGTTACTATCAAAGGCTCGATGCTTCGTAACCCGGGAAATTCTGCCAACATTGTTCCTCACTCTTTCTCATTCGAGACTGCTTTTGAGGATGTCGGCGAATACTTCGTTGCCAACGGTCAGCGTATCGGCACCATGCAGTACAATATCTCCGCTGGTGCAATCTTGACGGGCGGCTTCGGTCTTCAGGGACAGGGCATGTCTCGTGAGACCGTTACCACACTCGGAAATTCCGGCAGTTACACCACTCTTGGAACGACAACGACTCCAGTCGCTAATGCGACCACGAACGTTGGAACCATCTACAAGAATGGAACTGCACTCTCCACTGCACTCAAGACGATTGCCTTCCAAGGCACGAACAACCTTCGTGATCAGATGGCAGTCGGAAGCAAGTTCGCGGTCGGTATCGGTGCAGGCCGTATCGAATTCACCGGTTCCGTTGACGGCTACTTCTCCGATGGCGATCTGTGGGACAACTTCATCAATCACGACACTGTCAGCTTGAACTTCTTCGTGCAGGACGTTTACAAGAACCACTATGAGTTCACGCTCCCTGCCGTTGTGTTTTCGACGGATACTGTCAATCCGGCTGGTGGCGATCAAGACGTTATGGAAAATATGCAGTGGACCGCAAAGCGCGACCCCGTCACGCAGTGCACCATTCAGATCGACCGTTTCTCCTCCGTCTATCCGGTTATCGGATAAGAGTCACATTCCATCTGCAAAGTGTGCCTACACAGGGCACATTTCGCAGTTTGGATATAATCCCCGTCGTCGATTTATCGGCGACCTACCCAATCTTTCGAGATTGGAATTATTGTCCCGACATTTTGGCTAACCCAAAATGCTTCCGGAAGCAGAGAGGTCGCGGTTTTCGGGAGCGGCGACCTCTCACTCCTCACAAATCCATTCAAAATTTATCATGACCGGGAGTTTCACTCCGCCCGCCATGAATCCCGATAGGAGTGTTTACCCGAAAGAGTATCATGACTACTGAAGCAAACGACGTTCTCGACCTTTTTGAAATTTTCAGCACCAACCGCGAATCCGAAGAAGATGGCCGTTGGGTACAACTCAACGACAAGACCGGATTTAAAATCCGGGCTCTGAATGCAAAAGCCGTTATCGACCTTCGTGAAAAGCTTGCGAAGCCGTATGCGCAACTTGTTCGTGCAGGCCTCAAGATTCCGGAAGAGAAGAATGAGGAATTAAGCCTCCGTGTCATCGCTGGCGGCGTCATCGCTGATTGGCGTGGTGTGAAGATCGGCGATCAGGTCGATGTTCCTTACTCGTCAGAGGCTGCCTATGCTTTGATCAAGAAGTTGCCGAAACTGGCAAACTGGGTCGCTGGTGTTGCAACCGATGCGGATAACTTCCGTGAGGAAGTTCGCGAGGACGGCTCAAAAAACTAATAGAGGCGCTTACATCCATTCTGAGTGCGCCGAAGAAAGACAAGAACGCAGAATGGAAAGCAAAGGTCAATGCTGAGAAGGGGATCGCACCCGAACGTCCCCTTAAGGCTGTACCGAAAGTAGAACCGTTTAATGACCTTCTCTGGGCATGGAATGGTTTTTGGCGTTTATCGAATACCCGACCAATCGGATTCAATGGCGCTCTGCGAATCCCATTGAGTGAAGTCTCTGCGTATGCCCGACTGAACCTTTTCGATTATCGAAAGACTCAGGATTTTCTCTACTACGTTGAGCGCCTCGATAACGCCTACATGGAACACATTGATCGTGTCCGTGAAGACGAAGAGCGCAAGCGCGCAATTCAATCAAATGAGATGAACCCCAAAAGCCGAAATCGGAGACGGGGTCGTTAATGGGCAATGGAAGACCTAAAACTTAAAATTGACTCTAAGGCAGCGCAAGCAGACATACTTGCGCTGTCGAAGGCTCTTGATCGCGCCACCGCTTCCGCTTCAAAAATGGAAGTGGCTTTTGCAAAAGCCGCAACCAGTGCGGATGTCAATCTCACAAAAGCTGCTCGGGCGATGGAGAAGTACGCTTCTGTCGCCAATCTTCTTTCTAAAATCAAGAACGCCGGTAATCCAGTCGGTCACATCCAAGAGATGGCGGCTGCACTAGATGCTATGGGACGGGCTCGCACGGTTTCTCCTGAGAAGCTTGCCGGTATCCGTCAAATGGCCGTTGCTCTCAGCCTGATCAAGCCAAATTCTGGTATCTTTGCCATGGCGGAGATGATCAATGGTATCGGCAAAGCAAAATTTCCAACAAATCAGCAAGTCGTCAATCTTGAAAAGCTTTTCGTTGTTATCGGCAACGCGAAAGAGTTTCCGAACGCTCGCAGAGTCGCCAATGATCTAAACGAGATTGCTTCTGCTGCAAATCGTGCTTCAGCCGCTCTTAACCGCATGCCACGTAATGCAGGAAGCGTTATGGGGCGTGGTAATAGTGCAGGAGGCACCGGTGTCGTCGGTCAGGCGGCGGGATTAAATCGAGTTCTGGAGGAATCTGAGCCCAAAGGTAAGCGCGCAGCAGGCACATTTGCTATGATGGGCAACGGTTTGACAAATCTGTCAGGCCGTTTTCGTCTTACCTATCAGGCTGGTACGCTCTTCTCGACGCTTTTCACGTCTTTCACATTAGGCGCATTCGTCGGTGGTCTTTATCAGGCCAATATTCAGCTTCTAAAGCTTCAGAAGGCAATGTTGTTCGCAACGGGAACATTTGCAGGCGCTGAAAAGGCTACAAGTTCATTTATTGGGATCGCTCAGAAACTCGGTCTTTCGATCAAGGATAACATTGACACGTATGGTCGTTTCGTTATTGCTGCCACCGCATCCGATTTGAAGCTTAACCAAACCAATTCGATCTATGAATCTCTTGCAACTGCTCTAACTGTTGTTGGATCGAGCGCTAAGCAGCAGCAGCTTGCCTTCTACGGCTTGACTGAAATGATGCAAAAAGGCGTCGTTTATTCAAAAGAATTCAACCGTCAGATCGGCGCTCAGTTGCCCGGTAACGCCGTCATTGGTGCGCAGGCACTTTCGAAATTGGAAGGGCACTTCGTCTCAGTCACTGATTTCTTCAAGCAGATGCATAGTGGAACATTGTTGTCAGCGACATTTATCCCGGAATGGGCGAAAGCGGTTCGCGAGATGTATGAACCGCTTCTTTCGTTGGCGCAGCAGCGTCCTGACGTTGCCTTGTCCCGTTTGAAAAATACGTTCTTTATTTTCGCCCGCGAAGTTGGCGGTGGAAAGTTCATGAGTTCTATCGGTAGCGAATTAAAGAATCTGACTTCGCTGATTATTACTGGCGATGGAGCGAATGCACATCTAACTGTTGGAATGCAGAAGCTTGCCGATACACTAGGAAAGAATCTCGCTGACACGATTCATGCGGTGGGGACTGGGCTTGAATTTCTTATTAAGCATCTTGATACGATCCTTACATTATTAAAAGCATTTGTCGCGTACAAACTTGCAGGTGAATTCATTGCGTGGAGTGTGGCAGCAGGAAAGGCCGCACAATCTGTCGGAACGTTAGCATCATACATTCGCGGACTTGCAGGAGCCGAAGCAACTGAAGGAGCCGTAAGTACTGTATCTACTGGCGCTGGGGGCCTTGGTGGATACGCCGCTATGATGGCAGGTCGTGCCGAACGTGCAGCAGCTTCGACACGGTCTTCACGTGCTATTACAAATATGACAACGACAGAAGCCATTTTCGGCAAACGGGCTGCGCCTGCTGCCGCTGGAACCTTAGTTGCAGTTCCGAGCGGCTTTAAAGCTTCCGGGCGCATTCGTGGTTTTGGAGACGTTGCTGAAATTGCTGGAAGTGATGCGTCGAAAGTCGCAATTGCCGGTGAGTCAGCACTTCCGGGTGTAGCAGCAGCGGATGCAGCAGCGGTTAGTTTGTCAGGCGCTCTTGGTGGATTAGGCGTCGTGATCGCCGGTACCGCAGCCGTACTTTTTGCGATACGCGATAAGGCATCCGGTCAGAAAACTTCTCAGGGCCACGATATTCTTTACAGTGATCTTGAAGACGCCACTTTCAAGGAAGTGATGGATAGCGTTCACCAAACCTTGGATGACCTTGCTGGTGGATTCAATGATTTTGGTAATAGCCTTCTAAAATTCTTCGGTGTTTCGACAAACGGTGCGAAAATCTTTGCCGCAATAGCAGGTACTTTGCAAGCATTGTTTGTTGGACTGTATGACGAAATTGCGATTCCTATTCGTATTGCATGGGCAGGAATTAAGTCAACCGTCGATGTCATTGTCGGAGCCGCAAAAGCTTTATCAGATATTGCGCAAGGCCGTCCTGTTGATGCATATAATGATTATAAAGCTGCAAAGACGGATATCGGTAATTCATGGAAGAGTGCATGGGATGGGTCACTGCAAGACCTATCAGGTGCGAATACTATCCATAATGCACAACGAATCGCAGGAGGTGCAGTAGATAGCGCAAATGCACGTGTTACGCAGGAAGGCATTAGCGCCGCAAATAAGCAAATTGAAGCTTCTATTCAACAGCAAGCTGCCGCAAAAGCAAATAGAGAAGCGGCAGAACTTATGCAAGATACAATGGAAGAATATAATAAAGATAACAAACCATTGGATTTCAATAAAGATATTTTACCGCTCTTTCAAACTCTAGTGGACGGAAGTGCATTTAATAGAATCAACGCTAAGCCGCATATTTCCGGTGAAGATAGTCCGGAAGTAACTAAGCTTAAGAATACACCTATGACTGATCCTCACTATCTTGAAAAGACCAGTGCAGCAGCATTGTATACCGATGCACGAGGATATAGAGGCGACCATTTAGGAGATGAGGGTCTTCAGACTCTTTTTGGTACAAACCAAATTACCCTTGGCCTCGACCCTGAAAAAGTGAAGTGGTGTGCTGCCTTTGTCAACGCGGTTTTGGCAGATAATGGACATCCTACCACACATTCACTTGCTGCTAGTTCGTTTAGAAATTACGGCCAAGAAGAAAAGAATCCAATTCCGGGTGATATTGTCGTCCTAAAGCCGCAAGAAGCTGGATCGACAGGTCACGTTGGATTTTATTCGGGAATGGATGCCAAAGGAAACGTTCTCGTTACCGGCGGAAATCAAAACAATGAGGTAAATACCAGTCCTTTTAAGGCCTCGGACGTACTTAGTTATCGCCGTCCGGATCAGTACGCGGCACAATTTACAAATCCTCAAAGTGCATTAAACGCGCTTGATAGCGATGAAGAAGCTGTTACTCCGCAAGAATCTCCAGCTAAAGCCTTAGAGATGAAGATGTTAGGTGATCGCAAGGAGCTTGACAAATTTATTTCAGGAGGTGGCCCCATTGCGGCAGCAGCAGAGCAAATGCAGGAAGAGTTTATTGGCCTCAAGAAAATCTTTGCGAATCAAATTGATTTGATGACTGCCAATCATGGCCTTAAATCGGTTGTTAATAGTGACGATCTTAAGGCTATGCAGGCTGCAAATGAAAGAATTGCACAGAAGAATTTTGATGTGGTGCAGCCTATCGAAAAGTCTAATCGTGTTATGGCGGAGGGAAATGCCATCACGGCTCTCCGGGTAAAAGGACTCGATGCGCAAGCTGATCTAATGGAGTTGACCAATAAACTCACAGAAGAAGGTTACACAGCGCAACAAATTGCCAATATGACCGGCAAAGAGGCTGTTGCTATTGGGAAGCAGACTCAAGCAACATTAGCGGCTCAACTCGATCTCCAAAAGCAGCTTAATCAAAACACTGTCGCAAGTTTTGCGCGTAATAACAACGATCCGTTTCAGAACGCAATGATGAAGGGTCTTGAAGCCAACGCTGCGAAGAATGGTGGTACTATCGATCAAGCTCGTGCTCGTATGTCGATTGTCGATCCGACGACGGGGACGAGTGAATATAATGTCATGGCTCAGAATGTACAAGCTCAGATTGCCAATAGAACCGCTGAAGCTGCCGGAGCCATGGCTGATCAAATTCAATCGTTGCAGGAAACTTATGCCAACAATCCAACCGCAAATAAGTTAAACAGCGATTATAAGAGCGCACTTGAGCAGATGACAGGACTTTCGAAAGCCTCACTTGCTGTATTGAATGACGCGGCGTCTCAAGACGAAAAAGATTTCGCTCTAAACTGGGCTAAGGCAAAGCAACAGCTTGAAAATCCTCCGGGCTTCCAGAAATGGGTCGATGGTCTCGAACCGTTCGAAAAACGTATGGAGGATATCAAAGCAAGCTTCGCAGAAGGTCTCTCGAACGCCTTGAGCGATATTGCTACCGGCGACGAAAAGCCGGGGAAGGCTTTTAAGAAGCTCTTCGATGACACCCGCAAGGAATGGATGAAAGCACAGACTGATACATTGCTTGGAGGAGCATTCAAGGCTCTCGGTATTGCGTCACCGAATCCAGAAACTCCGGAACAAAAAGCTGTCTTTGATATGACAGATACTTTTGATAAAAAGGCCGTCGCCCCAATGGCAGACGCTGCCGTCACTCTCCAAACCGGTGCCACGACTCTCCAGCAGGCTGCATCCGCCATGCTCCAAGTCGCAACCCAGTTTGGTCAGATCAATAGCGATGTGAGCAACACGCTCGACAGCGCGAATGGGACGCTAGCGACTGCATTGACTGGTGGCTCCGGTACTGGCGGAGGAATTCCTGCGCTTCGTGGGGCTTTGGATGTCGGCGGTTCGGGATCGGATGCCGGATCAGGCTTCTTTGGCGGAGCACTCCCGGGCGGCACACAGCTTATGCAGTCTATGGGACTGGGCAATGGCAGCACGCCGACTTTCCAGCCGTACAGCAACGCCTCTCTGCAAGCACTCGGCCCCAATGTTGGTTCCTCATTGCTTCCGACGAGCCTGCCAAGTCTCAACGGTGCGGGCACGATTGCTGCACAAAACGCGGCTGCGCAGCCGGGCATTCTCGACAGCCTTGGAAGCCTATTCGGCGGAAGCGACGTATCGGGCGTCAATATCACGCCAAATCAAATGACTGGAACATATTCGGATGGTTCTTCCCCGAATCCGAGTACGCTTGATCTGATCGGTAATCTGTTCGGCATCAAGAGCAGCAATAGCACGAGCCAGAATATCGGAAACGGATTGCTAGGTGCTGTCGGCACTTTTGGCGGATTGATCGAAAATCTTCTTAAGCCACCGAGAAAGCCCCCACTATTACCACAGACGAATGTCCTCGGCACGATGTCCACCAATACCGTCACCGGAACGCAGCAGGCAGAACAGCCGAACATTCTTGGATCGTTGCTCAACATGGTCGCACAGGCGATGCTGGGGCAGGCAAACGGCGCAGCTACTGCGACCGCTACGGCAGCCAATACGGGCGTTGGTGGCTATCTAGGTGCGCTTGGGAACAACTTGGAAGGTCAGCTATCCACTGACTGGGCCGGTATCAGCAATTTCGCCAGCAATGCATGGAACGGGGCGACAAGCCTCTTCAAAGAAGGTGGCTTTACCACGCAGCCCGTGGAAAAGGTCATGACAAATGCCTCATTCAGAGACGCGCCTCACTACGCCGAAGGAACGCCGAATACGGATGGCATTCCAGCAATTGTGCATCCGAATGAAGCCGTCATTCCGCTGTCCCGTAACCGTAAGATTCCGATTGAAGGCGGCATGCAGTCGCCGTCGATGAATTCGAATATTACCATTATCGCACCGAATCCGGATGCCTTCCGTCAATCCAAAGGTGCAATCATCCGCGATCAGAACCGCCTCATGAAGCGGAACTCACTCCGGAATCTGACCGGAACGCTATAAAATAATATTCCTGTCATAGTCTCCGACATGCTTGTTCGGAATTCTTGACGGCATTCCTGATCCATGCGATCAGGGCACACGACTTCTCGACATCGATTCATGTCGAAAATCCTTCCTCACATTTGAGTTTACGAATGACCGGAACCTTTCACGAAGTTTTATTCCCGACCGATATCAGCTATGGGTCAAGCGGGGGGCCTGCATTCAAGACAAGCATTTTCACAGCCGATTCCGGTTATGAGCAACGCAATGTTGACTGGCAGAACATCCAATCGAAATACGATGTAACCCAAGCAATCAAGACTTGGGATCAAATGACGGCTTTGACGGAATTCTTCATGGCGCGGCGAGGACGGGCTTATGGATTCCGGTTTCTTGATTATAATGATTTTAATATCAATGCCCAGCAGATCGGCGTCGGCGATGGAACGACTACTGTTTTCCAGCTTATTAAAACCTATACATCCTATCAAGCTGAGTCCGATGAGACTGATACCTACACACGCATCATCACGAAACCGGCGTGGAATACGATAGCTGGCGTTACAGTCGGCGGTGTCACAAAAAACTCTCCGGGCGATTATACCGTAGATTACACGACGGGTCTTTTTACTTTCACGACCGCTCCCGGGGTCGATGCTGCAATCATCGTCGGTGCAGCCCAATTTCACGTTCCTGTTCGTTTCGACATCGATCATTTTGATGTCTCGCAGGATTTCTTTGAAGTCGCAACAGCCAACAGCATCACACTCGTCGAAGTGCGTGACTGGGGACAGGTTTTTAGTTAATGAAAGACATTTCTGCCAATCTCCTCGCCCATATTCAGGGCGAAGTCACGACGGTGTGCTTATGCATTCAAATTCGTCGTCGTGATAACTATATTGTTGGCCTGACAAATCTCGACATTCCAGTCACGGTTTATAACCAGACTTATTTTCCCTACAATTCATTTGTGAGCGCGTCCATTTCGAATTCGACAAGTCTCGAAGTCGATAATATGGAAATCAATGCCATTCTGAATTCCGGCGCAATTGCCCGCGCCGATATTGCAGGCGGTCTCTACGATTTTGCGCAGGTCTCCGTTTTCGTCGTCAATTATAATTCGACGGACGATGGCGTCTTGGAGATGCGCGACGGCTGGCTCGGCGAAATTGAGATGATGGAAGACAATTCCTTCCATGCCGAAATTCGGGGACTTTCGCAGGTATTCGCCTATCGTGTGGGTCAACCCTATGCTCCAGAATGTAACGCCGATCTAGGAGATTCACGCTGTAAAGTCGGGCTCGATCCAGATTTCTGGAAGCCACTTTTCGCCTATCAGCAAGGTGATTGCATTATTGGGCACATTACATCAGCTACGGACTATGTGAACGGTCTCTTGACAAACAACCAGTTCCAAGATGAAACGCTTGGAGAACTGGTTCGTAGTCTTGAAAACTGGACGACATACGGTGATGTGGATGGGCGCTGGACTCTCCGGACAAGCTGGCACAGCCTGACCAATAGTCCGACCGGCCTCATGTTTGCGGCTATCACCGACAATATCGCGACACAGACGACCAAGACACTTGGAATGTATCAGGATGTCGATCTGGTGGCATCAGGCCTATCGACAGATGACATCGATACTGGAAAATGCATGTGTGTTTTCACAGGTTATGTCGCGTGCATGACCAGTGACGCCAAGACCAGTTGCCGCCTCATGGCGGTTGATGCCAATGGAAATGTAACGACAATTTTCGATCCGGGTACTCATACATATGGGCTAAACCGCTGGATTCCAATTCAAACAAACTCAACCCTGATTCCATCGGGAACACGCAAGATCAGAGTTGACTTCAATACGACCAAGAAGCGCACGGTCGAAAATGGTGGCGCATTCGGCGGCTATACGCTCTCATTCAATGATACGGTTGGTACATTCAATTCAGACTTGCAGGCTGATGGCGTGATGTTTCAAGCGCAGACATCGGGCGTTAGCGGCACTACCGAGCCTGCCTTCTCGGCGTTGCTCAATGCGACATATACCGATAGCGGCGTGACATGGAAATGCATTGCATCTTTCAAAGATGTCACGACGGTCACAACGGTAGAAGAGAATAATATCTTTGCATGCACACTTCCGCATCCTTCCGGCTATTACGATGCCGGACTTTTGATCTGGGAAACGGGCGCAAATGCTGGATATGCCATGCAGGTTCAAACATGGGATGGTACGAATATTACGCTCTTCCAGCCTCCCTATCGTCCGATGCTCGCGGGAGATCGTTTTGTCATTCATCCCGGCTGCGACAAGACTCGGCCAACTTGCATTACGAAATTTAACAACATCTTGAATTTTCGAGGTTTTCCCGATGTGCCCGGACAAGATGCTTATATGGCAACGCCTGATGTTCCGGTTCAATAAATGAAACGAGAAGAAATTGTAGCAGCAGCATACCGGTTTGTAGAACTCAAAACGCGGTGGCAGAGAATGGGACGCAGTGATACGCGTCTCGATTGCTATGGGCTGCTCATTCGGGTGCGTGAAAGTTTCGGTCTTCCGAGCGAAGACTACCAGCGGTACGGACTTTACCCGCAAGATGCCATCGCAATGGATACGATGAAGCGCATGTTCACGCAGGTGCATCCGCCATTGAAACCGGGCCAAGTTGTTGTTTTCTCGTTTGACGGTCGTCCGTGGCATATGGGAATCACCTCAATTGATCGATATGGCCGTTTATCGGTTATCCATTGCAGCGCGCTTCACAAGCACACCATTGAAGAGCCTTTTGAAGGCGAACTGAAGAACCATTTCCGGGCCGCATTCGAATTTCCGGGGGTTGAAGACTAACCCATGGCAATGGCATTTGCATTCTTCATCATCGCCGAAGCTGTTTCGGCGGCGATCAGCTTTCTCTTTCCCGCTGAAGGTCCACGCCTAAAAGACCTCAGCGTATCCGCATCGACGTATGGAAATCCGATCCCGCAGGCGTTCGGCACCATGCGTGTTGCTGCGAACATGATCTGGGCGAATCCGATTAAGGAACACAAGACGACTCAGAAGGCCGGTCTCGGCTCCTTCTATAAGCAATTCACTTACACCGTCGATATGGCGATGGCGCTATGCGTTGGACCCGTTCAATCGATTCGCAGAATCTGGGCAAATGGTAAAATCATTTATGACGCGACCGGTGCTTCTCCAAGCGTGAATAATGGAAAGTACCTCTATACCTTTTACCCCGGTGATGAGGAACAGCTTCCCGATCCCATAATTCAAGCGTCTGTCGGTGCATCAAATACTCCTGCTTACCGTGGGATTTGTTACATCGTCTTTAGTAGCTTCCTGTTGACTGATTTCGGCAATCAGATTCCGCAAATTTCTGTGGAATTATATGCCGGACCAATGCAGGCAACACCCTACACGAATTTGACCAATGATGGTTCGGTCGAACTATCAGGGTACGGAAAAGATGATCCGTATACTGCCGATTTTGATCGAGGCGTAATTTATCTATACGACGCCAATGAAAATGGCCTCATCACTGTCGATATGACGACAGGCATTAAAACTGGCGAAACATTCCCAATGTTGGTTCCTGAAGATTATTGGGACAGCGGTAAACTTGCAGCCGTCTGGGATGTTAGCAGCCTTGGAGAAATTCTAACAACCATCGGACAGCAAAATCTCTCTCGTTATGCTCGGCTCGATCCATTTTCATTAGCTCCTGTCAGTACCGTCAGTCACTCGATTCCGGGAACTGGCTACTCGTCATACGTCACACTCGATCCGCCATTTATTCCTGCCGCGAATAGAGTTCTTTATGACACGGCTGGTGAGTTGGCGATTTTGATCACTTATTCCGGTCAAATTTGGTATACCGATAATCTCCTGACTCCAAGCTTAACGTCTGCTTTGGGAGTATATGGCGACATCTACACTCCGCGTCGTGCATGCGCGGTCGATACTGCCGCATGGGCGCTATTTTGGGGTGGAAGCCTGTTCGACGATACAAATACGTTGACATTGTCGTTTATCACGCCGGTAGAATTTGTCGATACATCATATCTTCCATTCACGCTGAACAATCCTGATGCTGGCTCAGGATCGATTCGCATGGAACCGCTCGCTGTTGTATTAGACGTTAGCACCGATTGCGTTATTATGTTTTTCGAATGCCTTGGCACCGATAATACTTATGCGGCAAAATACTCTAGAGATTCTCAGACTATTCTTTGGCAGGTCCTGCTACCGCACGGTTTCGCAGATAACGACTATCAGGCCAAGCGCTTAGACACGGCAGAGATTGCGTGGTCTGTGGGTGGTCTTCTATTCATTATGGATACATCTGACGGATCGTTCGTTAATTTAACTCCGGCTTCACCACAACTACAATCAGGCGTTTTCTTTTTAATCGACGTTATTGTCGGCGCACAGTTTAATCCGGGAGAAAACGGTTACACACTTCCGTCTGGAACCGGTTCAGGTGGTCAGATTTATGATGGACAGACAGGTAACCTGATTTGCATGGGAGATATCCCACGCATTGTGCGTGTGGGATATTTCGCGAATGTCGCAGTCGATCTTTCATACGTCTTGAATTCACTGATGGCGCAGACTGGATTGACTCCGGATCAATACGACATGAGCGCGCTTGCAGCTATTCCTGTGAATGGATATGGCTTCGCTCAGATGACAGACATTAAGAGCGTCATCGAGGAACTTACTCAAATCTATCTTTTCGATATCGTTGAAAGAGATGGCAAACTTGTTGCTGTCATTCGCGGCGGTACGGAGAGCGTCGAAACAATTTCCTATAAAGTCCTGAGTGCGCAGGGCAGCAACGATCCAAATACCGTTAATTTTTGGAAAGAGACGCGTCTTTCTGAAGCCGATCTTCCTGCTCAAATCAGTCTGACCTATTATAATCTCGAACAGGATTTTGAGACGAGTACAGCACTATCCAAGCGTATTTTTGCGCCAGTACCAACCATGTTCTCGCGTCAGCAAGAAGGAGTTGAAGCAACAATCGCATTCCATCCGGATGATGCAAAGAATCGCGTCAATGCTATGCTATATACGACATGGGGAGAACGTACGAAGCACGAGACACGTTTCCCATTGTCATATGCTTATCTTGATCCGACTGACCTCATTACAGTCAATTTGCAGGATGGGCGTTCTTATTTCGAACGTATCATGCAGATGGAAATGGGCGCGGATTATTCATCAAACATGAATTCCAGCGGTCAGGATTCCGGTGTTTATAGTTTTAATCTCACGGCGGACGGGGGAACCGGATTTACTCAGACTGTCAAAGGCGCACAACCGGCGCGTCCTTTCGTCTTTAATACGCCGTACCTCAGAGATACCGACGCGGCTGGTAATGGAGCGTATTCCATCTACTATGCGGGCGTCGGGAATATGGGACCATCAACCTTTGATTCGGCTGCAATGTTTATTGCGCCTGACGATTCCAGCTTTGCCCTTCTTGATAATATGTCAAGCGACGTTGAATGGGGAACGGTACAGGGAGTACTCGCACCACCAAGTCATGGCTGTTTCGCACTAGATTGGCTGAATACGGTAACTATTTATCCCGCTATCTCGTGGTTCGATATCGAATCCATCACCGATGACGAGCTATGGGCTGGTGGAAATATGGCGGTCATCGGAGATGAAGTAATTCAGTTTCGGGATGTTGTCTCGAATGCTGATGGTTCATGGACGATCTCAAACCTATTGCGCGGCGTGCGCGGAACAGAATGGGCTTGCGATAGCCACACTGCTGGAGAAACATTCGTCTTCTTGAGTGCCGCTACGATTGCATTGGAGCAGAAATCGATTGATTCTGGCGGCAAAGATTTTTGGTATAAGGCGGTTGGCGCAGGCGCACCATTGACTACAGCATTGACCGTCGAGATCGAATATGAATGTCGCGACCTGATGCCATATGCGCCAGCCGATATTCGGCGAGAGCTTAATACGCCGTCCTCTGGAGATATTACAATTACATGGGAACGCCGTACGCGTCTCGGTGGAGGCCTCATGGATGGGACCGGCGATGTGCCTTTGAATGAAACCAGTGAGGCCTACCAAATCTATATTCTATCGGGGACATTCGATGGCGATCCATCAAAGCCCGATCTTCCTGACAATATCGTCCGTACGTATACGAGCACTTCCCCGACAGTTGTATATACGGATTCCGACCAAACGTCAGATTCATTCGATAACGCGACGGATACACTCCATGTCGTGATTTATCAAATGAGCGGCACGGTCGGGCGTGGTTTTCCCGGAACACGCGATATTCCTGCTTCTGCGTTTTTCTAAACCCAAACAATATGTGAAGAGTCTCAAAATATGACCGCATACACTCCTATCCTAAATATCCCACAAGTTGCTTCGAACCAGACTTCGAAAGAAGTGACGATCAATACCGGTATCGCGATTCTGGAAGCAGCAGCGAACGACTTCATCGAACTCGATGCAAGCGCTGGGAACGTCGTCCTGACAACCGATCAGTATACGAAGTATTTTATGCTGCGCGTGCAGGGACATACTGTCTCCAGAAATCTAGACACGCCTGCGTTAGCCGGGACATTTACCGGAAAACGTTTCTTCATTGTTTCGAATGAAGGCACGGCATCCGTTGTCGTTCGGCCTTCCGGATCGAGTTCTGGAACGATCACGGTCGCAGCCTCCAAGATCGTTATTTTACAGAACGATGGCACGACATTGCGAGCCGTTTCATCAGGCGTCGGTGACTTGACCGATTTGTCGGATGTTGACGTAACCACCGTCGCGCCGACCAACGGGCAGGTGCTACAGTTTAACTCGACAACTGGAAAGTGGGATGCTGGTGATTTCTCCTCGGCAACATTCACGGGCCTTACCGATACTCCAAGCAGTTACACATCTAAAGACCTTTGGGCAGTTCGGGTTAATGCAGCCGGGACAGCATTGGAATTTTATCAGATCGTAATCAGCGATATTACAGATTTTCCAACTTTCGATATCACGGTTGCCGGTAATCTTCTGCGTGTTAAAGAAGATGCGAGCGGGTTGGAATGGGTTACGCCTGTCGAAGCATCCGCTCCAGCGCTCGTCGATTTAACGGACGTTGACGATTCGACGCCTCCTGCTGATGGACAGACTGTCATTTGGAATGCTGGAACAAGCGAATGGGTTTTCGAAGATGTCGAGAATGGTGGTGGTCCTGTCACGATCACTTATACATTCAGCACAACCACCACGGATTCTGATCCCGGCAATGGTAACCTTCGCCTAGATTCTACAACACAAAATGCCGCGATGAAAATTCGCGCTGACTTGCTGGACGTAAATGGAGCAAGTTGGTCTTCTGTCATCGATACATTCGATGATTCCACCAGCACGTTAAAAGGCTATATTCGTCTTACGTCGCGCAAAGACTCGACGAAATTCCTTTTGTTCTCAGTCTCGTCAGTCGATAGCTCTTCTGGCTATCGCAATATCAGTGTCACAAATATTGCATCTAGCGCGACATCGCCATTTTCAAATGGAGATATTCTAAATCTATCATTTGAGCGTACTGGTGACAAAGGCGCGACTGGTGACGGTATCAACTGGACAGGAAATTGGAGCAGCGCGACAACCTATAATATCGGAGATGGCGTTTTCGATACGACGGCTGGATCGTCCTTCATCTGTATTCTTGGACACACCAATCACGAGCCGCCGAATGCCACATACTGGAATATGATGGCAGAAGCTGGCGCGGCTGGCAGCAATGGAACTAATGGTACTAACGGGGCGAATGGTGGGGCAATCACGATTGCCTATACATTCGACAATGGGACATCAAATGCCGATCCCGGCGCTGGTAAGTTGCGCCTCAATAACGCCACGGAAAATGCTGCGACGGCGATCTATATGGATGTCGTCGATAGCGGCTCCGTAGACTGGACAAGCGTCTTAGACACCCTTGATGCCTCAACTTCTACTGTCAAGGGCCAAATCCGCATCTATAAGGCCAGCGACACGACAAAGTGGCTTGTCTTCAATGTTACCGCTCGGACAACGCATACTAGCTATCGCGAATTTACGGTTACTGAAATCGGATCGAGTGCAAGTTCGCCGTTCTCAAATGGCGATGCAATCATTTTTGCCTTTACCAGAAATGGCGATAAGGGAATCACGTCCCTAGCTTTCACGGGTCTAACGGATGCTCCGTCTTCATATTCTGGTGCTGGCGGTCAAGTTGTTCGTGTAAATCTTGCAACGAATGCTGTAGAGTTCAAAGACCTGTTTCCAGCGTTTGCTGTATCCATTTCTGGAAAGCCCGGCGCATCTCAGAATATCAACATTCCTATCTTAGAAGGTATCAAGCTTCCATCCTCATTGACTGGAAGTGTCTTCATCATCGGAACCAATCCGACTTCGACGATGACGTTCACTCTTTATCAGGTGACTTCGGGGACGGCAACTTCGATTGGTACGGTTGCCTTTTCGACTTCTGGCTCTCCAACAGTAACGTTCTCCTCAACAATAACATTTGCGTCTGGTGATCTTTTACGCATCTCCGCGCCGGGCTCGCAAGATGCGACTGGTGCCGATATTTCACTCGGCTTTAAAGGTTCGCGCACCTAATGACTCTCGCTGTCGTTCAACATAATGCCAACTACTTCTCTCACGGAACACCGGGTTCTGGAACACTTGGGAGTACGCCAACTGTTGGAAATTTGATTATCGCTTTTCTTGCAGTTAACACTACCGAAAATGCTATGACAATCGGGACCGGGTGGACCGTCTTCGATAAAGCGCTGGACGACGGAACGAACGGCACGCAAGTCCTGATTGGGCTTTACAGATATGTTCAAAGCGGAGATACGACCACACTTCCAGTGTTTTGTTCTGCTGGCACGACGTATTCTGCATACACTGTCTACGAAATTAGCGGCGTAAGCGGCACATGGTCCACAGACATGTTGTCGTCAATGTCAAGATTCACAACAAGTACTGGCAGCTTTTCAGGGCCATATAGCACGACGGTCGCTAATGGAAGTTTGGCTCTTACGGGGCTAGGTTCCTATAATGCTTCCTCTAATGCTTCAATTGGCGGAAGTTGGACGACCGATGAGAATCATAACAATTCGAGCAATTATGGCGGCTTTTCGTCGGCATCACAAACTGGCATTGCATCAGGAACAAAAGTCAATGCAGTCTGGACAGTTGCGTCTTCCGGCAACCCAACCGGCATCATACAACTTATCTTAACGACAGCGCAGCCGACAACGCCGTATGTTAGACGCGCGCGTTCTTTTTCTCCGGGTGGTGGCAGCACGACCCCCGGTCAGATCAAGATGGGAGGAACTCCTATTGTTGGTGACTTGTTTATCGCATTTCTAAATTGGTCTCATGGAAATAATGCTGCTCCTACTATTTCCACCAATTGGACGCAATTCGATCAGGCCTTAAACGGCAGTGACCCGATGATCATCGGCCTTTACCGATATGTGCAAGGAGGCGATAGTGATCCGATCCCAACATTATGCACAAGCGGTTCGACATTCTGGTCGATTGTGGTTTTCGAAATCAGTGGCGTCACCGGAACATGGGCCAGCGATTTCGTAGATTCAAAGAACGGATATCAGGGTTCCGGATCGTCGATGACGACGACGAGCGATACCACAGCTTCCAATAATACACTCGCACTTCTGGACGCTGTCAATTATAGTGCTACGGCTCTTGTCTCATTAACAAATTTCGATTTTGTCACGAACGTACTCGATAATACCCGTTATGGTGCGTGGCAAGGAGCGCAGGATATCGTAGCGTCTTCTGGGTCTTCTGTCTCGTCTGTTATCACAGCAGGATCAAGTGGTGAGCCGAGCGCTTATATGCAAATTCTATTATCAGGGGCTGGAAGCGGTGGTGGTTCCTCTACATCGACAAATGTGGTGATCATCCACTTCTAAGGGAACTTTTTTAGAATCCTTGACAGAGTCGCCGTTCCAGACGATAAGTGTCGGTCTATGTGACTGGAAGCCATGAACATCTCTGCTGAGGGCCTAGCGCTCATTCAATCTTTTGAGAAGTGTTCTCTGACGCCTTATATCGACGCAGTCGGTGTCTGGACCGTTGGATGGGGCCACGCACTCACGACCTCTTCCGGTCAGGAAATCAATACCAAGACATTTGGAACTACTTTGGCACAGCAGCTTGCTCAAGCTGCCATGATGCGCATCTTTGGTGCGCCTGATGCCACTCAGCAGCAAGCCGATAGTCTCCTTACAACCGATCTGACAAGCCGTGAAGCACAATTGTCAGCCCAAGTCGCGGCTGACACGACGCAGTCACAATTTGATGCTATGTTCTCCTTTACATATAATGTCGGTATTGGGAATTTCGCAATTTCTGCCGTAAAACGGCTACACAATGCCGGTAATCGCGAGGTCGGACAGATTTCTCTTGGCGATCTCTATCAAGATGCCGTCAATCATGTGAGTTCTACTAATATGCCTACTGCCTTCGTTCACTGGTCTGAAGGTGGAGGACAGTTCTATCTAGGCCTTTTTCGTCGCCGCATCGCTGAGTTGCTTGTTTATAGCGGATGGGACGCTGCAAAAGCATATCAGACCGCAGAAGCCTTTACTCCCTAGGAAGCCCATGCTCGGAACTCTCGCTCCTCTTTTCTTTAATCTGCCGATGCTTATCGCGGTCTTGTGCGTACTCGCCGCAGCCGCAGCCGTATTTTTCATCGAAGGTTTACCGGCATTGATCGCCGATTTGTTGAACTGGAGAATTTGGGTTGGCGTTGCAGCCTTTTTAGGTCTTGTTGCGTTTATCAATGCGGGTGAGACGATCAAGAAAGATCAGCAACAGAATGCAGTGGCGAAAAGTACCGTCACTGCTCAAGCCAATACACAAGCGGTAATTACCGATGTGACAAAAAAGAAAAACGCAGCCGTAATCGTACAAAAGCATTTGCAAGACGTAATCAATACTGCACCTGTTGGAGATGAAGATGATGCAGCGTGGGACGCGATTGGAAAAGATGAAGCTAACAACAATAGTTCTGCTACTAGCAAGTAGCTTGATGGGCTTTATGGTTCCGGCAGGCGGAGCGGCGCGCGATCCTTTTGTGCCCGTTGTTCCGGCTGAAGTGATCCTGCGTACAGTAGTGATTCATGACAAGGCTCCTATTCCGCCAGAAAATCCTGATGTTCAAGCACGTCCGGCCTTGAAGGACCTTGTCGATAAGATGATCCAAAATACGGATACGCATCTCGATAAGCTCGGAAATTAAGATGAAATACATTCCAATTTTAGGAGTGGTTATGCTTGGTCTGGTGCTCTCAGGCTGCGCCGAGAACGCAGGCCTGTTGCCTCCGGACGCACTTTATCCATCGATCCTGACGACTTGCCAAGATGCTCCGAAGGTGGATGTGCGTGCAGACCCCACGAAGCCGCGTACCGCCCGTGAGAAAGCTGAATTGACGATTGGACTCTATGGAGCCTATTCGGATTGCAAGATGACGGTCGCCGGATGGGCTAAAGAACGTGCCTTGTACGTCAATCAGTACGAGCTACAGCACTACGGGTTCTTTACCCGCGTCTGGCGCGCTGTAACTGATGCGAAAGCTTCCGATTAAACAGTCTTCTTGATATCCCGGCTTTTCGTCGGCGCGGCTTTCTTCCGTGCCTTCACGACGGTATGAGCCTTATTCCCACCGCGCGGTTTTGGCGGCTTCGGCTGAAAACGCGGCATCACTGCATCTCCACGTTCCAAGATGGTAATGGCCTCGGCAATCAATGCTTGGGCCTTTTTTGTGTCTCGATGATTCCAGAGTGGAAGCGCCCGCGTGCTGAAATGCTGTGAGATGTTCTCGATGCGCTCAATCATCATGCCTTTGAGGCACTGCGCGAATGCATAAGTCGGTGTCCGCTGCTTGTTCAAAAAGCGCGTGATTTGTGACTTTGAATTGTTCGTTGCATTGGCAACATCGACTTGCCAATATGTACCTCCAATGCTCATACCGATCTTTTGAAAATCGGCAGGATCGAGGATTTCGATAAATTCACCGTTTTTTGCCATCTGTACTCTCCCTCTAGCTGGTTTTTGCGCGAATAAAATCGGCATGCCGGAAAAAGCTTTCCGGCTCGTCATTAGCACGGTTTGCCCATGCACTTGAGTTTCTGCCGACCTGTATAACACCATTCCCGAGAAACGACGCCAGCGCCAAAAGCTGGTAGCCGAGTTCAGTCGGATAGTGCTTACTTACGACCTTTGCCCATCCTTCGTGAGTGGTGACAGATCGGGCGACTTCGTTGCTGCGAAGCGACGAGATGATTGCGGTGACCTTTGTGGTCGAGATATTCATCTCATCCGCGATCTCCTTTGCGCGCACACCTTCATCTTCTCCCCGTACTCGTTTGCGCAGTGAGACGCGCCAGAGAGCCTTGAGAAATGGGAAATGGGAAAAGGTGATGCGAACTGCACCTTGAGGCGTGCGCAGCGAGATGAATTCGCGCTGTGCTTCTACCCCGAGAGGCTGCACATTGACCATCTTACCACCCGGCTTCATCTGCGCAGCAGTTTCCGGCGAACGCGCGGCCTGTAAACGTGGTGCATCCCCAGTGATGACTGAGGTGGCACCATCGTCAAAATCAAGTTCGTCCGCGTCGTTCATGCGTTCTCCGTATACTGTCGAGGGTTCTTGATAGCCAATCGGAAAGGATTTGTCAACGGGGGGTTGACAATCATTTAAGACCGAGATAGGTAAATAGCTGTTAAGGGATTCGCTATGGAAACGCAAGAAAAAGACATCACCGCGACAGGTATCATTCTGATTTTCGCTATGATGTGCATCATCATAAAAATAATATCCCTATCCTTCCTCTGGACCGTCCTCCTGCCGTGGCATCTCGTGATGCTACCCGCAGTAGCATGGTTCATCCTTCTCATCTTTCGAACAGCAGAGAACATTCGTGCAGAGCATCACCTCGACGGCTGAAGAGCCGATTACCCAAACATCCGATTCCCCTACTTCTCCTGTTCCCAGCGGCAATGATGAAGCACTGATTGAAGCCTTCAATCAGCCTCCCCGTCGTCGCAGGCGGAAAAAACATCAACTCGGCTTGGCTCGTATAGGGCGCATGCAGAAGCCCGAGGACCTATATCATCACGCGATCAAGGCTGGGCTCGTCAGAATCACGCGCCGCCGTGGTGCGCCCCCTCTCATCGAATGGCTCAAGACTGGCGAATAGAGTCGGTTTCCTTGACATGTTAGATTGTTTCAGCGATGTTCGCCCATCCCGATTCTCCCAAGGTGCATGTCTCAATATTCTGAATTCCTCAACGCAACCTACGCCGCCACCGAATCCCCAATTCCGGTCTTCCTCGACGGATGCGAACTAGCCATAAGCGATCCAGCGTTCTTCAAAGAGAACGAAGGCAAGCTTCGCGTTAGCCCGCTGACCGATGACGGCGTCGCCTTTTTCTTCGGTGTCATCGAGGACGCATCCGAAGATTCCTACACTGAATGTCGTGTTAAACCTACGGCTGCCTTATTCAAAGACGGCACGATGATTCTCGTGTGGACGCTTGATCGTCCGGCGAGCGTTGCGCAGGCGCAGCCGATTGCTGATGCGCTTGGAATGGATGCCCTCGATGAATGCATTCCATTGCCGGGAACGGACGGATGGTCGCTTGCATATGTGGATGCTGACATCTACTGCACATTACGCGATCTCGAAAGCGCCTACGTTACTCAGTCTGCGAGCACAGACATGGAAGTGCTCGGCAAATTTCACGACGCGTCCGTGCTGACGCCGTTCGATCCGAGTGATGATCGATATGTACAAGAAATGATTATCACAGTCGGGGGCAGCGCGGAATCCAAGAACTGGAAACCGGTGGTGATGGACATTGCCACCTTTTTCATGCGCCTGTCAGAACATAAGGAAGGCAAAAAAGATGGCCCGGCATTCGTTGTCGGCAAGATGGTCGAGGGTCGCCGACTCAAAAATGCAGTCATATCTTTGTCAGGCGTGGGGCTCGACATTGACACCGGAACACCCCTCGCAACGGTATATGCAGCATTGAAAGATTTAGGCTGCTCTGCGATCTGCTACACAACGCATTCTCACAACAAAACGCGCACCGAATTCAAAAAAGATGCGCTCTTGAAGTTCGCGTCCGGCGAAGAAATCGGCGACGATCAAATCAAGCGTTACTTAATTTCGAAAGAGTGGGATGCAAGCGTCATCGAGAGCGCCTTTTACGTTGGCGATGAGCATAACGAAAAAGGCATTATGGCTATCGTCGAACACGCGCCGATGCCAAAGACGCGCATCATCATCCCATTTGCAAAACCATTTGTGATCGCGGATGAAGGCGTCACGCAGCAGGCCGCTATGGAACGCTGGACAAAAGTCCCGCTTGCCCTCGCCGAGAAGCTCAACATTCCTCTCGACAAAACCGGCACCGATCCCTCCCGGTTGTTTTACTTCCCTCGGCATGCAAAAAATCGTCCCTACGAAATTTCAATTTTTGGCGGTGATCTTTTCGATTGGCGCTCGCTCGAACTCGACGATCCGCTAGACCGTCTGGCAGCAGAGGTCAGCAAAGGCACGAGCAAGTCGAAAACGGAAGGCGGTCGTGCGTTAGGCCGCTGGTCAATGAAGGCTGCGCACGGCTTTCAAATCGTCGATGTTTTGGAAACATATTGTCCAGACCGGATTCGCGGCAAAGGTACGTCTGGCGTGGATATCGAATGTCCGTTCGACGAAAATCATAATAATCCCGGCGATCTTGATGATCGTGCTTGTTTCGCAGTGAATGCGGGGGACGGCACGACAGAGTGGTTCACGATTTCTTGTCGGCATGAATCTTGTCGGCAGTACACTCTGCTCGACATGTTGGGCAAGATGGTTACGGATGGTTGGTTTGATCGTTCCGTATTAGATGATGACCAATTCAATGCCATTGCGCCGGAAGATGCGCCGAAGCCCGAAGTGGCGAAGAGAATTCAGAAAGAAGATAATGCTAAACGTGATTATCGTCAGGCATTGGACGATCTAAAAGCCGATAGTTCCCCTTCGGAAATTGAAGAAGCCATCAGAATGACAATTGACGCTAAATTGGATGCGCTTTCAGTTTCTTTTATTCACACCGAACTTGCAAAGAAAGTTAGTTCAACAACTGCGGTCGTTCGTAAGTTGTTTAAAGATGTCGAGCATAAGATGAGTGCTGCTGAAAAGCGGCATACGGATGCCGTTGTCAAAGGTTTGGATATCTTTACGTTTCATGGCGAATTCAATTTTGATGACGCAACTTCACGGTGCTATGCGATTCTGAAACAGGCGAACGCAAAAGAAAATTGGCCTATGTTTAGCCACATCAACGGCGACCCCGTCCGCATGCGCGCAAACAAAGATGGTCGCATTGCATTCGACCCTCTCAACCCGCGTTCTATGTGGTCCGAACTGAATATGCGTGTCGCATTTGTGTGCAAAAACGAAAAAGGCGAAGGCGCACGTTCTGCTGTTCCCCGTGAAGTCGGTGATCACGTCTATGAGCAATGCTATACGCAATTGCCGCCAACTCCGGAAGTTATCTATACACCATTATATCTGCCGGATAATACCTTGATGTTGAATCCCGGTTGGCTTCAAGACCATGATATTCTGATGCCGAACACGGGATTCTCAATTCCACCAGTCCCGGTAAATCCGACGCACGAAGAGATGGAAATCGCACGCGATTGGCTGCGTTATCACTTGTTTAGTGACTTTCCATTCCTTGATTACGATCTTCAAGGCAATGAACGACGCGAGCCTTCCGAGGCAAATGCTTTCGCGATGCTTTTGACACCCTTTATGCGGCGCATGATCAATAGTTGCACACCGGTCTTCTTTATCACCAAACCAACTGCCGGTACTGGTGGAACGCTTCTCGGCAAACTTCCTATGCTCCTATTCGATGGGATCGAATCGGCCCCGATGCGCTATACCCAAAACGAAGAAGAAATGCAGAAGGCATTGACCGCTGCCATCATGGAGACGCGCTCGCATTTGTTTTTTGACGATGTGCGCGAATTCAATAATCGTCAAATCCTTCAGTCATTGACCGCACAGCAAATTGGTGGTCGCCTTCTCGGCTCTTCAAAGAATATCGAACGTCCCAACCGGTTTAATTGGATCGGTACCGGTAACAATCCAGATATCAAAGGCGAGATGGAACGCCGTATCTGCTGGATTCGCATGAATGCCAAAACAAATGACATTCAGCAACGCACTTATTTGCACAGTGATTTCGAACAATTCGTCAAGCGCGAGCGTGGTGTCGCAGTTTGTCATATCTTAACGATGATCGAATACTGGCTCTCGACGGGAGCAGTCCCTTTCACAGCCCGCAAACGTGCCAGCTTCGAAGATTGGGCAGAAAAAGTTGGTGGTGTTCTTCAGGCGTGCGGCATCGAAGGCTTTCTCGATAATAAGAAAGTTGTCGCACAGGATGCAGATGAAGCTGCCGTCAAGCAATTCGTCAAGGAATGGCTCAAGAAGTATCAAGTCAATCGGATGCTCACTCCGGCTGAACTGTTTGCATGGGCAATCAACGCTGATTGGGATGTCATCACCGGCAACAACGACGACCAGAAGAAGTCGCGCTTCATGAAGATGATGCCGATCTTGGACGGACGCACATTCAAGATCGACGAGATAGACTATATGGTGCGGTCAGGACTGAACGCAGATGACAATATGGCTTTTTATCTTATGAAGGTTGATCATCGGGCAAAGGAAGCGGCATAAAGGGACTGTCAAGTGGAACCGTCAGCAACGTCGCCGATGCCAGCATATTGGTTAAGGATGCTGCGCATCCGAACAAAAGTGTTCCAATAGAATGCACGTTTAAGATGACGATAACCAGCAGGAATGGACCGCCCCAAATCATTGCAAGAATCGCAATGGTTCGGATCAATATTTGTCGCCCGATAATCATGTTTTTGCCTTCTTTAGTTTTGCGACCGCAGTTTGAAAGTCTATGAGTTCCCCTTCGGGAAGTCCATAGAGATGCTTCTTCTGCATTGCGCGGGCACAGATGTCGGCGCGGGTAGCAGTGATACTCTGCTGCCCGTTATGGTAGCCGACGAATATGTATTCGTCCTCTGCTTTCGGGTCTTCGAAAACTTCGAAATGATGCGTTCGATGCACGAACTCGAAGATTTTATTTCCGCGATGATCTTTTTTCATTCTTTTTCTCCTCGGCAAGCGCCCTGCATTTCGTGTCACAACATTCCACGCAGACTTCAGCATGATCCCCAGCGAGATGATCATCGTCAGTATATGAACATCCGCCGTAGAAATTCTCCATCCAACCCGAATGGTCGGGGTGTTCAGTTGCCCGTATCAGCCGCTTCCATTTCCCACAGCAGGAACATTGGAGGCGCGGATTTGACGACGTATGGTCTTTTGGATGGATCGCCATTAGAAAGGAAGGATGCGGCGAACGAGCGCTGCTCGATGG